GTGATTCCGTTGGGGTTCGAACCCAAGACCCACAGCTTAGAAGGCTGTTGCTCGGAATATCAATAAATATCTAAGCAATAGTAGCTTACACTACAGGTGAATAATCATTTTGCGGCAATTTTGCGACATTTTTTGCAAGCCTACTCCACAGAACATACAAATATACTTTACATTATCATTTCCTTTTCTGCTGATATTCCACAACTAAGAGCTGCTTCACATCTACTAAATCCAACTCTAAATCACGATAGGTAGGATTAAAGGAACGCAATATAAGCTTTCCATTATTCATATCCAAGTCAATGATACGCTTCAACAGAATACCTTCTTTATGAACTATGATATATTCCTTTCCGTCTATATGAAGTCCATTGCTCTTGACCATGTAGTCAGGGCAGACTTTACATATAACGATGTCTCCATTCTGATAAGCTCTAGACGAGCCATCATCCATAGAATCACCGCTTACCTCGAATGCTACGTACTTTTCTTTATCTTCCTTTACAATAGGGATTGTAGGGAGCGATGATATATATACATCATCTGCATATCCGCTGAGATAACCTGCATAAGCCATCTGTGGAACAAGAGGAACAAAGCTGACGCTTGAATTGATATTCGACTTGATGTCGTCATTAAACATCTTTCCTTCTCCAGTCTTAAGCCAATTCAAATTTAGCTGAGGGTAAGCCAAAGAGATATTCTTCAAGAAAGTCTCGCTAGGCATATCCGGCAACCTGTTAATTGCACTGGTATAGCTCTTACATTTCCGCAAGAAGAATGTAGTACTAATTCCCATCTCCGTACAGAATGGCGCAATTCTGCTTTTGTAGTTGTTGAATTTTTCAATATTAGCCTCCGGCTGCAACATTTCACCAGCTCCATTAGCTAGCCAATCCATATTAAGATCTGGGAATTTAGAATTTACTCTATAAGATACCCTTGCCGTGAACACACCATTTTTCCCTATGATTGGAAAGTTAGAGGCCACATCGGCTTTGTCGCAAAATTCACGTTTGGTAATTCCTTTATATTTAAGATACTCACGCAGTCTAGTCTTTGCGTTTTCGTTTTCGCTTACCTTTATAGGTGAAGAGATGAACATTTCCCCCATTCCTGTCCTAATATAACTTGGATTTACCTGCGGAAATTTTCTCGTTATAGCTTGCAAGCTTTTGGAAGATACACGATTAGTTATACGGCTTACGAAGCCATGTCCTAAGCCTACGGTCTCCTCGAATTTTTCATTTGAAGTGTAACCCAAAGCAGTGATTACAGCCTTCAGTCTTTCGTATGCACTATTCATAACCTAAAATTTAATACGCAGTAAGCGCATGTGTAACTTAATTTATGTAAACATTTAGAGTTTAAAGATAATAAAGGTTAATATAGTATATTTAAACACTAATTTATTTGCATATTTGCGATACTTTTCTTATCTTTGCACTCGTAAACATTAAATATGTTGCAAATATACATAAAAATATCGTAACTTGCAAGAAATTTAATATATTTTTTGTAATATTACATAAAAAGGTGAGACACACCATAAAAACTGTAGAAAGAATATGTCATTAAGCGAGATTAAGCAATTAGTATCAGTCGCATTTCAAGCGGGACGGATGGATGCCCAATTCGAAATGGGCTTGCGTTCCGACAAGATACGCAGAAAGGATGCCGAATGCTATCTTGCATCAAAAGGATTCGAAAAACAGATGATTGACAAATGGGTCAAGAATAGGTTAATGAAAGAATATGTAGGTGAAAGTAAAAACTCACCTAGATATTATTCTCTCAAAGAAATCAATGAACTTGTTGTTTCTTGTCAGATAAAGAAAATGATTATTTAAAATATACGACTATGGCAGAGAATGAGACAGCGAAGCCTGTAGAAGGGCAGAACGTAGAAATTAAGGATTATGAGTTTCGCCTCCTTGATGCGGATGAGATAGAAGTCCGTGTCGGTCAAGGTGGTAATCAGAAGTCACCGGACTGGTGTTCCTTGTTGCTTTATAAGGACGCAAGATGTGACATGAGACGATTAGATGAGAAGTTCGGCATCTATGGTTGGAAACGTAAGCATGAGCTTATTGGTCAGAACCTCTTTTGTACGGTTTCCGTTTATAAAGAAGGTATCGGTTGGATAGATAAACAAGATGTTGGTACACCAAGTAACACTGAAGCCGTTAAAGGTCAAGCAAGTGATTCTTTCAAACGTGCATGCTCTTGTTTAGGTATCGGTCGAGAATTGTATACTGCTCCCAAGAAGATATTCATCAACCTCAACCGAAATACCGAATATTCTCAAAGCGGAAAGTTGAAGACAATTTTCCATGTAGGATATGTAGGTTATACTAACAGATGTATAACAAAACTCATCATTCAAGATGAGAATAACATTGTACGTTGGTATTGTGGCATGACCGAGCAAGAAGTTCTTGAATGGATGAATAAGCAGAAAGAAGTATATGGATGCTCCGAACCAGCTCCAAAGAGCGAGGAAGAAAAAGATGAAAATCTTAATGAGCAAAAACAGTATGCTTATCCACAATTGCAACAGGCTCAGATTTGGGAGGACGTAGATAGAGTTTGGAACGGATTTCCAGACCTTCAGAAGTCCGAAGAGTTTAAACGAAAATGTGCATTACGAAAGATGGAACTCGCACAGAGCAAGAAGAATTTAAAAGCAGTTTATGATGCTTATCCAGAATATCAAAAGAATGCAGAGTTCTTAGCTAAGTTGACACAATTTAAATCAAGATTAGTATGATACAATTGAATAACAGCAGAGTCCTTTATGAGGACTCCACACACCAGTACTTTTATGATGGTCGTGAATTGAGTGGTATTACAGGTATGCTTCATCAGTATGTCTTCCCCAACATGTACTCTAACGTAAGCGAAAAAGTATTGAAAAAAGCTGCCGAAAAAGGCACTATTATCCACGAGCAGGTTGAGTTGTTTGCTTCATTGGGTATAGAGCCAGCCTCAGAGAGTGTCAAGGCTTTTGTTGCTTATATCAAAGAGAAAGGATATGAGATTATTGGCAGCGAATATGTCCTTCGTATCGGAGAAGACCATGCAAGTGCAATCGACTTGGTGATGCACAATGTTGATGCACCGGACAATGAGGTTGAGATTTGGGATATTAAGGGTACTTATTCCGTTAATAAGGAGTATGTGCGTTGGCAGAACTCAATGTATAAGTTCGGTTTCGAAACATTGAATCCTCATCTGAAGGTTACACGTATATGTTGTATGTGGTTGCGTGATGACGAGAAGCGTGGAACAATCTGTAAACTCATCCCATTAGGCAAGCCAAGACCAGCGAGTGATGTTAAAGAATTGTTCCGATGCGAGAAAGAAGGTCGTTTGTATTGTGATGATGCAAAGACACCTTATTATATTATAGATAACGAAATCGCACTCATGGACGTTCAAGAGCGCATTGCTAAATTGCAAGAACAGGAGAAGGAGTTGAAGGCAGCTATCTTTGATGGTATGTCAAATGACAACCTCACTTCTTATAAAACTTCAATTTACACTTATTCTTTGAAGTCCGCTTCTGAGAGAGTTACGTTAGACACGAAGGCTTTTGATGCGGATGATGAAGAGGCTTACAACCATCTATTGGAAAAGTACAAAAAGGTAACTAAGGTAAAGCCTAGTTTGACCTTGAAACGAGTTGGATAATTTATTGTTTTATTAAATATTTTAAGTTATGGCAAATAGTTATAAGGGTAAGATTGTTGCTATCGAAGGCATTCAATCTATTCAGAGACAAGGTAAAGAACCATTTGAAAAGAGACGTTTGATGCTTGATGCAACACGTTTCGATGGTTTGACAGGTGAACGTGGCTACGAAAAGCGCATCATCTTTGAATTCAGTGGTAAGAATGTACATGTTCCGGATGGTTTTAATGTCGGGGATATTGCTGAAGTATTCTTTGACGTTGAATCATATCAAGGAACGAAGAAGGATGGTACAACAGATTGGTTCACATCGGTTCGAGGCTACAAGATGCAAAAGATAGAAGCACAGAACAATGCGCCACAAGGTGGAATGCAAGCTGCCGCTAACAATCCTTTTCCACCACAAGCTCCAGCCGCAGGTGCAGCCCCAATGCCACCAGCGCAGCCAAGTGGCAATAGCGCATCTGATGCACCATTTTAAACTTATTATGGTGGAGAATTAATTTTCTCCACCTTTCATTAAAGAAAGATGGTATATAATATGTTGAATCCTGTCGAGCTTGAAAAGTTCGAGGAACGGACTAAGGCAATGATAGCCAAAGCCAAGAAACTACAAGGTGATTATTATAATGAGAAGTTCTTTGTTGTTGACCTTAAAGAAAGACAACAATCTAGGACAATACAACAGAATGCTTATCTGTGGGTAACAATCACTTATGTAGCTATAGAAGAGGGATATACCAAGGACTATATCGAACAAGAGTTCAAACGTGTAAATAAGGATGTTTTTCTTAGGGAGCGTGAGAATAAGCAAGGAAAGACCTTTCAATATTGGAGGCACATACCAGACCTTGACAAAGAAGAAATGTCTTTATGTATAGACCGATGGCTTCATCATTGCTCTATGGAAAGAGGATTATACATACCGACTCCGCAAGACCATGCTTATATGGTATGGCAGACGCAGGTGGAGAGGCAAGCAGAATTAAATAAAGAGTTTTTGTAAGGATGTAGGTGACAAAAATACCACATTCAGTAATTTAAGATATAAGAATATGAAATCATTAACAGGAAAGTATTTTATTGTAGGTGTTCGTTATGAGAAGACTCTAGAAGATGGAACGAACGCCAAGACTACTGAACAATATGTTGTAGATGCCTTGTCATGGTCAGAATGCGAGGCTAAGACTACAGAAGAAATGGCGGTGTACACAAATGGTGATATGGAGATTGTCACTATAAAGAAAGCTGGTTTCTCCGAGTTGTTCCTTTCAGAAGTAGATAGTGAGGATAAATACTACGATTGCAGTATTAACATGATTACTTTTGACGAAAAATTTGGCAAGGAGAAGAAGACCAAGGTTCGTTATCTTGTGCAGGGTGATACCATTGAAAAGGCTCGTAAGAATGTAGATGAGATTATGGGTAAGACTATGATTGATTACAATATTACAAGTCTTAAGGAAACATCAATCATGGATGTATTCTTGCATATGGGTAAACCAAAGGAGTAAGGCTTTTCATTTTTCTTATTATTTAATTAGTTTGAAATCCCCCTATGGGGTGGTGCTGCTTAGTTCAATGGTAGAACGTCCGCCAAAATCGGAAAAAGGTTGTGGGTTCGACCCCCACAGCAGCAACTATGACTTTTGGTTTGATAAAGGATAAAGATTATGGGATATTATGATAGATTCAACAAAGGAGGAAAGAAGCCTAAACGCCAAAGGAGCGAGAAGCAAAAGTGGGTTGATAAGCTAGATAGACTTATGTCGGTTTATATCCGCATGAGAGACTCTAGGGAGTTTCACTATAAGTACTTCAGATGCATCAGTTGTGGACGAATATTACCAATCGACCAAGCAGACAATGGGCATTATTGCGGACGAACTCATATGAGCTTGCGCTTTGATACACGTAATCAGAATGCGGAATGCAAACGATGTAACAGATTCTCTTCTGACCATCTTATCGGTTATAGAAAGAATTTAGTAATGAAGCTTGGAAGATTGGCTTATTTGCAAAAGCATCCTCATGTTCCTTTAGATATGGAAGAAGTAAAGCGGCTCGGAGAGCAACAAGTTGATTTATTGGAGGTAATGAAACATCAAGCAAAGAATTGGTCTGTGTTTGAATTACAGGAACTCTATAAATACTATGCGGCTCTAATTCTGAAAATGAATGAAGAAAAAGATAATCAATAAGGTTTAAATAATGTTACCGCATTAATAATAAACACTAAATTATTTGCATTATCAAATTATTCTTCGTACCTTTGCAATCGTCTTGGTGAGACACACCATAAAAACTGTAAGGTCTTCTCTAAAGGCTTTTGTTATGCATAAGACTTGTGCATTCCTATATAGTAACAAAAGTGATTTCATATTATTTGTGAAATGAAGTTTAAATTAAGACCATATCAAGAAGAGGCAAGCAAGAAGGCTGTTGAGTTTTTCTTGGATAAGAAGAAAAACTGGAACGCTCTGGAAGTGCTCCCTACAGCATCGGGCAAATCATTGATTTTGGCAGATATAGCTGCTAGACTCAAGGATAAAGTGCTTGTTTTCTCTCCTACTAAGGAAATTTTGGAACAAAACTACAAGAAGTATTGTTCTTATGGATTTGATAATGCCAGCATCTATTCCGCTAGTTTTAAATCAAAGGAAATCAGCGATGTTACTTTTGCTACAATTGGTAGTGTAAAAGGACATCCCGAATTGTTTACTGACTTCAAGTACATATTGATTGATGAGGTTCATTTAGTGAAACCTGAATCCGGTATGTATAAGGAGTTTCTTGATAAATTAAAGAGTAAGGTCATAGGCTTAACCGCAACACCTTTCCGCTTGTATTCCTATCAGAACTATGGTAGCATACTGAAGTTTCTGACAAGAAGTCGAGACAAGATTTTCAAGGAGCTTATTTACTATGTTCAAGTTGAGGATATGGCAAAGAACGGATATATCTGTCTGCCAAACTATTACTCTTGCCCACCGCCACAATGGAACGAAGGAAACTTGCAGCTCAATTCAACTTGCCGTGATTACACTGACCAAAGTGTCAAGCAAGAATATGAACGTGTAGATTTGTACGGATGGCTAGTTAGTGTTGTCAATAGATTACTTAATCCGAAACGAGGTGGACAACGTAAAGGCATCTTGGTTTTTACCAAGTTCGTTAAAGAGGCTCAGATGTTGACCTATTCCATACCTAACTGCGAAATGGTCTGCGGAGAGACACCACCTAAAGAACGTGAGGCTATCATCGAGCGTTTCCGCAATGGGCAGACTAAGGTACTGGTAAATAGCCAAATCTTGGTCGTAGGCTTTGACTATCCGGAGTTAGATACTGTAGTGTATGCAAAGCCAACACGCTCTTTAGCGCAATACTATCAAGTTGTAGGAAGACTTCTTAGACTATCAAAAGGAAAACAGCCTTGGTTTGTTGACCTTTGCGGTACTTATGATAGATTCGGAAAAGTTGAAGACTTGAAATTGCTAGACCAAAACGGCAGAGGGAAGTGGGTAATAATGAGTGGAAATAAACAATTAACAAATGCATTTTTTTAAGATATGGTAGTAAAATTAGACGAAAAAGCATGTAGCTTGGATACAGATGAATTGGTCGCTTTCGTCCGTCTGTCATTTAATGCTGATAAAGACGGATATGTGTATGGGAGCAACAAGGAACTATCGGATAAGATAGGTATGTCGGTAGCAAAAACCAAGAAAGCTATTGAGGGGTTATTTGAGAAACAGATGCTTTCAGTTGGAAACGGAAAAGTCTTCATTTGGAAGCATGAAGACAATATAGAATTTGCTGAAGGCGAAGAACCTAAGCCGCATAAGAAAGAGTCTGAACGTATAACACTAAATAACGTCCCTAGTGTAACACAAGTGGATGATAAAGCAAAGAAGGTTTGCGAATATTTCAATAAGGTTATCGCTGGAAGAGGAATGCCTCTAGTTCATGCCCTGACATCGAAGAGAAAGTCAATGATTAATTCACGGCTTAAAGAATACGGGAGTGAGCAGATGAAACTTGTAATAGATAAAGCAGCCTCTTCTGGATTTCTTAATGGAAGTCATGGATGGATGGCAAGTTTTGATTGGATTATGAAACCAAATAATTTTGTTAAAGTATTGGAAGGAAATTATGATGACAGAAAGCAAGGAACTAATAAAGACGCAGAGCAAGGCTATTATCAAGAGTCAGCCGACCTCGTGCAGCGTCTCAATCAACAGAGAAAAGCAACGAATATTCAATGAGTATGGAACATTCGATGATGTTCTAATGTCTTTCTCTCCATCAAGCCAAGTAGGTAGTAAGATGTCTATCGGAAAAGCTTTTAAGAGCAACGCACCGACACTAACCTATCTTGATCTGTGTTATGGAGAAGGAAGTGCAATAACATGGCTTGTAGCATGGGTTTCAGATGTATATGGAATCTGTGGCTTTGTAAATAATGAGGTTACTGACAATATCAAGATAATGACTGCAAATGCCATAAAGGATGAGTATTATTTCCTTAATCTGAACGAACTGATTACTTTCTTCAAGATGTTTATTGCCGGAAAGTTCGAAAAATTCTACAAAAAGCCAAATCCGCAAGTAATTACCAAGAGCTTGTACACTTTCTGCTTTCAACGGATGGATGCCGTTAATGCAATGGAAGCAAATATGCAGAAAGAAAAGGAGGCTAAAGAAGATGAGGCTATCAAACAAAATGCTATCACATATGAAGAATGGGCTGCAACAAAGAAAGCTAAAGGCCAAGAAGTCTACATAGAACTTATCGAAGACGATAAAGGCAACAAGCTTTTTCGAGTTAAAGCCCCAAAAGAAGACGCAAGGTTAGACTCGGCTTATATGATAGTCAAGAATACAACAAATGCCGATTTCAAGGCTATATGCAAGCTAAGAGAATGTTTCGTTAAGAAATATGGTATAGACCCATACGACTTGATTAGAAGTTTAGGGAACAAAAAACTTAGAGAATATGAAGAAAGAAGAAATTGTCAAGGCAATCATTAAGAACCTTAGAGATGTAAATGGCAAAAAGTTCCGCAAGGATGATGTTCAAGCCATTGTGAATTATTTCATAGACCTCACCAAGCAGTCGTTGCGCAACAGAGACCGTGTTATGATACGTAGCTTTGGAACATTTGTGGTACGACATAAAAATCCCAAGCAAATTAATTGCGTGCGAACAGGAGAGAAAACGATGACAAGGGAGAAAGACCATGTAGCTTTCATTCCGTCTAATGATTTTGACTTAGATTCAATAGTGTAAAATGGAGATAGCAGAAATAGAACAGATTATAGAGGCTTGCAACTTTGATGTTGCTAGCCAGACCCAAAGAGCAGAAACATTCAACGTAATTGACGCTATTGTAGAAATGCGCAAATACGAAGGTCGTTTCAATGCCAAACGTTGGGAATATGAAAATGATAACGGACGTGGCACGATAGAAATATATTCTAAACTCGTTGCCGGAACTCTAGAGGACAAATTAGCAGAGTTTGCTATTACATTATTCTCAATGGCCAATAAGTACAAGATGAATGTCAAATCGTTGAGGCTAGACCCAGATTCAATGAGAGACCGTTCCTTTGAAGACTTAATGATGTCTATGCTGAAGATTGAAATGACACATTACCGAGTGTTCAAGAAGATTATAATCTTGATTGGCATGCTTTGCGGATATTGCATGATGAATGGTATTGATTTGTTGTGGTTCGTTAATAAGAGACTTTTGGTAAACATTAAATAGGCTAAAATATGAATAAGTTAAAGTTAATTTTTACAAGTACGGATTTCGTATCTTATATGAAGAGTACTATGGGTATGTTATGCAAGGTTCTGATACGAATTCCATACCTTGTACTTGTTGGCATAGTTAGTACAACATGCTGGCTTGCCAAGTGTATTGTTAAGTTCTGTAAAGAGAACACAAAGGTAGCGGTGATTATCGGTTTTATCCTTTGCTTTATGTTAATGTTCGTTGAGTTTATCTATTTTAAACTTCAGCTAGCAAAGAGTTCGTATCAGACAAGTGAACTCATAAAGCGGAACTATGAGCTGGAGCAAACCGACAGATACGATATTGGCTTCCACGATGCGATGGCAAAGAACAGAGAAATGTTTACACAAAATATTAAGCCATGACGGATGAATTTAAAGATGCTTTTACAAGAGCACAATCCTTGCAGAGAAGATTCAATCCTGATTACATGAACTCCTTTTCGTTAGCGATTAAATACGATAGCTATTATGAGGAATATATGGAGATTGAATTGAGAACAGATAATGACAAGTTCTTTATTTCTACATTGACATGTGTTTACAAAGAGGATTATACTCTAAGATTAGACGAATTAGAAAAAACAATAGATAAATTATTAACAGATGAAGACGGAGAATAAAAAAGTTATTTTTGTAAGCCTGTTGGATATTATAAGTATTCCATCGGGTAATGAGCATCCTGTAGATATTACGGATTTTCAGCTTAAGCACGATTTCTTTAGAGCGTTGCAAGCAGATGATAATATAGTCCGTGTCAACATCTTAGGATATGACAAGAACCAAGTAATGTATTCAAGCGATATAACATTCGCAAAAATGCTATCGGTTATTACTTACGAAATTGCTATGTATGCTGATAAGGCGGTAGTTCCATATCGCTCTACTGATAATATTGATGATACTTTTGTTGATGCTGCAAAAGGCACCGAGAGTATAGAGTTTCTCAAAGACAAATCTAATTGGCTGATTATTGGGAACGATGATCTGGCTGATAAATTTGGGATTGACAATATAACAATGGAGAATTTCGTCAATGGAGAACTTGGAGACTATTCTGAAGGAACTAAGGCAACAGAAAAGAGATAAACATATTAAACCGGAAATCTTGACTTTGGCAACCATAAAGAATAGGTATGGGAAAGACCCATTACCTGAGTTACGCAATTTATGGGCGAAAGGACTGGTTAAGAATTGTAGAACTTTAAACGATTTAGGCTTTATATATAATGGATAAGGAATTAACAAAAAAGTTAGTTGCACAAGGCAAGGCTTATGTACTTGACTTGCGAGGTGGTAATGTTCCTTACAAGGAAGGTAATGCTGCGGCAGTTGATTTTTACTGCCCACAAGATGTAGTTTTGAACATGCCTTGGGTGAAAATGGGTAGAGGTCACATAAACCTGCATTTAGGTGTAGAACTTCCTAAAGATGTTGGTTTGGATATTCGTTCACGTTCCGGTTTTACGGATAAAGGTATGCTTGTAGATGTGGCTTTCATCGGCAAGGATGAAACACAAATTGGCTACATGACTAATGTTAGAGCGGATATTGATATTTGTCTAGGTTTGGTTGATGAAGACTACAGGGACGATATTGGTGCGCTTTATAGAGTTAATTCCGACCGTTATATGCCGACAGAAGATAGCAAATTTAAACTTGATTCAGATTACGACTATTATGTATTCGTAGTCAAGAAAGGTACTCGTATTTGTCAGGGTGCATTCCGCAAGGTAGAAAATCCAGAATGCATACTTGGAGAGTTGAATATGGAAAATAATCGTGGAGGAGGATACGGACATGGTGGAGCAAAATAACAATGGGTGTTGCGAATATGCTAACAAGTATATCTTTGAGATTAGACATTTGGCAGACATGATTGAATGCAAGGATAATGCCACTTTCGTTTCATCTCTAAGGGAGGACTTCGGAAAGCTCGGATTATTTTCAAGCGCAGCCAATTTCCTTCGTCTTATGTATGAGATTCGTGCATCTTCTGAAGATAAAGAAACCTTACGAAATCATATCAGCGTAATGGCGATGGAAGCCTTGCTTACGCTCTCTTGGTATATTGTCTCTGATTATAACGACATCATCGGGTCGCAAATCGAGCTTTTCAAAACCAAGAATAAGCGGTATGGAAACGCTTTCTCGGAATGTTTCTCTAAGGATGGTTATCCGTATGCATTCGGTCATTTGCAAGAGAAAATTAATCGTATTTGCTCTTTGCTTACTTTGAACGAGGATGCTAAAGAAGAGCCTATTCTTGACAGCTATAAAGACTTGTTGGGATATTGCATTTTAACTCTAATAGAAATAAAATGAAATACAAGATTAAAAGAATTGAAAAAGTTATCAATGGGCAGAGTTCGTTTGAGCACTGCTCGTTGGTAGTTTTCGACATAGAAATGTTTAGAAAACAAATAGATGCAGACGAGGTTAACTTCGTCTATGAAATGTTGAACTAAAAACGGAAAAGAATGAAAGAACCAGACATTGAAATGAATCTAAAGAAAATCATGGAACGCATAAAATGGATTAGAGAAACTAAGGCCATCTTATCCAAGGAAGAAATAAGTCTTTCCATTCCATTGATGCAAGATTTATCGCAAGTAGGCAATATTTACGATAAGTTTATGAGCTATCATGCCGGACGAAATTCCACAATGGTACGCAAGCAATTTATCTTTGTTATTCTTTATCTTTATTCTCCTAGTGCCCTTGGCGGTTCTAAGATGAGAAGAGGGCTAAGAGAGAAAATCGCTAAGGTTTTGGGGTGTACATGTTCTAATGTGAGCCATGATTACAAGAATATCAGTTTCTATTATGTTACTTACCGAAGTTTCCGTAATGACGTGAATGAGATATTGGATAAGCTATTAATAGATTTGGGTTTAAAAGAGATAGGGGAAGAATAGATTCCCCTACCCTTTCTTATTATTGCAACATCAATTGCTGTTTTATGCCTAGTCTATTTGCTTCTTTGCCAAAAAGGTCTAATTTACGTTTTACTTCATCTTTAAACTCCTCGAATAATGCAATTAAAGCCTCTTGCTCGGTATCAAAAAGTGATTCCTCTCTAATTGTATGCTGTTTAGTTCGTTCACAATAGTCGGGTTTGTATTTATAATCTATCCACCAACCTGAAGGATTAAATTCGTTCCCCTCGAACCAAGAAACGTTGCAGCATCCCTTTATAATACAGCGTTGCGGATGTTCAAACCAACCATCTATATACCAAGCAATATCACCATTCCTATATTTGGGGATGGGTCTTTCCTCTTTGTTCGTATACTTATATTTTTCCATATTCTCGCTTTTTATTACTTATAGAAATCCCTATTATAAACACCTGAGAGCTTTTGCATATCTTCCTCTGTTATATAGTATTTTCGATTTAACTGATATTGAATATAATCTCCATACTCTACATCTTTACATGGAAAGAGCTTTCCGTTATCAATTCGTTTAAATACTATATTATAATCTGTCCTCACTCCTTTATTAATAATTGAGAAGTGACTTCCTACAGACTCTCGCTTATCTATTACTTCATACCAAAAAGTTTTGCCTTTATGAGAACTATCATCAATAGCCGCATAAACAACAACTCCTATTATAAAAAGAACAAATAAAAGCTTAAAAAAATAGTTATCTTTTTCCATACACTTAACTCTTTTTTATTTTTAAATACTTCAACTTTGCGAATCGGTATGAATTGTATATTCCACCAAGCGTTTTATACACTTTAGATGTGAAGCACTGAACGCAGCCTGTATAATCATCAAAACCTAAGATGATATACTTATCTTCAAGATAACCTGCCACGTATGCGCCAATGTCCTTACCTTTATAAAGAACTGGTTTTCCACAATACGCATTAAAAAATTCTTTATTTGCCATACGCTATACTATTTTAGTTCATCAAAGTCAAACCACTCTATCTTATCGTAGCATTCGTACATAGTTTCTATACGTTGTGTGCCGTCACCTCTAGTGACAATCCATACATCATCACTCATTGCTCCGTAGTGAAGAGCAGTAGGGTTTACACCGCCACCACTATATCGGAACATTACCCACTTTTTTAATGGTGGCTTCTCTTCCTTTAGGTCGTGCCATAACGATGCTGCGTTCACGTAAGGAACGTTTTCTGTATCGCAATCGGTAGCGTTAATCTTCTCTGTACTGAACGTTACACCATCTAATTCATTGTAATCTACCTCATCCTTGTTGCTACTGATGTTGAGATAAATCTTCTTTGGTAAATTCTTTATTTTCATATCCATAAACTTTATTATATAACTTATTTATTATCTTGCATAACTCCATAGCTTCTTCTTTGGTAAGAAATCTAGGAACGTTACTCCAAATTTCATCTCTTAATTTTTTCGTTATTCCCATAAGCTACTTATTTTGTTAAACTTATCGCCTTTCTAATTCGGTGGTTGAACTTATTGCGGTATTTACACTTGCTCGAATCTTCACAGAACATAAAGCAACCATATTCGTTATAAGCTTCTTTAAACTTCGTTTTCCAATAGGGAGAAGGGTGTTTGCTTGGATAATCAGCATAAGTGTCTGCATTCATTATCTTCTTTGCTAATCTAATCTTCATACGCTATAGTTGCTCCAACTTATTAATTATTTTGGCAAAGCGGTGCATGTAATCAAAGTTTGGATTTTCATCATACTTGCGCACCATTCTTTCATGTAGCCAACGTAGATGCTCCGCATCCTCGTGGAACTCTTTAATATCCTGTTCGTCTAAGACTATTTGTTTTTTCATACGCTATTTCTCTTTTCCGTAATACTTTTTTGATAAGTCATTGAATCGCTCATAATTTGGCAGCTTGGGAGAGATTTCAAACTTCATCGTTCTTACATCATACCCTCTATCAGTTATTTCTTTGACAAAATCTTTAGTAAAGACCTTATCGAAGAGATAATAAGCATCTGTTTGGGTCATAAACCCTAAAGGGTGATAAGCACCAATACAGTTCTCTTTCTTATCCCAATATGCCGTTAGCTTTTCTTTCTTCTTCATCCTTACACCTCCTCCCAGTATGTTGCGAGAATATCTTCGCAAGTGAAATAACTCCAACAACTTGGAAAAATATGAATGAAACCTTCCGAAGAATGTGTTGTTGCTTTATAGAAAATGTTGATATTTTTATCTTTATCTATCCATAGTTTGTCAACTATACCCCAGCCGATTCTTCTCACTTTCTTCCCTTCCTTCATTCTTCTCAGAGCCTCCGAGAAGTCAAATATCTCCTTCTTCATACGCTACTTCTTTTTATGACAAGGACAGCTCTCAGCGTGAATAACGCAAACTCCATGTTTCGTGTCCACAACCAGATAATCGTGTCCTTCCTCAGTGAATACTGACATACCAATTTTCTTTGCAGGTTCATTGCTGTTAGCCAACGAGCGAACGCCCTCAAAAATCAATGCACCTACAAGCAAACACAAGACGAACCAAACGGCTGACTTGACTAAGCTTAAAATCTTATTCTTCATCTTCACACATTTTATTCCATATATTAACACACTCAACGAACTCTTCGACTTCTTCAATACTATTCAATATAATAGTAATGCTCCCATCTTCGTTCCAATGCTGATTACTTACATCTACCATAGTTTTATCCTACTTATCCTTATCGAATTTGTTGCCAATAACCTTAATATACTTAAAGTATAAAGAATAAGGTATTCCATCAATAATAGCAACAAATGCACCGTACATATATTCGATTACTGCTTTTACCTTGATGAACCCCTTATATAAGTCATATATCTCACACTCCGCTATATCTCCTTCCCAAACTTCTCTACCCTTGCAGTCTTTCAGTCCTGTGTACTGGCAGACTGTAGAAGGGTCAATACCAATAACACTATAATCACTCATACTGCTAAAGTTATCTACTATGTAGGCTCTTTCCTTTATCCCAGTAGTACTTTTGATTAGGCTACCTTCAACCCATCCTTTTCCGTCAAGACGTTTTGCCTTGAACTTGATTTCTCTTTTCATAAGCTATAATTCTTCTTTTTAACATAAATTTCAAACCTTACTTATTCTTTTTAAATTCAACACATTCATCCTTCCATGTTAAATTCCGCCCAATAAGCTTTACGATTGTACCTTTAGGCAATTCTATTGAACGCCCTTTATAATAAGCATCACCTGTATCTTCATTGCGACCATCATGTTTAGGATACCACTTTTCGTAGTTTTCACCAACGTATGTTGTACCCCATATATGATTTCTATCTTTTTGTGTATTGCCTCTGAACGGTTTTACATTGAAGATCTTCTCCGAACCGTCTTTATCCACTGCTAACCATGTTCTTGCCATAACTATTCTTCTTTAAGTTCGACAGGTTCATCATCCCAAGATAACTCTCTTCCGATGAGTTTCTTGATGCTACCTTGCGGAATACCAAAGTGTTGATAGGGTCTTTCCCAACTATCTTTCCGTGATACCCACTCATCGTTGTATTTATATGGCTTTACTTCATAAATTGTTTCAGAGCCATCTTTATTCTTTACTACCCATGCCATAACTATTTCTCCTTCTCTATAAAATCACGTCCAACATGTTCTAACAACTCCAAAAAGATTCTGTGCTCATTATAGATAAGAAGCAAAGATGGGCTATATTTACATTGTTCTATCTTACGTTTACAATGAGATACGAGGTAATTATAAGTACTTTCTGATAGTCCCTTAATAGGTTCCACTTTCTTTATATTCAAATCCTCCAACTCTATTTTGTTTACTGCTGCGTAGCCATCTTGTGCCTCCTTACAATAACTCTTCTCGCAAACCCATCCTTTGCAAAAATTATATTCAGAAATGATGTGCTTACGACAATACTCACAGATAGAAATACCGAATTTGTTTTGTAATTCTTTCCTGTTCATGCTCAATCCTCCAACTCTATATTATGTTCATCTGCGAAACTATCTTCTGCCTCCTCGCAATACTTACCCTCACAAAGTGATTCAGGATATGCACGGTTTGTAAAATACTCTTTGCAGCATAATTCACAGATGTCATTTCCGTAATTATCTTTTAACTCTTCTCTAGTCATTACTCATTCTCCTTTCTTACTAAATAGTCGTACATAGGCTTGCGTTTTTTAAGATATTCTTTACATATCTTTTCTGCCTCTTCCTGTGTATCACAAGTTGCCACAACTCTATCGGGATATGTGTCCCAATATCTAACTACCTTAAATTTTGTCATATTCTAGTCCTCCAACTCTTTAAGTGCTCTTAATAATAAAATTTCTGCCCAAGAAACAGCAGATGCTACTTCTGCTGGCGAAGTTCCAATTAGTGATGTTTTTGCAGTATATTTAAGTGCTTCTTTTATGTTTTCAATTGCTTTTTCTTTGCTCATCTTACTTTAAATTAAATTGCTTTGATAAAAACGGATTACTCTTTATGAAGTTTATGATTTCTTCTTCCGTATGAATGCCTTTCCAAAATAATTCGGTATGGTCGCCAACTCTGTCTTCATCTACCGAGAATGGAACGCCATAGTTGGTGTAAACTTCTCCATGATGTTTAACCAAGTGGCGACCAGGATTACTTCGGATATTGTCTATCCAAGCTTCATTGTCACATTCACACCATTTTTTGTATTCGTCCTCATTCAGAGACTCATCAATACCAATAGGGTAGTGTCCGGAACAACCATTTGTACCTAAATAAATAATCTTTGCCATATTCTCATTAATTAAAACCAACCTAGATGGGCGGCTTCATTCCACCCATACTTACCTTTGCGCATTTCATCATGGAAGTTTACTCCACGCTTAATGCGCCACTTGCTTATCTTTCTTTTCTTCATATTCTAATCCTCCTACTCTTTAAGTGCATCATTCACCTTATTGGTGATGAATCCAATTAGGTAGGCATAGGCTTCATCACTTTCGTGGCATAGGCAGATGCCTACCTTTTCCATTATGAAGCACACACAATGGAATATCTCATGTGCCAATGTCCCTTTGTCATTTGCATCAGAAACCCATAAAGCAACCTGACCACTACTAAGTAAGGCTGACCGTCCAATACTTCCTTCGTCAATATCCTTCCACATTTCGTTATATGCTTTATTCGCATCATCATTGCTCAGATGCTCTTCCAGCGATGACTTCAATTCTTCTTTTTCACCTACCACGAAAAGCATATCAATGTTATAGATGTCTATCGGTATTACTTTGTTCATCGCTTATCCTCCTTTTTTCTGTTTCTTTCTATATGCTTTAGTTGTGTAATACTTATATTGCCATATCGTTTATACATACCTTTGAGATATGCAATATAGCTACTTAATGTTATTTTACTTGCATCCATATTCTCTTCTTTTTACCCTCTCCCTTTTACAGGAGAGGGTGGTTAGTTAATCAATCTTTACTATTGCTAAAGGAAGAACATCTTTAATGTTTCCATAACAAGTATATACTGCCGCCATGAAATCTTCCTTAGTAAGAAACTTTTCATCTGGTGGCAATGTTATATCTATTGTAAACTTAATATGTTTCATATTACTTATATTTATATCCCATAAGGGATGGTTAATTACTAAAGTTCATAAAACTCATCCTCTTCATCTTCAGGAAATGGATAAATGGTGAACTGAAAATTGTCTAAATCTTCAATATTCTTATCTGCCATATTAGCAGCTACGATACCAAAGTTATCAGCAATACAAGAAGGAAATTCACCATCCTCTAGTATTGTTCTAAATTTCTCGGCTGTACATTCGTCAGGAACGTTAATAAGTTCTACTACTAATCTTATTGTTTTCATACGCTTTACTTTTTATAGTTACTGCTCTTCTTATACCCACCACTTACAAGCCATTGACCAAATTGTTCAAGACTTTCTATATTATTTATAAGACTCCATTTATCACCTATATCATCAGTTGTATAAGCTATAAAAGTCTTATGCGTGAGCACATTCCAACAGATTTCCAATCTGCGTAAAATGGTTTTTCTAAAATTATATCTTGCTGCCATACGCTTTACTTTTTAAGATTATTATATTTGTCCTTATCTTCATCATAAGGACACTTAAACATTAAAGGACAAATTCCACAAGGTGTTATCTGTCTTTCCTTACATCTACTTCTTGATTCGTAACTCATACGCTTACTTCTTTACCAATTTAAAGATTACATTCTCTCCATCTGAGCGATACTTACCCAAACATTCGAATTTTTTTTCATTAGCACAGTGATAATATTCATCATAAAAGAAACATTCCTCGCATGTACCACATCTAACAGCTTCAATAGTGACGACACATTTGGTCTTTTCTCCAACTTTAAGCTCTTTCACTTTCTTTGCCTTTTACAATATTGTACACTTGTTTTAACTCATCTGTTGATAAGCGTTTGAAATCAAAAGAACTGATAGCGTAGATGAGAGCCTTACGAAGATTCTCTTCTTTAACATCTGATATTTCCTTTTCTGTAGGAACAGATATACTTTTCCTATCCCAGCTATCGCTACCACATTGCCAGCCCGAATCTCTTCTAAATCTAGCGTTATTAGCAATAATTTGAGTCTTTGTCACTTTATCAACCTTGGCGATACGTCTGTAATACCTACTTGTAATTAGTACATCATCACCAACAACCAAATCTTTAAACTCTTTCATTTTCTACCTCGCTTTCTATTTAAAAGTTTCTGACCATATTCCTTTGGAGAAGTTGTTGTATTGACTACAAAATTATCAGGAAACTTTGGCGACATTTGATAAAGGTAGTAACCATCAATATCACGATATATCATTGTTTGCCTCCTTTCTTGATTAAATCAAGTAAGTCTTCCACGAATACCCAATCAGTAAAAGTATATGCTCTAACTATAATTTCCCACATTTCTTGATATGTGTCACAACCAGTTTCATTTAACATGGCGTTCATATCGTAGAGCTTAATATTACTATTCACTTTTGAGAACGCAAGAACCTTTCCGTTGTCATTACGTGGAACTTCGCTGGCAGGATGAACCGAGTCCTTCAAAAACTCCTCATTGATAACCCAGTGAGCACCATCCGTAAAATCTTCAATACTTCTAAGCTGAAAATATGCAGTTTCGTTGAAATGCTTGCTAAGTACTTGTGCCCTTGCTGCAATATCAATTTCTTTATCGTCTATCATAATCTACCCTTTCTTTTCCTTAGTTCTAACATTCTCCTTGTTCTACGGCTTTCCTTGCCACTATGATAGCAAAGACGCTCTATTTCTTGGTCATTACTTTTATAGGCACGAGCTTCATTATCAAATGCTTCTTTAAGAGATATGCCTGAAGATAATATTATATTATTTGCGATATTATCATCCATCATACCTAACCCTCCACATCTTTAGTCGTACCTAACAAGTGCTCGTTTCCTTCGTAAGGAATGCAGTGAAACCAAGCACAACCATTCTCACACATAAAGTGGTTTTCGTCTTTATAGCCGAAGAAACTCGCTTTCCATTTTTGGTCTTTATTATCTCTAACCAACACTTTGTCGAATGGTTTCAGCTCAACCTTTGGCTTCAAGTCCACAATCATTTTATGCTCGCTATCCCAATCTTTATTTTCCTTTGCGAGTGCGTCAAATAACTGCTGCTTTTCTGAGTCAGTGGCATAGCGAAATATCTTAATATCGGATGGAGATAATACTACAGGGCCTTCTCTAAGGTATGTGTCATGTTCGTTAGACTCACATAAAGCTGGACTAAATTTATACTTATCAATTTCTTTCTCTTTTCTAAAGATAGCAATCATTGAGCTTGTATTTATGCCAAGCATATGAGACTCAGCAAAAACTATATCCCCATCCTTGAACTCTGGTAGAGCCTTCTCTACTTCAAGGGTCTGACGATTGAGTTTACCACCCAACTTCTCTTCGAGATCTTCAAAATAATTTTCAACATTGCCACTGGCATTTATTTTACTAAAGTTACTAGTATAATAACTTCTATCAATTACTAATGTTCTATCCTCATAAGTACTTAGGCTATATTTACCTTGAAATTTAGTATAATTTTCATCTATGAATTTTTCAAAGATGACTCTTTGTCCTACCCCTACAAGAACATCACCTTTTTTCCAATCAAATTTATACCAGTTACGCATTTCCTTTGATGGGAAAATAATACACTCTCCATCATCATACAAGTTGCCATTTTTATCAAAAGTACCTTCTCCACCATTCATAAAGCCAAACTTCGAACTATAGAAAGATACTTTGAAACTTTTATCGTCTGCCTCTTTCAACTCACATTTACCACAAGCAGAAGAGTACAACTTGGTTCCTTGTGGCTTATCCTTCAAAATTTTTGCTATATTAATCTTTGCATCCATAATTAAATCGACTTTTGGTTTAAACAATATTGGTAGTGACTCATACTACAATTAGCGTATTTTGATATTTTTGGTAACTCCCCATTATAAGGAGTGACTTTCAATCCATCAATAAAATCGGCATTCTCGGTATACACTTCGGTATTATGCTCATTCATATATACTTTCTGTGCCGATGTAGAATGGCTTTCTGCTCTCAACTTACCAAGTGAACGCCAAACCTGCTTGCGATAGATGAACAATCCATGCAAAGGAATTGTCTTTACTTCTACTTTTGCTCCCATAACCTTAACCATTTAAAGATGATAATAACTATTTGATACCCTTGCGCCCAAATCGAAGCAGCCCACGGCATCCGGCTTTAAGAAGCGTTTCTCTAACTTCTCCAAAGCCACTTTATACTTCTGCTCCATGTGCTTGCAATGAAGTCTCTGAGCTAATTTAAGTTGCTCAACAACACCCTTGCGAGCAACTCTATATTGTTTATCGGACATCATAGCCTTATTCGTTCACATAGTTGATTACTTGCTCTTGACCTTGCTCATGCAAGTTATCGAAAGCGTCTTCTATAACTTTAGCTACTTGGTCGCCATTAAGGTTCTCCAGCATTTCGCTTACAACCTCTATCTGCTGGTCTGTTGCTAAAGAGCAAAACTTGTCAATAAGAAAGCTCTTCTGTGCATGGACGAGCATATCATCGAATAAATCCGATACATCTACACTAACTTTATAATATGCCATAATTTGAAATTTTAAAAGTAATTAGTTGTACCACACATCATTTGGCATAAGAGCCAATTTCCATCCATACTCTAGTTCATACCTTAATAGTTTAAGGTCGTTGCTAGTTACAGATGAAAGTCCAACAAATTTATTTTCGTACTCCATAACCTAATTGTTTAGTTGCCATATTTATAACGCAAATAATTAGCTTCTGAGCCAAAATAAAGCTCAGTGTCGCTCATATTTGCCTCCATCAAGTCTTTCTCTACATCTTTATAAGAAGGCACGCAATCCTTAACTCTTTGGCAGAACAAAGGATATTTTGAAGAAACGTCTTCTCCGTCATCATCATAGATATTAATCTTATCTACATTGTAATTTGGATAAGAAGAAATATTTCCATCTGAATGGATAACCTTTCTACTCTTAACGGACACCACGATTTCAGCAGGTTTGTTAATAGCATCAAACTCGCAAGTAAAATCATCAAGCTGCGCCTCAAAAGCCGCATCATTAATCTTTTCAGATAAGTTTTCAAAAAACTTTTTCATTTTCTTATTACAGTTTTTGTGGTGTGTCTCACCTTTTCAAATTAGTAACCTTGTTTCTTAATTACATTGCAAAGATACAAAGAATATTTGAAACATGCAAATTATTTAATGTATTTCTTTTATCTTTTAACACACTATAATACTGCTAACAAATAATTTGCTGACGTTAACATAAAAACCCCCACCACTACATTATTATATATAGTGATGGGGCAAACACCCAAGGGTATTTTGTCTTTGGGCTACTTTTCTTCCTTATCTTTAATTTCAACGAAATTGCCAATTCCCAAACGAGCCTTGTTGATGCAAGACGCAATCCAACCTATCAGATAGGCAGAAGGCTCGCCTCCGTGCTCCATATCAATAGCACCCTCGATGGCATCGCAGGCGTGAGAAGCTTCATGGCAACAAACTCCCATCCTCATAGTATTCTTGCTTGCAAAATTAATTAATATACAAAACTTCTTATTCGCTTTTTCCCTAACGTTATCGAAGGTCATTGCGTCAGTATTAGAGAAATCAACCCTCAAAAACCCGCCATTTCTACCTTCAAAACACTTGTTAGCGTCCTCTTGGTTCATACCAATAGCGACACACAACCTCCTTGGATAGATAACAGGGTCGTATTCGTAATATCCTTTCTTCATACCTCATCGTTTTTATGTTTCTTCCAACCTGCTTTTGAAAAAGCATACCAAGTATCACAAATATCAAGAGCGAGAATATCGCCTTGGTCTATAATAAAATCGTTCTCAAAACCTTCAACTTTAACATGCATCACTGCTATAGTATCATAAGGCTCGCTACGACCATCAATGCATGCGTTTTTAAAAAGCTTAGTCTTATATACACTCGTAACAATAGGCACTTGAAGAACGTCTGAAATATTCTCTGTGCTAATCTCTATCGACTTCTTAAACTTCTTCATATTCCTTACTATTTAAATTTCTCAAAGTGGAACTCTATTTGTTTATCAAAGTGCTCTTCTATTAAACCATAAGCGAGCGACATCTTTACTTGGAAAGAAGCCTTACCATTAAGCAATCCTTTAGCCTGTCTTGTAATCTCTGAGCGAAATTGTTCCAAACTCATATCGCGCTTACGAAGATTACAAGACCTGCAAGATGGCATATAGTTCTCCATGCAGTCATCGCCATGAAAAACGACAAACCTTCCCTCCTTGTCACTCCACCGAGAGTAACAACCTCGATTCTTCGGAACAAGATGGTCAACCTGCATATCCTTATACTCTATACTCTTACCGCAATAAGCACAATGCCCATCGTATTTGCGATATATTTTAAGCCTATCTTCTTTTTTCATAATCGTTAATTATATTACCTACCAATATGCCACTTAGAGCAGACTTTGCATAAGTAAGGATGACAGCCGGATTCCTTTAACTTCGAATTCTGATTCAGAAACTCCCAAGCATCTTCTTCACTTTCATAAGTTACCTTTGCTTTCCAAGTATCTCCTTTTCTAACCCAATGCTCAGGATCTGGATGCAAAGGACAAGGAATATTTTTATTTCTTTTCTTCATAACTTCTTCAGAAATTTAAGTTGAAACCCTTCTGCCTTTTTTATTCCTGGGTATAGTTCCGTTAGAACCTCCCATACTCTTGTCTTGTGCCGATGCCACATAGTTACCGGATGCACACGCTCACCACTTGGTAATACATAGAAATCTGCCTTAATGGTATCAATATGCTCATAGTTTGCAGCTTTATATATAGTTCCCTTGTTACCTATGGACGTATCGGCATAAGATATAAGGTACTTGATTTCCTTATGTGTTGCCCTAATATACTTGTGCAAGAGAGAAAGACAAATCGTCTCGCTAAACTTTGGCATATCATCAGACAACCACATTCTGTCAAATTCCCTCACTTGATGGTAATCTAACACTTCGCCCTTTTCAGTCTTGATGTGCGGTCGGATTCCATACCCTATTTGCATAGCACCCCTAATCTTGCCTTTGTACAATACCAAAAGATTCAAGCAACTATTCTTCGTTACCTTGTGTGAAAAGTGATGAGGAACTATGATCGCATCTGCTTGCGCCTTATCGCACTCCATCAGCTTTATTCCCTTTTCCTTGCACTCGTAACCGATAACAAATCCGCAGAAGCCTAGCACTGGAGACTTGTTCAACTTTCTTCTTCTCATATCAATAATACCTCCAAAAATAACGTTTAAAATTGTCTAGCAAATGCTCTATACAAGCTTTGATTTCGCCTTCTCTCAAGAATCGGTTGCAAAAACCTATCAATTCATCACGTACCAACCCACGTTTTAAGGCTTCGTCTCTCATGGCTCTTATAAGAGCATCCGTTGTTTCTTTATTCCCATTTCTTACAACAGGATTGCAACAAAACACCTTGCACATATCCATAGTTTCAAAACAGACTTAACTGCCTACTCATGTTCTTTAATTCGTTATTGGCAAAATCGACTTGTCGCTGGTCTATCTCAAAACCTATATACTTTCTATCAAGATTAACACAAGCCCTTGCCGTTGTACCGCTCCCCATGAATGGGTCTAGAACAACATCATCAACATTTGTCGAGTTTCTGATTAGTATCTCCATCAACTTTACTGGTTTTTCAGTCTGATTAATCAACCCATCCTTATCCTTACGTTTGTTTGTAGGAATAGGAACGCTCAGAATATCAGATGTACCAAACTCATTGATAGGTTTACCACCTCCTTTACGAAGCATAATGATATACTCCTTTTGATTCATATAATAAGTTCCACACACCTTAGAGCATTTATCCCATATCAAACACTTTGTGAAATGAAAATCACTTTTTCCAATCACATCAAGAAAGCGCATCAGATTATAATCATTACACATAAGATAACAGTGTGACTTATCTTTTAGAACACGATATAATTCGTTTATATATTCAGAAATATCTATGTCGTTACTCTTGAATATCTTACCTTTTCTTGTTTGTAAATCTGTCCAATATCCGCTCATGTTACTACGCCCACCTCTAGCTTGTACCGGATAAGCTACATCTGAGCATACTAGGTCTATACATTCATCGTCTAATAGCTTTAGAAGCTTTCGACAATCACCTTGATAAATTCTATTTAACTCCAGCATATCCAAACATATCTTTTTGATTTAACATTTCTTCCTTAATTCTTCTTTGTGCCACATTGAAATAATCCTTATCCAATTCAAAGCCAAGGAACTTTCTGTTGGTACGCAAACAAGCAAGAGCCGTACTTGCGCTGCCCATAAAGCCATCAAACACCAAGTCGCCTTCATTTGATGATTTCAAGATGCATTGCATTAGCAAAGGGATTGGTTTCTCGTTCTGATGTACCAATTTATCTGATGGAACTCTATCAAAGTCCCATACATCCTCCAAACGCTTCCCATTTATGGTTCGTCTGCCTTTATTCAAGTACAGGATTGGCTCGTAACATTGACCATATTGCGCCTCTAAATCTCCAGCCGTATGGTTGTTCTTTCGCCAAATGAGCACATTCTTAATGGTAAACCCTGCATTCCTCGCTTGTTGCATAAAAAAGTCTAAGGTCTTGGCACTACAGAAAATATAAGCAGCACTATCATCCTTTAAAATCCGGTAGCATTCGCTCATATAATCAATAATCAATTGCTCATTATCATCATTGAGTATTTCCTTAGAGAAACGATGGTCGTCAGCTCTCCACCCAGTCTTGTAGGCAATGCAATACGGAGGGTCAGTAACAATCAAATCCACCTCCCCACTCTCTATTTGTTTCATTCCTTCTATACAGTCGGAATTGTATATTCTGTTTAATTCTAGCATATCAAATCTCTTTAATAGCGTTAACATAAGCTTCGTGAGCTTCTTCTTGCGTCCCAAAGCATCCGATATAAATTTTCTTCTTACCTATCTGGTACTGAGCTTGCCATTTTCTGTTGTTCTTATTCCACGTCACGCCCAAGTATACAGATGAAGTCTTCTTTGCTATAGCCGAATAAACCATATTGTATCTTGCAGTGCAATACTCCAAGTTGTCTACATCGTTATTCGTCTTGTCGAAATCCTTATGATTCACCATCGGCAACGCATCTGGATTCTCCAAGAAAGCCTGAGCTACCAAACGATGGATATAGAACATTTTGCGTTTTCCGTTCTTGTAAAGCCATACCTTCAGATAACCTTTTGGTGTCTTACATGGGGCGATTTCCTTTAATTGAGACGTTCTCCCAATAGTAAAAACATGCCCCTGCTTGCTAACACAATATCTTTCGTAACCCTTTACAGGTCTTATATCACCTAGGAATCTAGCAACACATTTATCTTTCATTGTTACCTCCTTTTTCAAAGAAACTTGAATATATAGATTGCGCCTCCGATGTATCTAATAAATCAATATCATCATAAAACCTTCTGTACACAACGCCAAGCTTTTCATCATTTCCTATTTTTCTTGCTTTGGCTATTTGCTCACATGATTCCATAAGAAATGCACTAATCTTCTCATAACTTTGCATCTGTGTCTTCTTTAGCATATCCATGCTTACAAAGGTTTTGTAGTGTATAATATGCTTATCTTGATCATACTCGGTGAGTATCAGACCTTCAGGAATAGCAAACACCACCCTTTTAGTCTTGTCATCGCCATAAAGCTGAATCGCACCTGTAAACGATGTATATATCTTTTGTAATATCTTTGCTATCGGTAAATCCTTTTTCAAAAACCTTTCAGCAAACCTCTTCATAAAATGAACGCTCATAGCAAAACAATCCTCGCTATATCCTTCATTTCTGCTCATAGGAATATACTCGTTAGTCTCCTTCAGATAAATGAATACGCCGGAAGCAAAGACATCACCATGTTTTACACCTACCACTATGAAATAATCGGCATTTGGTGTAGCAAACTCAAAGGTCTTTGTTATTTGCCTAACTTTCTGTCTTTTCATTTCACGTTTAAGCTCATTAGCTTTTCGCATCTGAAACTCATAGATTCTTGTTTCATCTAAGTTTCGTACTCTACGCATCTCACCCGAAGTCATACTTGCTGTTATCATGCGCATTCCTCCTTTTTAATCTTTGATAACCAACAATCCCAGATTCTTGTAGCTACATTAGCCATCATAACAGGAGGAACACACATTCCGCAAGCAAACCAAGGTTTCATGCCATTAAAGTCATAATCCATCGGAAATGTTGATGCTAAAATCGTATCATGTGCAGAAAGATAACTTGGATTATCATAATAGACAAGTCTATCCTCCATTGCTGATATGGTATTGCATACCTTGTTCTTTTTGAGAAACATGTTATTGAACATAGAAAGACGATTATCCATCCGCTTGACAATATCACCGATTGAATTGTCTTTTTCATTTCTATGCTCCCAATACTTCAACATTCCTTTAGGAATCTGTCTTCCATTATAGTCAGAGAACTCATCCAAGACAATTTCTTTCTCGTTGAAGTCCATATCAATCTTAGGCACTCGCTCGAACAAATCCTTTTGAACCATAAACGGCTCGCAAAGGTCTTTACGTAACCCAATAAAGAACACCCTAGGTCTGTTTTGAGGAACACCCATGTTACGTGCATTGAGAAGCCAATGCTGCAAGATATATCCGGCATCATCCATCTGTCTATAAATCTCCTTTACGTACTCGATGGCTTCACCTTGTAATAAACCTTGAACATTCTCAAAAACCACTACCTTTGGCTTTAGTTCTTTAGCGAGGCCGATTGAGTAGAAAGCCAAATCGTCAAGCCTTTGCGCCTTCTGACCTTCTCGGAATACTTTTTCCTTTCCCCAAGCCTTTTGGCGGTCACCTGCAATACTGAATACCGAACAAGGAAAACTAGCATCCAGTATATCCAAATTATGAAGCTCTTCTTTCATAATACGCCCCCCCCCATATTGATATTGGCAATCAACTCACGAATATCACAATTGAAAGAATACTTGACTTCGTGATTCTTCAAGTACATCTTCATAACCTTTGGGTCTATCTCGTTAGAGGCTACCACATCATAGCCAGCTAGCTTATATCCAAAGGAACTGCCTCCTCCGCAACAAAAGCAGGACATTACCTTACCTTTGTCCTTTGTGAATTTAGCATCTTTTTTAGTCCATCTATAAGGGAACTTGTGCTCGTTTTTATACATTTATCTACCATAAAAAACAATCGTTAATAAAAACCGATGTATAAAAATAACCACAAGTAATATGGTTGTAAAAAGGGTCTCTAACCCTTGGATTTAGATTCTATTTTCTTCGGCAATGCGTCTTAAATAATCATCCGCAGCGTTATCGTCTATTTTCGACTTAAGAGACATTCCTGTGTTATAACCTATCATTAAGGACACATTCTTGCTCTTTTTCTTGTTCTTTCCATATCTCCAGCTAAACACCTTTCCTAGCCAAGCTATACCTACAATACCATCTGATACAACTATTGTCGGCAACAAAACAAATACTTTATATATCATCGCAATCTAATTGAGAGTTAAAAATATATCTATTCTGATTCAACCAAAGCTCCACGTAGTCAGCCTTGATTTTCAGAAATTCTTCATATGTGTAGCATTTCTGCTGCTTACCACCTTTGTTCCAATAATAGGCAACTCCTCCCAAAGAAAAGAAGTCTATCAAATCCATTTCCTTTCGCTCCGGTTCTTCACGCTTTTTCTTTTGCCTATATCTACTTACAGCAAGCAATATGAGACAAACGCAAAGCAACATGGAAACCAATATCTCGAATATTAACCTTACGTCTTGCATCTTATTTAAAAACAAAAACACGAAACTACCGATTGCAAAGTCAAAGGAATTGTGACTCGGACTGCCTTTCGGTATAGTCCATCGGGTTTCGTGTCTCTAATATCTTATTAATTTCTTAAATCGCCATTTTATCCTTTTTTGTTCTGCGCTTGCAAAGATAAATAATATTTCCCTAACCTGCAAACGTTTTAGTGCTTTTAATACTTTATTTGCATTATTTTAAACTTATCCTTTTTTGAAGTTCATTCCAAACTCTTCTTCCGTTACCTCATACATTACATCACCATATGCTACTCTTTGTTTGTCTTTTGCCATCAACAATAAGTTCCTATAAGGTATTTCTTTCACGACTTCTTGGTACGATAAATGCAGACTATCCATAAAAGATGCAATCTGACCTAAGAGTGTATCGTTACCTATGGTCGTGGTTTTGCTATCATCCTTGCCGCACTCTTCGCCAAAATTGATAGCGTCTGAAAATCCTTTATAGAGATTAAGGAATAAGCCGTTTGTAAGCCGTAGACAATCTCTTCAAGCGTTCCTTTAGACAATTCATCACTAATGGATTCATCGCCTTGTATGAATACAGACAACGCCTTGCAAGTATCATCCAAATTCTTAAGCATACCTAAGACTTCCGCTAAGGTCTTGCCCTCCTCAAAACTATCAAGGTATTTAGCCGCCTTGACCAATTTTATAATTGTAGGTGGTGAAATATAATAAGCCTTTCCATTCACGATTATCGTTACGGTATCCTCTCCAAGAATTGCATCCGCAACTAATTTACTTGCCTTACTCATGGTTCTTAATATTAAAAAAGGGGAACGGCATTAACACCATCCCCCTCGATCATTTATTGCCTATGTCTTATCCCTGTTCTACTACCGCAGAGCCTTCCCATTGGTACTCGCCAGCAACACCATCGGTCTCGCTTTCCATAGCAACGGCAGAAATACCCAAAGTGATATTCTTGTCCTGCTGGTCACCCTTGGCTACGATAGCTGCATTTGAGAAGACAATGTAGTTTCCGGTCTTGGTCTGAGCAACGATGCACTTGTTGATATTAGCCAAATCTTGGCTAGAAGACCAACCTACTGCTTCTGCCTCCGTTGTAGTCTCTTCTCCGGTTGCCTTGTACATCTTACCACCCTGCAAGTCTACCTTGTTCTTCCATGAGAATACACCAATAGAGAATGTAATTGTCTTAGCACCCTCATCAGTCTTGTCACGATAGTAAACCTGTCCGTTCAGCTCGTTCTTGTACTCAGTAACACTAGGGTCATCCTGAGAATATCCCCATGTTCCCTCATGGCTGTTCAAGACCTCTGAAGCGGTTTTCAACCATGTAGCCAACTTAGCAGGTGTATTAGCCTCGGTAAGAGGAGCACCATACCAAATTCTCTTGATTCCAATAAATGGTTTCATCTTATCTTACGTTTAATGTTTCAAAATCTATAGTAATGTTTGCGTAATGGCAACTCAACCTACTCTCTTGCTCTATGCCGTGGGAGCGGATAGAATAACGATACCATACTTCCTCAACCTTACCAACATCCTTGTCGGACAAGGTTTCAATAGTCTTTTTTAAAAGCTCGTTCAATTGAGGATTAGCCTCGCCCTCTATATCTTTGAGCAATATGTTTACCTCTATAGTACAATCATTGAAATAGGTCTTGTCTGCACTCATACGCTTAGGAATAATGACTATCAAACCATCATCGGGAATCTTCTCACCGACCATAGGCTTTTCCCCATCAAGTCCACCCTTTTTCAGATGTCCTTTCAGTCTACGTTCCAATCCCATCAACTCCAAGTCATCATAGATTACATGACCAGCATCTATTTCTGTTATCATTGCATATCCTCGATTTCTTTCTTGATATATTGAATACCCGAATCTATAACATCATATCCTCTAGAGGAAACATCAGACGCATATTCGGCTTTGTTTCCAAGGGTTAAGGTATGGTCATGTACATTACTATAGTTTGACCTTCTGAGATTACCTGTGCGGTTACGGTAGTTTCCGTTAGCCTTATCAAGTTCAACGGCTGTTTTACCTAACCTATCAAGGAATTCATCTACTTCCCTTTCTCCCTGCGCAAAAAAAGCGTTTATCTCATCTTTTATAACATCAGACATAGATACTCATATAACCAAGATAATTGCACTTAGGGGCATTATAGACCTTTCCACCTCCTCGGTAGCTTCCATCATCGGAATAAACCTTGACTTCATCACCTTCGGAAATCTGGCACTTGTCACAAACAATGTGATATTTCGGTGTATATATGCTACCATTATCGGTAGTGAAATGCTCGGTAGAGTTGTCATCGCACCGACAACGCCCCATTTCTTTCCATTCCTCAGAAGAGCTAATGACCTCGTTGTACTTGTTGACAACCTTATTCACGAACTTCTTCTTTAATATGTGAGGGGAATATAACATAACCTAGACATTTACCAAATATCAGACTTATCCGTGATAGTGGAAAGCCCTAAAGCTGCCACCACTTCATCATCCGGAGCAACACCATATTTTCGGCAAAGCCACATATAGTATTGCCCTATCCTAGAGTAGTCCCAAGAGACAGAGAATCCATTTTCGTTCACATTGCTCATATATGGGGCAAGCATAAGCTCCTCGATTACGGAAATCATCGCCTTGCCTACGACTTGCGAGTTGTCAGACGTATATTCTTCGTCAAGGTCTATACCTGACGAAACATCTTCCAACTGGGCATCGGTAATATTCCAAGCACGCAACTTCTGTGAAATGTATTCTCTTATCTTCATGTGACATCATTATTTCTGAGCCTGACTCATAGCCTCAGCGATTTTCTTTGCAGCATCCTGCTCGCTCTTTGCTTTTTCATCAAGTTCCTCATCTACATTCTCCTTTTCAGAAGTCTCTTCGGTCGACTCGGCAGCATCCTTTTTTGGAGTTTTCTCCTTTTTAGGCTTACTCTCCTTCTTTTCCTTCAAGACTTCCTTCTTAGGTGTCTCTTCTGGTTTCTTTTCTTCTTCCTTTACAGGATTTTCTTTTCCATCATTCAAGACTTCCTTCTTAGGAGCATCTTTAATTTCCTTATCGTCTTTTGGAGATGCAGAACTATTACTGCCCTGCACCTCCAACATCTTGCAAAGCTTACGTTCGATAAGGGAGTTCATACGTTCTTCGTCAAAGTCCAAGATTGCACCAACTTCATAGATGGTGTTAAAATGGAACTTGTCACGGAACGGACTAATTACCTCACCTCTCATAAGCCTAACCTACTGCTTGTGTTGAGTCCAAAGAGTAAATGGCATCAACGTTATTCAAGATAGGAACAACCATTGCCTGTGAGCTGGTGAACTCACGGAGTGGGTCGTTGGTAGAATAACGGCTAGCCAAGATATACTCATCGGCTGACTGATAAGTTACACCTGCAACTGGTCTTGTAGCTTCGGCTACGTTAGTCCAGAACAAATCACCAAGATTGTCATAGCAAGTAAAGGTCATGTGACCCTTAGCCCAAGGGTTGTGTGTTCCCTTCTTGCCGTTAATCTCGGTCTTGATCGTACGGGCTACACGTACCAAGTTAGTCTGCCACTTGTTCTTGAAGATAGAAGCAATTTGCTCTAAGCTCAAAATAGGAATATTGCTATCACTATTAATCGCAATGCCTTGATTGAAGGCAAACTGAGCACGAACCTGCTTGTTCTTACCAAGCAACTTGATTGTGTAATCGTCAAGATAACAAGTAGTGATGGTATTTTGGTCTTCCATCGCCTTGTCGTAAACCAATTGGATGTCGTCAAGTGGGGTTGCATCCTCTGCGTCCCAAGCCTTAGTGCCATGACCGAACTTGTTCTTCTCGGCAAAGCCAACATCAACTCGAACACCAGTACCACCTGAACGGGTAGCCAAAGCTACACCTGTTGACAACTCACTGAGGAACATATCTTCAATACGCTCGTAAACCGCCTGAATACAACGAGGAAGGTCTGCAAACAAGTTACGCAAAATCTGTGGCTGAGGCAAACGTTGCGCAATCATGTTGTCCAAATCCTTAAGCTGCTTCTCTGACATGTAGAGTTTCATACCAACCTTTGGGATTTGACCCTCAGCGGTTGATACCTTGTCACGGCTCTTCAATGGAAGTTCCGCATCCATTGATACAACGTCAGCAGCAACTCGTGTGTATTCCGCAGTAATTGATGCCCATCGTCCGTCTTGACTATAGGTATTAGTCAAGTGGTCTCGGTACATATAGGTCAATGTGGTCTGATACTTGCCGTTCAACTTCTCTACTACACTTGCAACAAGTTGTGGGAAGTATTTATTGACCAACTGAAAATAAAGTGATTTTTCCATCTGTTATCCTCCTCCTTTTAGTCTTTGTCCATAGTTGCATCAGACTCATCGAACTTGTTAGCATCCTCATCGCTAACCAAAGCAATCTTTGGCATAGCTGTAAGGAATGCATCCGGATAGTCTGCACCATTTGCAGCCTTAGCTGCTACCTTGTTTACTTGTCCAGCAGTCATAATTGCCGCTGGCTCACCGTTCAGAATGGAACGATAGAGAACACCTGCATACTTGTAATGTTCCAATGGGTCACTAGTAGTGCCCAATTCCTTATAATTGCCAGTTTCGATAGGCAATGGCTTGTAAGTTCCCTTACCATCTGTCACGATAACACGACCTGCGTAAAGAACTTCATCTTTTACGCCTGTCCAATCCAAAGCACGACCGCCCTTGATGTCGCCTTCCCATTTCTGGATGATGACGGAATCCTCACCAAAGACAATTTGCTTTTTCGTAGTCTTCAATTCCTGATTCATGTTTTTCAATTTTTAAAGTGACTGAACTAATGATGCGGCTACATTGTCAACGTCCTCCTTTGTTGGCTCACCCTCGCTAGCACGATAGCTGCCCCCGAATTGTGGTTGTTGCAACGCCTTGTAGTTGTTCGCTACCTTAGAGAGGTATGTTTCGATGGTCTCATCTGTGGCATCATCGCTCAAAGTGAAACCCTCGTTAATACGACTTTCGGGAATGCCCAACTCCTTAGCCTTCGATAAAATCTTCGCATCGTGGTCTGCTTTTGCCTTTGCCTTAGCAGCAGCCTCTTCCTTAGCCTTAGCCTCCTCAGCTTGCTTTTGGATGGTATCCTGCAATTCCTTGATGGTCTTGCTTTGCGCCTCCATCTGTTCGTTGTAGACTTTGGTTTGGTCGGTGTTCTTTTGAGTCAAGGTCTCTACGAGTTTCTTGAACTCTTCACGTTCCTTGGTTCTTGCTTCCTCAGAAGCTTTCTTCTCTGCTGCCTGCTCTTCAAAGTATTTTTTGAGATAGTCCGGCATTTCGTTTTTCTTTGCCAATTCCTCCAAGCGTTTCTTTTCGGCTTCCTCAGCGGCTTTCTTGGCTTCTTCTTCAGCTTTCTTCTTAGCTTCCTCTTCAGCAGCCTTGCGTTCAGCATCTTCTTTAGCCTTCTGCGCCTCCTCGAACTTTTTCTTGGCATCGGTAACTCTGCGGTCATTGTCCTTTTGCAAGGACTCCAAAAAATCCTTTTGACTAGCAACCACTGTCTCGATGTTGTCATCAGTAACAAGCCCCATCTTATCAAGCATTTCGGCATGTGCCTGAAGAACTTCATCACCTAACCCAAGAGACTTATACTCTTGTTTTAGTAACTGGAAAATTTTCTCTTTCATTCTTTCGATATATTTGTTAAAACTAGTGCAAAGATAATACGAAAAGAATAATTAATACACTAATCTATTTGCAAGTATCTCACTTTTGCCTAAAAGTGAGCAATAATGGCATTTACAAGCGATTTAAGGCTATTTTATTATGAAATCGTATAACTAGTGGTAATACAAAATTAAACTCGCATATAACGAAAAAACGCCAAACATCCTCACGGACATCTGACGCTTGTCGAATAAAAAGAACCTAAACATTAATCATCTAAAAGTTTATAACATTTCGCATATAACCCAAATGATTCAAATTAGAATAAAACCGTCCATCACGCTCTATGAATTTACCGGACTTCACAATCTCACCATTATGCAACATTGCAAACTTAGAACCATGAGCTGTCCATTTATTCATTTCTTTCATATGTTCATTAGAACCCCAACCATATTTCTTGATAGTAGGATAAATGAAACGCTCAAAGCAAATCTGACTATCCGTTTTATCATGCTCGGAGCAAATCGGGAGCACTCCATTATGTGCAAACCAATAACCTGCCTTATAGAATGGATGGCAATTCTTGACACAAACAGAACCATGAGTAGCAAATCTAAAATGTATGATTACATTTTCATTTATATCTCGCTTCATCAATCTACGGATAAATGTAGAGAAATGCAAACTCTTGTAATGGTCAGACTCGCTCACGAACCCACAACCATCTGGATTTCTCATATATGCAGCCTTCAGCTCATCTACGGATGGCAAAGCAACACCTTTCGGACATACAATAACAACACACATATCTTTACCCTTTCTTTTTTCTTAATAATACTTTGGTTTATTTGTGTCCTAGGGTAAAAGCCCTAGGACTACATTAATTAATTATTATTGGCTGCAAATGCATCCTTACGGCTCTGGAAGAAAGCCTTCTCTTCTTTATTCAAGAAAGGTATATCTTCGATATTCATAACCTCACTAGTGAAGACATTGTTGCGAGACCAACCGACAAGCTTTGCACAGAACTTAACCCACATTTCAATCTTCTTATAATTGGTTGAACCTTGATGCTGGCGAAATTCGATAGTCTTGTGACGTGCATAGCTCTCTGCATTGACCTTGTAATATCTATCTCCATGAAATACATTACGTCTAATATCGTAATTGCCGTGGCAATTAGAGAAATCCTTGTCAAGCAAGCTGGCTGCCCAACGGCAATTACCTCTTCTTGAAGGAGCCATGAAACTATCAATCAATCTTTCAAGTTTCTGATAATTCTTGAAAACGTTAACATACTGCTCACCTGTCAACTTTGCTGCCCCAATATGAACGTGAAGACCACAAGTAGAATTAACTCTTGCACCTACAGCATCCAAAGACTTAATAGCCTTCTTCAAAGTTGCCATACCATTTGTATTGCCATTCAATACCGGACTAACAACCTCGTTAGGGTCAACATCACCACCAACAGAAGAATCACTAACAATCTTGAAATAGCTCTTATTATCGGTGTGGTTATAACCCTCAGAATGAATATCAACACCATTCTGACGACCTGCCTCTATCAAGGCATTGCGCTCGGCATGAACACATTCAATCTCAACACCGAATGTATAAACAAATCTCGTTGAAGTAGAGCCGCTAGGTACATAGACCTTCAACATATCGGAGATTTCTTTCTCACGAAGACCGCAAGCCTTCAATGCAACAATCTTTTCGTTGCGAGGCATCTTTGACTTCTTTATTTCGTCAATAGTCTCAATTAATGACTTCTTTGAACTTGCGAATGAAAAACCAGTCTGCTTAGACATAATCAATTGTGCTAGTTGTTTCGGGTCTTACCCCTTGGTGTCGCTCTCACCTTATTGAGTGAAACTTGTCACTCGGCAAATCAACCAACTTATCTTGATTGACGATGCAAAGATACAAATAAGTTTTGAAACATGCAAGCATTTTAATGTTTTTCTTTATATATTTAACTTACGGTAACTGATATATGCACTTTATTAACAATTACCCTCTTTATATACCTTATTATATATAAAAAAGGCTTCGATGTTCACACACCAAAGCCTAAAAACTTTACTAACTAATTACCAATTTTATCAACTATCTTCTTAAATCATCACCAATATCTTCTTCTACTCCCAAATCCGGCAGTCTGTCATACGCTTTTTGGTCATCACCACCTTCAGACTTAACACCTAGCAGATAGCCATTCCGAAAAGCATAATAAACCACCTTTTCCATATCTTTAGCCGTTGCGTTATCTGTCAAATGCAGCGTGGCGTACAATCCCATCAAGAACTTCCGTACATCTTTCGGATATACTTTATTATTCTTCTCTAAAGCGACTGCCATTCTTAGCGGACTTTTCATATTCTTCTAATTTTCGTAAAACCATCAAACGAAACACAAAAGAGAACCATTCCGCTTGTCTCCCTAGTTCATAGACTTATTCGCAACTTTATTCGTCCCATCTGCTTCCTACGTTTACCCGTTGAAAGATGTCCGAGATTCCAATAGGACAAACATCACGGCTCTCTTCTTGTGTATCATTGTGCCAACGGAAGGATTCGAACCTTCGACCCTAGGATTAAAAATCCTATGCTCTGCCACTGAGCTACGAAAGCGTAAAGGAATGGTTGGATTTGCACCAACGCCCCCTTGGTTACCAAGCCAAGTGCTCTACTACTGAGCTACATTCCTTGTAATATGACAAAAGTACTTGTGGTGCAAGGGAGATTCGAACTCACCGAACCCGCTATGGGAATTGATTTACAGTCAATCTTCTTTAACCGCTTGAATATCGCACCATTTGTGGAACATACTCCTATTCCTCCTCGTTGCCCCAAGTGGATTCGAACCACTAATGACAGAACCAAAACCTGTAGTGTTGCCATTACACCATAGGGCAATTTAGTACTGCATAAAGGATTCGAACCTTTGAATACCAGCGTGAAAAGCTGGCGACTTAACCACTTGTCTAATGCAGCATCTAGGGTCTCTCACCCTAATAAGAGTTTCCTTGTTATAGTCTAGCTGGGCTGGGTAATCTATAAACCATGCCGTAAACTCCTAAGTCTTGACTTATTATGGTAGAAGCGACCTCTCTGAAGACCATCTGTTTCAAACACGATGCAAAGATAAGCATTTTTTCTTATACCTGCAAGTGTTTTAGTGTTTATTTATATTCTTTTGATGAATTTCACATCACTTATCCTTGCGGAGAATACCGCAAAGGGTTTCTACAAGTTTCTTTGCGTCATCACCTTTAATTTCGATAACATTTGAAACATCAGGAGCATCCTCGCCTTTCTGTTCCTTATCCAAACGCTTACGGAGAGCCAAATCTGGATTCTCAACCAAGATAGAGTCTAAAGCATAATTGCAAATGCGGCTTGCAAGCTCCTCGTTACCATTCGCATCACGCACAAACTCATTCTTGTCTTCAAGAATACCCATAATCTCATTGTACTCTTCAGCATTCTCACAATTTCGTGAGAGCATACCAATCACCTTGTAACGATCAATCTCAAAACTGACCTTTAATTTGTCTTTATTCATTTCTGTTTACTTGATTTATAAATTAATTAATTGCGTCTTATATTCCACATGCTTTCAGCAGGGCCAACCATAACATCAATATTTGCTCCTTGCTTATTTGCTACTGTTTCAATCCACTTAAGGTTGATAAACTGACCAGCGGAAAGGTTCATTTCTTCCATATATGCCTTATCTGCCTTTGCCTTTTGTCGCTCAGCCTTTTCTCTTGCTATCTGCACTTCATATTCACGTTCTTGTGTCTGCTTGGCTTGCACGACCTTTGCCGTGCGGTTCATTTCATTAAGCTGTTCCTTGTTTGGTGTAGCTTTACCAATGATAACCTCCTTTATGATGATAGGCATCTGCTTTTTCTTTGATAGAGCATTCACATAGTCCTGCATCTGCTTGCGTATCTTGGTGTCAATCTGATTAAGCACTTGCCGATTCGACATCAAGTCAAATGGGGAATGCTGAGAAATATGGTCTCGAACCAGATTGCAGAAATAATTGTTGAGATTAGTATCAAACCATTTCTCTCCATAATTCTGCAAAAGAATTGGGGACTTGCCTTGCTCAATCTGAGTAATGATTACAGTATGGAAGTCAAGTGGCGTGTTATCGTCACTAAACAAATCATCTAAGGTAATCTCATGACGGACTGGAACAATCTTGAAGTAATAACCACTCGTTGACCACCAACACCAAGTGAGACCAGTCTGCACTGCTTGCTGTTCAACACCTCCATGCCCAATAAACCAAGGCTTCTTTACGATTACGGCTTCTTCGTCTGCATCGGGAGAAACCGAATGACAACTTGTAAGCGCACTCATGCCGAGTATCGCAAAACAAAACATTAAGATAATTTTCTTCATTCTTAATTTGATTATTGTGTTATATTATACCAAAAATTCCTCTCATAATAAAGTTCTCCCTTTTTCTCATACCGGATAGCATCTGACTCTTCACATAGCTGACGAATACGCATATACAAGCGTTTGCCAGCTCTTCTTCAAACAAAAGAGACAATTCCTTCCAGTTATCAACAAAAGGAGCAAACCAAGAATATTGCTTCTTTACAACCTGTAGCTCATCCAAGGTTACGTGTCCGTATTCTACCATGTCATAGCATCTACGGAAGTCACTATTGTCTTTAGGAATATTCAAATCTTTCTTTCGCTTTACACCCATCAATGCACTCCACATAGTCATTGAAGAGATACCTGTATCACAAGTGGATACCCACTCTATCATTCTTTGCTTGTTCATCTTCTTTTATATTAATCACGCTAAGTCTCTTTATTAACTCTTCACATGCTTCTTTAGTTAAGATGCACTTCTTGGAATCTTTAATACCAATAATCTGTTCACGAATATCAGCATCCGTGTCGTACACCTCCTGTAGTTTTTTCTGAAACTCAATTACGTCTTCGTTGGTGAGTTTACCTTTCTTCTCAACAATTTTGTTTGTTATATTCTTATAAACACATTCGAGTTCAGAACATAAACGAGCTTCTAACTTCATCATTATTGCGTGTACAAAAGTATCATAAAGTCTTTCCATCTTGTATTTCCTCCGAAAGTCTTTTGATTACCTCGTTATCTTTATTCTCAATGCGAGCCTTTAAGATACTCTTGAAAGCGGCATCCATTGCCTCGTATCTACTGGAATATTCCTTACCATCCGTATGACACAAGCCTTCCTCTACACACCATGATGTAGTTTGCCAACAAAACTTACCTTTCGAAATGTTTGCAACACAAATATAGTAACCGAAATGCTCTAAAAGCCAATCTAACACCATATCATAGCTTGGAGCGGATATTGCCGGATGCTTACTATTCAACTTTAAGGCAGCAGAAAACTCAATATTGGATTTCTCCCACTCGGAATTTGAGTAAGCAATATAACTGCCATAATGCTCACTATATTTTCCACCCTTACGAACACCACCCTTTGCTGTCCAAGGGCTGGCATAAGCCCAAAATTCGGCTATCTTCTCATCATAGCCAACCTCCTTCAGAAACTTGGCTATCTCAAAGGGAACTACCTTTGGTTTTATCGTCTGTTTATTAGCCATTATCCAACTTTTTAATATCTTGCCAATGCGTTACTGGCATCAACATGTAATTACAAAACTTATACTCTGCGGTTATTACTGACGGGTTATTACTTCGATGACAAAACCAAATTTCCTTATTCTCTTCATTAGTAACAAGAACTTCTTCTTCAAACTCCGGCAAACGCTCCTTTACAGAAATCCAATCCGACTTATCCGCTTCATCATATGCTTGTTCTAGCAAAGGAAGAACCTTATCCAAGTCTTCGAAATCTGGTACGACTTCATTCACTCGCAAGATTGCTAGACCTAACAAGCTCTTAATCTTTTTTCTGTCCATTGCTCTTCTCGGTTTGTTTCTCTAAGTCTTTTAAATCTACCTTATCAAATCGAGGAACTGACTTACCATCAACCTCAACATTTCCAAAGAACATTTCCTTTGGTCGTACCCAAACCTCATGCTGTCCGCACACTGCTTGATATGCAACCTTAGCTTCAGAAGTCTCGCTATCAGTAACCTCACCAAGGTACTCATAGAAATTGCCCTTATAGTGTCGGTAAATCGGCTTACTGAATCCACCATGCAGCCAATCGGCTTTTCCGTTGATTTTCACGTACTCCCTTACCGCATCACACTTGCTAGACTTACTCAATTCTTCTACCCAATCGAAGAATGCCTTCTTATCCTTGACCTCTTCACTTGATACCATGAAGAGATAAGTGCAAAGAAGCATCTTACCTGCATCAGTATCATATTTCTTGTTCACCTCTTCAGCTAATTGCATCATAGGTGTATCTAAGCGATAATTCCAACTCATAATCTATCCTTTCTTACTTTTTAAATTTGCCAAATCCTCTTTCAAACGTAGATGGAAATTATCTTCTCCATCATCACCGGAAAGAAGCCAATCAATTCTTTGGGCATAAACCTGAGCTTTCTTCAGAAGTTCAATACCCTTTTTGAATTCCTTGATAGTCTTTTTAGATAAGCCATATCTATTAGGCATCGTATGATGATGTTTTCTAACATACTTGTCTTCATCCTCTTCTAACCATCGGTCTTCGAGAAAGCATCTTTCGTCTTCCTCATCCAACGGATGACCATCAACATAATCTTCTATCTTTGTATATATGTCAGCAATCCTATACTGAGCATAATCAAAACGTCCTCCACTCATAGACTTTTAATTTCAAACTTGAACTTACTTCAACGCAGTCAACCTCGCTTCTAGCTGTTGGATGATGTTATCTATAGTCTTTCCCCTATAATCAATAGCAATATCTTCCAGCACCTCAATCTGAGCCACAATTTTTAATCTTTCTCTTACTATTGTCATAATCAAACTTGTTTATTATGATGCCGTGCTTGCAAAGTTGTAATGCACGATATAAACATAACCGCCATACATCTTTCCGATTGTTACTTCAACGAAATCAAAGATAATGTCGCCATCCATCTTGTAAGAAATCAAAGGTTCAGTTGGGAATGCATGGTGTTCTGTGTTGAAACGATACACTTCTTGTGATAGTAACTGCTTGAATACATCAATCTCACCATCCTTTGAAAAAACACCTTTAAACTCATCTTCATTGTCAATTGCAACAACTACTCCAAGTTCACTTCTAACACATACACCTTCATTTCTACCACTTTGTTCATTATACAAGACAGGTAATGTGTAAACACCTCTTGATTCTTCCATATGCTAATTCTTAATTTTGTATTTTGTTTTTATCCTTCAAGTTGCTTACATTGAGCTAAGTCTATTGCGTACGCCCAACGCTTAGGAACAAAAGACATCGTAGGTACGAACCTATCCGCACGCTCAACACATACATCTTGCGTCCGGTAAATCAATCCGTCTGAGCCTTTTACCTGCAACTCTACTAGAATTGTATGGTCTAGCATCGGGAACTTATCAATATCATGCCAGACTTCACCGCCTTCAATAAATGAAGGCTTAACATGATTAATCTTTTTTGCCATCACTTACCACAAATAAATGGGTTAGACTTATATTCGTTCTCAATAGTCTCACGGCTACCGAAGCACCACAAATCCTTGGATAGCTCCTTGTGTAACCTTGAAGACTTAATATAATAGCCATTGTTGACATCGTAATGCTTACGTACCATGATATTGTCGTTTACCACTCCAGTCTCATCATCTGTGATAACATAGAACAAACGCCCATCGCTGAATGCTTTCAAGCCTTTGTACACTCCATTAGAGACAACCATCTTTTCATAGCCGTTCGTCTCCCAGTTGGCATAATCCCAGATGGTTTCCAAATCATCATCATTCAGAAGATTATTATCCGTGATAACCTTGCCTATTACCTTGAATTTGCCATCATGCATCATTGCCTCAACAACAAATTCATCAGCAGCGTTAAAGTCGCTAATCTCTATGACATTCATAATACTTGTGCTTTATATTCTCGTAAATCACCCTCTTTGCAGCCTTTGCTCTTCTATTATTAGCAGAAAAGACATCATCATACAAAGACATATCTTCACTCTCAAAAGCCACATGCTCACCTTTGTAGCAAGCATCAAAACGGCATCCTTTTTCAGACTTAGCCGCAGTAAACTTTATCTTACCAAACTTAATCTGCATAAGCCCTATCCTAGAAAAAATATTAATGATACTATTTCAAGAGCAAACAAAAGCGTTAATGCATTCTCAATCGTGAATACCTTTTTCATTTTTTCAATACAGTTTTACGTGTGTCTCACGTTCTAAATTTATAATGTAAGGGGATTTTATATCCCCTTTATTGTTCTTACTTCAAAACTCGATAAGTTTTATCGAAATCATTAAAACTCTTCAGATAACCCTTTTCGGTCAAAGAATTTAATATTTCTTTCAACTCATCCTTGGTATTATCCAAATCGAAATCATACAAATCTGCAAAAGTGAAGTACTTATTACCTCCGATTACGTCAGCCATCACTCCGATGTTGCCATAAACCATTGTCTCTTTCTTACTCAATCTAGTATTCATAACGAATCACAGTTTTTACGGTGTGTCTCACCTTTTAAAATTAGTAACCTTGTTTCTTAATTACGATGCAAAGATACAAAGAATTATTGAAATATGCAAATTATTTAATGTATTTCTTTTATATTTTAACGCTTATTATATATGTAGGCACAAAATTAACTTTCTGTAGCAGAAAAAGCCAAAGAATCCACCATTTCGTTATACATATTACCTCTATGAGCCTTAACCCAATGGTATCTTATCACCTTGCCTTTCGCTACCTTATTATATATAGGCTGTAAGTCTCCTAACTTGCAAGCCTGTATTCTCTCTATAGCCACTTGGCAATCCACATATACATCAACAGAACACAAAGGAGGGCAATCACCCAATGCTTGAATGACCGCCCTTATTTCGGCTCTCACCGAATCGTTCACTTTGGCTGTGATAAATGTATATTTCCCACTATTGATAATCGCTCCCTTATGAAGCACAAGCCAACCGCAACCACACTTGTTGTTCTTACTAGAGCCATCAGCATACACTTCATAGCGCACACCTTTAGCCTCATCAACAATCATCTGAGCAACAACCTCCAAAGAGTCATTGCTCATCACATTGGCTATTTGCTTGGCTTTCTTCTTCATAAGCGATTAAATCAAACCTCGTTCCTTGAACTCATTCATCAATGGGGTTGCCAAGACCTCAATATCTGGATGAGGCTTTCCAGTAGTTCCTTTTGATCGCAAATCGAAGAAATGAAGCCAATCACTCACGAATGCGGTATGAATCAACTCCGTGTTGGTATCAAGAGGAAGAATAGTTCTCGCATCTTGTGGCTTTAAACCATCATCCTTAACCAAAGACAAATACATCATTTCACATACTCTATTGGCAAACCACCATTTTTCTACCGGACTCCAATGCTCATAACTACCGATGTTCTTTGATAGGTCAACAAATGTTCCACCATCAAAAGACGATGGATTAACCGCATAATCTTCGCTAACCCACTTTGGCTTGTTGATAGCAATCTCTCCTCCGAACTTATCTTTACTATAGTTGCAATATCGGGTGCTTTGTTCCGCTACGGAATCTACACGATGTCTGTTAGCCTCTCTACTTACCGCAATCTGAGTAGTAAAGCGGACGGTTATTCGCTTCTCATGCCATTCCGTAGGCTCGCAGATATAGTCCAAATCATCAAACCATTCATTCTCTACTATCACTCTGTAGTTGGTCGTAATATAGTAATCGTTACCTATCTGCATCACCTTGGAATACTTGTTCTCACGATAGTGCTTGACCAATAAAGACTCCGGTACAAAGAACTCGTTATCGTAAGCAACATGGAGATAGATTGTTCCATGCTCCAACACAGCATAGTGCGTTGAGTTCATCATACGCTCAACGAAAGGCTTTGCGCTGTCTTTGTCTATCTTCATAGTTGACGCATAGCAAGTGCGACCACATAGCTCTATCTGCTTGTAAACTCCATCCATACCCTCACCTTGGGATAGGATTTCGTATTTCGGTTCTAATATCTTCATATCCTTATAAGTTTTAATATTCGACCACAAAGATAGCTATTATATTCCACTCTACCAAAAATTAGCACTCAGTTTAACAACACTTATCTATATTGTGAAAAACAAAAACTATCACCATAAAAAAAAGAGGAGAGTGCATCACGCATTCCCCTCCTTCTCGATTATATATCAATATTACTACAGTTGTCTTAGTGTGTCTCACCGCTTGCAAACATATCTACTTGCCTGGAAGACTTGTAGCCGATGATTTCCAATACCTCCCCAAATTTAGAATCATACCAATGTGGTTGTGTTTGATTCATATTCTTCTCGTTGATGTCGTTCTCACCATAAGCCAATCCTTTCTTGGTAATCTCACAATACTTGTGTACCTTGTTCGTACCCTTGCGCTCTTTTAGTTTCAATAATCCTGCCTTTACCGCCAACTCATTGAACTTTCGAGCAGACAAGCCTACACCATGAGATTTCAATAACTCCGTAGCGGAATGCTTTGCACCATTCGGTGCGCTCACATAATCAGGTGTCGGCAACCCTAATGGTTCAGCAATTTTCTTAGCCATCGCCAATTTGGAAACATCGCTGAGGTTCAGATAACCAGGAAGAAAGTTCAACCACTTCAGCTTGATGTCAAAGGAATCGGAAGCCTTCTTGTCCAGCTTCTCCTGCTCGTACTTGACTCTGGCAGCTTTCTCGACTTCGATGAAGTACTTACGGAACAATCTACCTTGCTCATTGTTCTCAATCATACACAACTCCTTTGCCATATCCAAAGATAAGGCATACTCAATACGACTTCGACCACCATTTGAGTTTTCCATAATTTTGTGGAAAACTTCAAAATCTTGATTTTCAACGAATCCATACTTTTCTATGCGATTTTTAATCCATGTTGAAAAGTCTTGCTTACTGCCCAACTTTTGGTGCAGCTCCCTTGCGTTCACGGCTTGTTTGCCGTCATGCTCGATAATCTCTACAACTTCAATACCTCTCTTTTCATTGTTAAGGAACTCTGAGACTACTGGTAAAGCCTCTACATTTACATCAGTTTTGTTAAATTCTAATGTCATTTACCTAAAATTTAAATTGTTAATAATTATATTTGGCTGTGGTGGAAACGAAAAGCCCCATCCGCTAATGTGGTAAGAGCGGACAGGGCTTGTGTCAACCGTCCACTTATGTAAGGCGATGAACGGAATGACGAAGCTCCACGCTTGGAGCTAATGAAAATATTTATTTTGTAAAATTGTTCAAATGTCAGTCAGTCGTGCGCCTTACTTCACAACCTTGTTATTTCGGCTGCAAAGTTAATGCTATTTTCTTTAACTTGCAAACGCTTTAGTGTTTTGTTTAAAACATTAACGTTTGTTTTACTTTGGAGGACTTCTGTCCTCGCCAGCACGACCAACCATTGTGGCACGATGCTGCACATTACTTCTTCTTTCCATTGCTCACGGAATTTAATTGTTAAACATCAAAGATAATGTGCAGTTGTTTCGGTGTGCCTCACCTTATATATTGTTACGCTACCATTGATAGCATTTCTTTAGATTGCATCTGAATCCATTGGCAAGCATCCTTGCGGAAAAAGATGTCAGAATCGAACCGCTTTCCATCCACGATAATGTGGCTACCTTTGCACTCGAACTTGTGGTTTCGGGTCAATGGTATCAAAAGGTATGTATCACCCTCTTTCTTGTCGTACACAAGCGTCAAATCCGTACCGATAACCTGTGATACCACCTTGCGCTCATCTGAGCTTAAAACGCCAATCTTGCCATCATGCTCAACGTAAAGAGCATCCTTCAAATTCTTATCCATATCTCTTAAATATTTAATGTTCAAAGTCCGGTGCAGTTTAGCGTGTGCCTCACGAAATCTATTACAAATCACACTCGTATGAGTATTGCTTTTTCAGCTTATTCAATGCATTCTCGGTAACGTAGTAGATGTTATCGAAATACTCGCTTTTCTTGATGCTTCGGCTTTCCTTCAGCTCTACCTTGTGATTGAATGTCACTTCGTAGCGGTTTGCGATGCTTGTAATCAGGAAATCGACCTCACGCTTGCGTTTGTCCAGCTCGGTCTCTTTATACTCTCCACGCTTGATAAATGCGTCCTTGTTCGTCTCTTCGATGGTTGCAACCATGTTGCCTTGCATCACGATAATCTTTGCACTCATATCTAGTTTCTTTTTAAATCCTTAATAACCTTGTTAAGCAACTCTAATCAAGTTGTAGTTCTTGAATTGTCTCCACTCGCCCTTAACTTCATCCCAATACTTTGTGCAGTCCTTGCAAGCGTAACCCTTGCCGTTTGGAGTGTAGTCAATATGACTCTCCATCAAAGTGCCGAAAGCCTGACGAATCTCACCATTCATTTTCTGAAAATAGAACTCAACGACCTGCTTCTTCATGCGAGCCTTCAGCTTGATAACCTGCCAAGCTTGCTTCAAGCATTCTGCCCAACTCATATAAGCACCTTTAAGCTGAAAGGCTCTGTGTGCCATATTCATCACTTCTCTCATCATATTCTTAAATGTAGTAGCCATAATCTTTCAATTTTAAACGTTAAACTTAAATTACTTACTTTGCAAGTCCGATGCTCTCACGCAAGAAGCTCTTAGCCTCATCGTTGTTCATATTGAGCTTTATTGTTATCATATTCAACATTCTATCAACGTCCTTTTGGGTGTTTATCCTGTTGCTTACGAACTCTATCATAACGAACTTCTGAATCAAGTTTCTTCTTATCATTGAAGTAGTCATATTGCTATACCGTTTTACGAGTGCCGACTCGGAGGTGCAACCTCAACTAAATTAATAATGTTATTGTGACCTTTGTTTCTTAATCACGATGCAAAGATAACGCTTTTATGTGATATAACAAAATAAAATATCACTTTTATGCGATATTTTGATGTTTCTTAACAAATAACGCTTGAAATTCATATATATTCACAAAAAAAACACTTTAAAATCATATTTTTGCTTATTTTCTTTGTTGTTTCAATAACTTTTTGTATCTTTGCACCAAATTAATAACACATATAAGTAATGTATATATGAATATAAAGAAAACGATAAAAGATAATGGATGGACTCTGGAATCATTAAGAGCCAAAATGCAGGAGATAGAGGGGCGTGAGGTAAAACAGTCTTCTATGTCTCGAATAGTGAATAGTGCCAACCCTACAGTTGAAACACTTCAAAGGCTTGCAGATGCTATGCAGATAAGTATTTGTTCGTTCTTCGAAAACGACCAGCAGGGCACTTCTTTAGTCTGCCCTCATTGTGGTAAGCCTATGAATGTAGAAATCAATTTAAAAGTGCATTGACTCTTATGGAAATAAATATAATGTTATCGGGCTTCCGTAAGTTAGCTGATTACCAAAATGGTAAATTTACGTTACTAATGCCTTATGAGCCAAATCGTACAAAGCATTATGGTGTATATTTAATAGTTTTTGGTTCTGGGTATTCCTTTTATGTTGGTGTGTCATCTAATCTAAGAAAACGTGTACAACAACATTATTGGGGAATGAAAGGTAAATATCATTGTTTGCCTCTTGTTCAAAAGGCATTTAACAAATATAATTCGTTTGGTATATACGCATTAAATGAGAGCAACGATGCTGCTTATGAAGATGACTTTATAAGAATCTTGCGACCACCTCTTAATACGGATTATGTTAGTGACAAAAAATTAAAGTACAATGAGCTAAAAGCTGCAAGCGAGAAGTTAGGAGTCAGTTTGTCTTCTTTGTTAGAGGAAAACAGAACTGTTCGTTTTGTAGAGGATAGGCATGCCAATAATTTCATCGCCCTAATAAAACAAGGTGGTGAGTTGTATTCCGCATCGTCCATCGCTGAGGCTAGGGCTTTGCTTGACAAGCTGGAAAGTAATTAGGTGAGCGTTCCTCTCAAGTATTGATAATTAAAACAATTAGATTATGAAGAAAGATTTGTTAGTTGCCGTAATAATAATGCTTGCATTGCCATCTAAGGCACAAGAATATATCAAGGCGATGCCTGTAGTTCCCAAGAAAGGATTTCAGACATTTGGGCAGTATATAGAGACACATGATGTATCTGAAATGGATGGTGATACCGTAACGTTGGCAAATGTCTATGGAACTATAGGTTATGCCGTGATGGATAGGTATGTAGGGCGTATTGATAGAAGTTTCTTTTTAATGATGCAGGATGCTATATATGAAGATGACAAGAATGTAGATTCCAAGAAGATGCTTTATGTTCCTATATCACCTAGTAAATATGAGCTGACAGAAATCAATACCAATGTTATTAAGAAGAAGTTAAAGGAGGATTTCATACTCACCCAGAATAATAGCTTTTTCTTTAGGAATGATAAGTTTGTGGTTAAGGCAGAATGGGATTATGGAAGAAAACGTGTAACGTTTCATTGCCTAACATATCCTAAGCATTATATTCTTGCAATTGGTGAAGAAAAGGAAGAAAAGAAAGTTTTTGTTCCACCAATAGATAGAAAAAGTTTAATAGAGAATCCATAAATGTAGGATGCAACCAAAGCAGATTTGCGTTCGTTCCACAATCCAAATGTGATTTGTGGTTGCATTTCAAAGGATAAATAGGACGGATATTCTGTCCTATTGAACCTTTGAAGACAACACCAATCATTCAACAAGCTAGAAAACAAGCCCGATGGTTTTCACCCAAATGGGGGAAAAGTTCCTATTAGGTCACTCCTGTTTTTACTGGACTCTTAGGTTTTTGCCAATTTTGTCTAAAACCTACATTCATATAGCCAAATGAGGTGTCGTGATTTGCGACACCCATACTTACTGATAAATAATATAGACTAATAGGATTTTTGTATCTTTGCCTATTTTTACCACTTTTTGGTAAATTTGATACCCTTACTATGAATACATTTTATAGAGATTTGCCCTGCATCCATTTTTCACAACTTTGTGAAAAACCTTACCATTTGCTTTCAATGGGGGTAAATGATGCTTAACCCCTCATTTGATAATTTTATCAAGCGAGCATCTTCTTACTTCTTCATTTCACAAATTTAGGAAATGAACCCTCGGGGAAATTTTTCCCTCGGCTACTTTCAAGGTGTGAAGACTTGCATCTGGACGCATACCTGCGCTTAGTTGCATTTCTCCACACCTTTTGTATTACAACCTATCCACCTTGTTTTTGATAGTGTCAAGATTACGGCTCATCAGTAAAATATGCTTATTCCAGCTTTCTTGTCGCTCATCTATCGACTGCAAGTACATCAAGCTTTGTGCAAGAATGGTTCTTCCCTCATCAACGGCAACCCATATATTACCTACATTACCCATAATGGTATTCACGCTAGCCGTTAATAAGCTACCCTCTGTGCCACCATCACGAGCCGCAATAGCATCCAACTTGGTATTTATGAGCTTTGTTTCCTCATACGTTCCCTCTGTAGCAATTTGTACCGCTGTGAAACGACCATTCAACTCTTCTCCTGTATCTTGGCTCATTGATTCAAAAGAACCGGAAGAAGCGGACTGCTCGTAAGATTGCTTGTAACCCGTAATATCAGCAATATTATCACGAATAGCCAAACCCTCTTGAACTATCTTATCATACTCTTCTTTAAGATTATTCAATTCGGTTGGCGTGAGCTGCCTTCCTCCATTCTCCTTCATCTTGTTTGCCCAGCTCTCATAAAGAGGCTTAAGCTTTTTATTCATAAGGTCTCCCAAAGCGAAGTTGAGCATCGACTGGCTGAGCATTGTAGTGAAGTCATTAGAAAAATCCTTTGCAGACTTGCTCATATCCATAAGATTGTTTATGAAGTCACTCTTCATCGAATCAAAGGTTGTTTGAGTCAAATTCTCATTGATTTGCTCCGTCAACTCCTCTAGTTTTCCCGCCAGTTCTGTATATTGCTCCCAATATTCCGTCTTATCATACTTGCCTTGGTCGGTCATGTTCTTCCATACATCCGCATTATGTGTACGAATGTCAGCCATCTGCTCTGGAGTGAGCTTGTATATATCCTCCAAGGAATTAACCTTGTTTATCGAAGAATTGGTATAACCGCCTCTGACTGCCGATTGCTGTGCCAAAGTCTTATTGATTGCCGCATAATCTTGTGCAGAAAGATTCCAATAATAAGCATTTGAATGGTGTGCACCATGATACCCCATTTGTGTTTTGAGAATATCCATCGTTTGGGTGTTAACCTGCTTTTGAGCATCGTAAGCAGCATTATAGTTGCTGACGGCTGTATAACCGGAAGATTTGTCAATAGACTCTTTTAACTTATCAATGGAATACATCAATCTGTCATTGCTCTCGGTCAGCTCTTCAGTTTTCTTCGCAACTTCTGCACCATTACCTCCACCAATACCGAACATCTTGCCCAACGAACCAATGGTTTTTATTCCATTCATAGCTGCGCCTATGTAGTTTCCGCTTGCAAAATCAGAAAAGGCTTGTGTTCCACTGTTCAATGCATCCATTCCGTTATTCACAGCTTTACCAAAGCCTGTGTTTCCGAGACCCAAAGCATCGACTAACCCAGGAAGGTCTTTTAGTTTCTCTTGGATTTTACTCAAACCCTCAGCCCATTCCTCGATAGTATCGTGCAAGCTCTTCTTTGCGGCATCCTGCTTTACCTTGGCTTCTTCCTGCGCCTTTCCGACTTCCTTTGTTGCCTTTCCAACCTTAACCTCTGAAACCGCCAAATCATCAAAAAGCTTACGTAACTTCTCCGTTTGGCTTACACTGAGATTTTTGGTAGAACCCATTAGTCTGTCCTTATTGGCAGAAGTAATATTACTGGTATCTATATTAATCCCACTTTCCGCAAACACACCTTGGATTTTTCTCCTTTGGCTCATGTTGTCAGCCTTGGCATCAAACTCCACCTTTCTAGCTTGTGCCAATCGGTCTTGCGCATCCTTCGCCTCATCAATAAGCCTACGGTGTTCACGGACTGCATCATTAACCAATCCCCATCTATCCTTCTGCTCGGAAATCGCATCATCAATCTTGTAGATTTGGTCAGATACGGTTTTCATGTCATCAATTTCCAACGTACCCGAACCAAGCAACTCCTTCATCTTCTTGCGAAGGTCTTCAAGATAAGGAATACTCAATCGGTTCATATCCTGAAAGACAACATCCCAATTGATAGAATCCTTGAAATCCGAAAAATTCAACTTCTTCAACTGGTCGTTCATCTCCATTTCAGCGTTCGCTGCACCAAAAGTATCTCCCTTTTCTCTTGCAAGGTCTATCTTGTCCGTGTATTCTTTTACAATAGCATAACGTTGTTGTTCTAAGCTGCCGTATTGCTTCATGAAATCCAACATGTCCTTTATCTCCGCTTGCTGGATTTCCTTCAGCTTTAATTGCCTCTGTTTCTCAATCAAGGCAATTTGGTCTTCAGAGTTCTGTCCAATGGTCTTCCCAAGATGATTACCCTTGTCGTCAACCATTTGTGTGCCCAATACCTCTTTGCGGTATTCCGCATCGGACTTACCCTGTTTCCACATGCTGGCTTTACGACCTTTTCCCGAATTTACCCAAACAATCTGGTCTTTCTTCTTCTTAGCCTCAACGAGTTTGTCAATCGAATCCTCTATAGCCTTTTTCTCCTTGTCTGAAGACATATTAATTTGAGCAATCTCCTTTTCGGTCTCATTCTTAATCAATTCCGTTCTTCGCTTTGACAACTCATCACTGGCTTTCTCCGAATAGGAAGAAATAGACTTAGCATAGTCCTCCTCTGCCTTGCGCTTATTACCAGCCATCGTTTCCTTTTGATTTGCTTCACGCTCTGCCTTAGTTGCCGCACGTTCCGCTTCACGTTTTTTCTTAGCTTCAGCAGCGAGACGTTTCTTTCTCTGAGCCTCAGTCTCGGTTGGTGTACTCTCTACCTTTTCCCCCTTGTATTGAAGCCCTCGGCTTTCATTATAAATAGTCCAATAATTCTTATTAGTTCCACCAAACTTCTTTGTTGTATCTCCCGGCTTATGGGTTTTCAACCATGCCAATCTTGCTCTTGCACTTCCTGCCCTTTGGCTCTGAGACATATTCTTAATCCAAGCGGGCAATGACTTATCGTCATAGTCCACCTTGATTTTCATATGATAAGTTCTTTCACAAATCTTTCGGATTTCATCCATTTCAACAGCCATTTCCTTAAATGACTTTTTCGCCAACCTGTTACGTTCGGCATTCTCCTTTGTACTATCTGAAAGCTTTCTTACCTCTTTACTAGCATTCTCCGCTGCAACTTTAGCTTTGTTCTCAGATTTAACCCTCTCATTTAACGCTTCCTTTGAATGGGTAATAGTAGAAATGTATTCATTTGTTGCTCCCGTTATACTTCTTATTTGTTCATCAGAAAGATGAAGGTTTTTATAATATCTCATTACACCTTCGGAAACCTTATCCATGACAGAAGCATACTGCTGGTTGAGTTTGTACATTTCTTCCGAATTGTCTCTAACTTCCTTATATTTCTTGCTTAATTCGATAAGTTTATCTAAATCTTCATCCTTTACCGCAATGGTGGCAAACGCAGCTTGATCACTTGTAAGCACGCCTTTAGTTGCCTCCTGAAAATCCATCTTTGCGGAATTCTTACTGGTATTATAATCGTCATACGCTTGCTGTACGGCATTTTGATGTTCCATGGCAATAGTTTGCTCTTCGATAACGCCTATCAAATCTTCCTTATGCTTCATCAGCTCTTGTACCTTTGAAGCTTCGTTTTCGGACTTCATAATTGTTTCATCGAGCTTTACGCCATACTCTTCGTATGCGCTTTTCAATGCATCTATTGTCTCTTTGTGGTTTTCCGCATCCTTGCCGGCCCCCAAGATAGCAAACAAGGAACGAACCTTAGCACTTGCCTCAGATGCTTTATTCCCCATGTTTGCAGTCTTGGTCGCAACATCTTCCGTTTCGTCACCAAACAAAGAGAATACAGAAATAGCTGTGCTCACTAAAGTAATGACAGAAGTCAATGGATTAGAAACCATAGTAGCCCAAAGACTACGCAAGCTCGTTGTCAACGCATTGGTTGCCCACGAAAAAGCCGATTGAGCCAAGGTCGCAGCCTTTGTACCAACTGACATCATGCTTGTAACAAAGGAATTGCGTTGCTTCGCACTTGTATTCACGTTTTGAGAAGTCGTATTCGCTCCGGTAGCCGCTGAATTAACATTCTCTGTGGTTGTGTTTGCTGCATTTGATGCAGTTTGTCTTGTAGTAGCTCCGGCATTAGCGTTTCGTGCCGCAGAGTTCGCATTCTCAGATGTCGTATTCCCTTGTTTGGCAGTAGTATTTGCATTAACCGCAGCCGTATCGCCCTCTTTTGCCGCAACCCCCTCATTCACCAGCTTGTTTATCTCGTCCGCATTAGAGCCAGTTTCTCCATAGATTCGGTTTTCCTCCTCTATAGCTTGATTAAGCTCTTGGGTTACACCTTTAAGGTCTTCTTGCATACCCAATACTTTTTGGTCTGCGAGATATGCCTTTTGAGAAGCCTCGTAACTCTTCTGTTTGAGGTCGTTCAACTTTTGCTGCTCAGCCACATATTGATTTACTGCTTGGTCTCGTAATTTCAAATCATCACCAAAGCCATCATCATAACCGCCCAAATCAATCACATCTTGGTATGAAGACTTTACCTGCTCCTTTTTTGCGGCTACAAGTTCTTCTTGCTTCTTGATTTGAGCACCGATTTCCTCTACAATTCCATGTTGTTCCCTTGCCTCTTCTTTGGCAAATTCGATGCTTGCTTCTGCCAGTTTTTTCTTTTCCTCTATAGCATTTGTGTTAAGAATAGCCTTACCCAAAGGAGTATTATTAGCCTCGTCTATAGTGGCTTTCTTTGCAGCCTTTGCGTTAATTTCAGCAGCCATTTCCGCATCGGCTCTCTTTTGTCGTGCGGCTTCCTCTTCTATTTCTTTTGTCCGCTTTGCGTTCTCATACTCCATGCGCTCATTATCAGCAGCCTTTTGCTGGGCAACCAATAAATCTCGCTTTGTTTGGAGTTGTTGAGCCATCTGCTCGGTGATAAGACCCTCGTTCCTCGCCATCTCAATTTGCTTTGAAACGATTTCCTCTGTCTTATCATCACCAATGTTTGACGTATCGGCAATAGCATCACCTAAAGCCTTGTATCTATTTGCCCGATACTGCTTGGTGTCTTTACCATTTAAGGAACGGAAGTTGTTTTCTTGGTCTCTTGCCTCTCCTAACTTAGAATCAAGTTCCTCTGTGATTGATGCCATTGTCATAGCATTCTGAACCTTCTGAATGCTTGCCGCTGCCATCAAGCCAGCTTTGTAAGTTCCGACCATAACAGCCGCTGAACCAATAACTTTAACCAAAGTTTCCCAATTCTCTATCAGAGAAGATATTAAGTCAAGACCTGTTCCAAAGATTCCTTGTGTCTTTTGTCCTATAGAGTTGATTGCTTGGTCTATCGTATCTTCTATGTTCGACCAACGACCTTGAAGGGTTTCGGCTTGCTTGTTCATCAAGCCTCCGAATTTGCTGCCCTCGCTTGACATCTTCACAATCGCTTCTTTCACAAGATCTGCACCGACTTCACCTTTCGTTACAGCCTCTTGCACTTGGGATACGGTCTTACCCATAATTTGCCCCAAGGTCTCGGCCATCGGAATGCCTCGACCCATGAATTGACGCAAATCAATTGTAAACATTCTTCCTTGCGAAATGGTCGTGCCGTACAAATAAACAAGCTGCGACAAAGGAATATTAAGGCCAGAAGCTATATCACCCAAATGTACCAAGGTGTCATTTACTTCATTGGCTTGTATTCCATATGCTAAGAGTTGTTTTGCGCCTTCAGTAACGTCTGTCATGTTGAAAGGTGTGCGAGCAGCAGTTTGGATAAGTTCATCCATAAGCGCACCAGCCTTTTGCTCACTACCCAACATTGTTGTAAAAGAAATCTCCAATTGTTGGAATTGAGAGCGAACGTTAAAGATGTGCTCAGCCAATTGTTCAAAGCCCAGACCACCAACTAAACTCATAGCTAGTTGTCTTGCGTCACCATTCAAACGACCAAACAATGAGGAAATACCTTCACCGACTGTAGGAGCTTGCTTCATTTCAGCAATCATTTGGGCAAATGCATTTGTCATTTGATTGGTCATATCCTTAGCAGGAGACACAGAACCCGAATACTTAGCATATTCCGTTTGCATATTCTGTAACTCTTGTCTCGCTTGCTTGCCTAATCCAGTAAGATTCTCCAGTCTAGCCTTTTCGTCTTTCAACGAGGCATAGCCGGATGATATGTTATCAGAAAGAATTGCGCTTGTTCCTACATCAAGACCACCTCTGCGCATTTTGCTTTCCATCTTCGCTATCTCATTGGAAAGCTTCTCTATCTTTCGCCTGGACGAGTCGGCTTGCAATTCAAAAGCATATACTTCCCGTGTCAAAGATTGCATTTTCTTTGCATAATCGCTGCTCGTTACCATAGCATAACGACCCATTGCTTCGCTTAATTCGGTTACTTTACGCTTTTGTTCAGCATATTTATCCGTGAGGTCTTGAACCACAGATTTATCTGTCGCTCTCGAAGTCTTCAACAATTCACCACGCAATCTTTCAAGCTCTTCCTTGGCTTCCTTGATTTGGGAGAAATTCGCTCGGAGGTTAAATTCTAGTTCTGCCATATTTTACTTTTTATTGGCAAAATTAGCTAATAATCAAAGGAATAACGAATGAATTAAAAGGTGTGATTTCACAAAAGCTTTAAGTGCAAAGAATAAGGTCTAGACACAAAAAAAGCCTTCCACATTCACATGCAGAAGGCTAGGTCTTGTTTACTTATTTTTCTTCTATATAAAAACTATCTAATCATCGTAATCAACATTTTGTAATCTCCAGGAAATATCCATAAGCATCCCCTCTCTTTTACTATACTCCTTATAACCTTCCTTGGTCTTTAAATTTCTATCTACTAGAAAAAGCTCTCCATGAACTGCCATATTCAGACTTCCTAAATCTTTTTTTATAACATTCCCTTTTGATGCCAATATTCGGTCTGTACTATATAATTTTTGAAAACAATTTCCTTTCTGCATAGAAAATTCCATATAAGAACCATTTGGGTCTTTTGCCATAGTAATTGCATTACTCAACTCCTCATACTGCTTTTCGCAAAGTTTTACTACATCAGAATTTTCTTCTTTCGCATTGTTTTTTATAGTTTCTAAATATTTACCTAAAGCTATATAGGCACTATCAATAGTGTTGAAAGCACCAAATCTTGTATAAAATGTATATCTCATTGAAAGTGCATCATTAAAAGATTCACAATCAACCACTTTGTTTGTCTTGTCCAATGCTTTTTGATTATGTATCGCTCCACTCCAATTAGCTAAATAATCAGTAAGGATAAAGTCAATTCCATAGGTCATGTCTCTTTCACCTTCATAAAAACCCTGCAATGCCTTTTTGTAATCAGCTAGCTTCTCTGCCTTCACTTGGTTAGAATGGTACACATAACCACCAATGCCGCCACCTATCACAACGATAGCTGCGATGATGGCAATTATTAATTTCTTCTTCATAATCACATTTATTTAAATTGTCAATATACTAACTTTACAACACTAAACCTGTTAATTCGTTTATTTACGAATTGGATGTATTCCTATGATGCGTTCGACATCTTTATCAAAGAAGACCTCATACCTTGTACATTTTCTATTTTTGTCTATATACGCACCATTAATCTTATCGGGAGAGATAACAACATAATAACCACATAATTCTGTATGATTATTAATCATGCCAATCTCATCAGCTTTTTCCAACAGATTTTTTGCATTTTGCTCTTGTCTTTGTATCTCATTACAAACATAATTGATATTACTACTAGACAAATGCATATTCCTAGACAACGAGTCGTTGCGCCACAAACTATTATAAGCAACCATAATCATTTCGGTAGAAGCAGGATTGCATTGAAATTCCTCTAACTTCTCTACATTGGCGCATTCAAACCCTCTTGCCTTAATAAGGGCATCTGCTTTGTTTTCCTTTGATGTACAACTAGTCAACAAAAGCACAACAAAAGAAATAAAATATAAGACCTTCTTCATGATCTAAACGTTTAATAATATATTTACATTTGATTCTTATCTACTCTAGAGAATAACAAATACTTTTGCTCTAATTTTCAACGACTTGTATTTTTATTACAGAAGTATTGTTATTTTACTTTTCAGCTTCATTGTACTCATAATCCCAGAGGAACAACTTGCCTTTGACGTTTCTAATCGGCTCATCGAACAATTTAGCATTCTTCAAGAACCAGTGATACTGAAAATCTTCAGCAAACGCATCCGGATAAGCCTCATGGAATTGAATATCATCCAACTCTACGCTGCCGATAATGGCTGACGTTGGCAAGTCTTTGAAGTCCGGAATAACAATACCATGCTCTTGGCAATATTTCTTCATTGCGCTCTCCTGCCATCCGTCAAGTTTTTCGGGTTTGGCTTGGCTAGCATGAATAAGGAAACGACCACGGAACTTTCTATTCCAGGTTCTGTTTTCAATGGTCTTGCAGCCGATAGCGATTAACCAAGCATACGGCTGGCGAATTGATAATACTTTCATAAGCTCATTGTTTTATTGTTTACATCTGCAAAGGTAGCAAAAACCTTTGAAAAATGCAAGAAAACTCTAATTTATTTTCATGTTTTCTTAAAATAATCTTGAAATAGTTTGCATATTTCAAATATTTTTCGTATCTTTGCAGTGTAATCAAAGAGAGATTACAAAGGGGATGCCGAAAACCTGAAAGAGTAGGTAAAATGAAATCCCAAAGTCTTATGAACGTTCTCAAAGTTTCATTGAAGATTTGGAAAATAGAAATCTTATCATTCACGATTAGATTATTCTAACTCCAAGGGAGGTGGTGCTGCCCACCGCCTCCCACCTTGGGATTTCGTTGCAAAGGTACGAAATTTATTTCAAACCACCAAATTTTTAACGTATGGACACAAACGAAGAAAAGACAGCCAAGTCATGGGGAGGTGCAAGAGAAGGCTGTGGACGCAAGAAGAAATGCGCTAAACGTATGTTCTTTTCTGCCACAGAAGAAACACTCGACATCCTCAATTCTTTAGATGGAAACAAGAGTGACTTCATCAACGAATGCATCCTTAAGGCGGTAAGAGGTTAAATCCTCTTCCGTCTTTTCTTTCTAATTCTGTCCCAATCCGGTTTAAGCACATCCATCGTGCCGACCATCGCCTTGTACTTGTCGCCAAGTTCACCCTCGTTCATAGAGGAACGGAAAGTATACATCTTGTATCGTTCATGCTCTGGCACATATAGTCCCACCATCAAGGAACGGACTCCATCTACCTCCTGCTCCGGTGCTATCAATACAAGCCCCTCGTTCATGCTTTCCAACTTGAAAATCTTTGAGGTGACAACCTCATAATAGTCTAGTATATTCATATTCTTGTCTCCTATAATTATTTTGTACGTTCAAACACTTCAATATACTGGATAGAGCTACAATCAATATATTTACGTGTAAACACTACTGCACTTCCACTCCCAATCATAAGTGTTCTGTTCTTTGTATTGCAATTGAAAGATGTTTCAATACCAATACCATTGAAGTCGAAACTTATTTTTGCTCCACCTACCAAGTTGATATTTCCTCTAAGACCTTTGTCCTCGGCTTCGCCTAATATCACATTCACATGACCTGCATCCATATTCTTATCTAATCAATTGTTAAACACCTTCTTTACTAAATATGCGAATGACGGAATCGCTATCAATGTAATCTCTACTTCCATCCGTACCAAGTATTATCACAAGATGTCCCTCTTCGTCCAAGATTACATCATCTGTAGCAGTAAACGTCTTTATTTGCTTACTGAAGTTTACATGCGATACCTGCCCATTTACAAGTGTAATTGTCACAAGGCAACCAGACTCCTTCGCATCTTCTATAATATTTTTGATAACATCAATCTTCATAGCTTTATTATTTTAATTCTTGTTCTACGATGTCGAAATTGTCCCACGTTTCTCCTTCGCTGTCTGAGATATGGAAGAAAGAATCTGAGATATTGTATAGATAATCATCGCAATTCAAAACTCGCTTGTAATTCTCCAAAGTGTTCATTCCTTTGTGTCTTATAGCCTTTCTAGCCTTATCTCTGGTATCGAAGACTTCTGCATCAACCTCAACAGCTTCACCCAATCCGTGTTGGTACGAAGAAATTACTACATATACTTTCATAGCTTAAACCTCCTTTTATTACGCTACCTTAGATAACGTTTCTTTATCGATCTCAATCCACTGCGTACCATCCTTACGAAAGAAGATTTCACTCTTGATACGCTTACCATCCACATCAATGCAATTACCCTTGCAGACAAAGGTGTGGTTCTTTGTCAATGGTACAAGAAGGTACGTTTTGCCGTCTCTCTTGCGTTCTACAAGCGTTTTGTCCGTCCCAAGGATAATCGATACCCTTTCGTCCTTATCGTCCTTTAAAACGCCTATTTTATCCGTGTGCTCGATATAGAGCACATTCAGAAAATTCTCATCCATTTTCTTATGCATTAATCATTCTGTTATACTTCTTCTTGTTAACTCCTCGTTTAACGGCTTCATAGAGTAAAGCCAAAGCAAATGCTTCATCCTTTACTTTCAAAGCCTTCAAGGTATCTCTTTTTACGTTATAGTTCTCATCGACCTCACACAATGGTACGTAGCCTTTGTGCTCGAAATTTCTTCGGCCAATCGCCCAAATTTCGTAGCCATCCGGAAACTCATTTGTTTTCTCGAATACATAACTGCCATCAATAAACTTTTCCATAACCAATTGTTTTAAGTTCTTTACCTTATGTTTTCTTACTCCTCCCATCGGAAAGCGTTAGGGTCTTTTACAACTTTCTTGCTGGCTTCGTCCCACATATAACCATCATTAAACCACTTTGGGGCTTTACCATTGATTACACGTTTCGCCTCTGCTATGCTAGCATAGTCCGGTTCAACTACATTATCAATGCGAACGAATACCTGACCGAATACGTCCTCCACCTTGGTAATATGATGCCCTTTGTAGAACACTTCTTTCAAACACTTAGCAATTGTCTCCATATCTTATACTCTATTTGTGATTAAAACCAAATTGTAGCATCACACCATGTGAAAATATCCCAATGATGAATGTTATCATATATCACTTCTAAGTTGTTCTCTTTTACAAACTTCACAAACATATCGTAAACCTCACCATTTACGAACATATCCATAAAGCCATCTTGAACATTATATGGTTTTACTTGTACACCAATGTTCTTCAACTCACTAACAATCTCAGAATGTAACATATTCGATTTTAATTTAAAAGTCCTAAACTAAAGGGGTGATTAAAGGCTCACCCCTATTAAAGCCTCGCCAAACACCTTAGAACGTGTATATATCTTTATGCAACTCGCAAAAAGTTGTAAGCCTTGAATTGTCTCCATGCGCCCTTTTCTTCATCCCAATAGCGGATGCAATCTCTTGATGCTGCATGACCAGTACCATTTGGAGTGTAGTCAATGTGACTCTGGATGAGCGTACCAAAGGCTTGTCTTACCTCACCATTCATCTTCATAAAGAAGAACTCTACCACCTTGGTCTTCATCGCTGCCTCAAGCTTTACGACCTGCCAAGCCTGTTTCAAGCACTCAACCCAAGACATTGAACTTGATTTCAACTGATAGGCTCTATGTGCCAACTGCATTACCTTTCTCATCTTGTTCTTAATTGAAGTAGTCATATCCTCAAACCGTTTTACGAGTGCCGACTCGGCTGCATAACAGCAATTAATAGTTAAACTTTAAAGCCTTTATCTCTTAAAGACATTGCAAAGGTACGAATATCTTCTCATATTACCAAGAGAAAGTATGAAAATCTTCTTATATTTAACCTTTGTTAGTACGAATATATTCAAACCACCATATTTATTCACATTTATTAGTAATATTCTCTTCTTACTTTCGTAATTTAATCGTACCTTTGCAAACGAATAAGTTCGTACAATCATTTAATATATATATAATATGTATAGACTAGAAGAAATATTAAAGCAAAAAGGCATCACAAAGACTACTTTTGCTAAGATGTTAGGGATAACCAAGCAAAGTATCCCTAACATTATCAATGGCAACCCTACAAAAGCGAGGTTGGAAGAAATAGCACAACTTCTTGGTATTCCAACTTGGCAATTGTTTGTTGACCCAGAAGACATCTACTGCGAGTGTTCGCCTAGGTTTAACTTCTGTGCATTTGTCCGCTCAGAAAATGGAGATACATTTGTAGCGTCTTCCTTGCAAGAACTTCGTTCTATTGTTGACAAGCTGGAAATTTCTTCAAAGACGAAATAGAGCCAACCAAGTTAAATTGGCTTCTTTGTGGCAAACCTATTAATATGGGAATTAATTTAAAGGAGGATTAATCCTCCTTTAAATGTTCCTTTATATACTTTTCTAAATGTTCTACCTGATACATATTTTCTATCTTTTCTCTCGCTTCCGGACGCAAAAACTTCCAACACGAAGAATAATACGTTTTAACCCTTATGCATCTACAAATGGCGTATTTGTGAATAATTCCATCCTTTGTGGAACTATAAATACGTTGTTTTATATCAGCTATATCATAATAATAGATACCATTAGATTTCTTAAAATCATATTCTCGTTTACTAAATTCGGGAGTTATTGAATTGTTCAAATAACCTGGCATATAAGTACAAGTATCAGGGGAATATATCTTAGTATCACCCGAAAGCAAATCTTTATCTATTGCATAACCTTCTTGATACCACCTGGTATGAAATTCTTCAAAACGAGAGAACAATAACCACTCCTTACAAACACTCACATCTTTATACCCAGATACCCCTATGCGGCATAAAATACCAGTCCAAATTTGGTACGCTTTTGAATTATACTTATCACAATACTCCTCAATGGTAGTTACATCAAAGTAACCTTTTCCATTTATAAGAAAAGAAACATTGTTAATCTTGTCTATTCTTACTCCTTTCATAAATCCTTGTTTGAAAGCAAAAACAATACAAGTCAACTTTGATGTCATTTTTACAATCTTAAAAGGAAATCCCTCCACGGAATAATACACTTTACTTTTATCAATTTCCATAATTTTTCAGTTTTTGTGTGACTCACTTTATATAATCTCCGGCTATCATCTGCCCTCATTGCGGCAAGCCTATCGAGCTGGAGATTAAGGCAAAGGAGGGGAAATGATATTCCTCTCCTTCTATTCTTTCTCCTTCAAAAAACCTATACCTGCATGAACATTACCCAACTTATACCAAGACTGATCTAAAGTCATAACATAACTACTGAAGGATTCTTCCCCAATATCAAGGGTGAAGTCTTCATCTACATCTGGCTCTCCATGTCTTACGTACCCCTTATTCGGTGTGTATAGCAATCTATGATATGAGCCACTCTCACAAATATAAAGTCCGCTATTACGCCAATCTGAACTCCAAAATTCCGGTTTGTTCACGTAACAAAGCATTACATCACCATCGTAAATAGGAATACTATGACTTCGCTCATCCTTTTCTCCAACAAACTGTTCGCTGTCAACATTGTCAGACTGACGGATAACAGATACGATGGTGTAACCATTTCCAATAAAGTCCGCTATATCAACATATGTTCTTTGCTCTCTAAGGTCAAATTCCTGTTGGCTTCTCACGCCATCTTTCTCAAAGATTACAAGTATTTTTGTATACTTATCGCCAAAATTGACCATACTCAGAATCAAGCCGTTGTTCATGTAAGACGCATAAGCTTCTCTGGCTAGAGTTAATACACGCTCTAGATATTCCAATGGCTTGTATCTAACTAACCAAGACTGACCTTTATGCATCTTTTGCAAGTACGAATACATGTTCATCGCCTCGCATTCATCTATTCCATGCTTCTTGCAGACCAACTTAAACTTATCCGGATAAACACTGGTTACAAGTCTATCCAATTCGTCCATAGCTTGCATAGCCTTCAAATAATCATTCGCTTCCATTTTACTAATCTTTAAGTTTTTCAATTATATAACCACGACCTGTATAGGTACAAGTCAAGCCAAGATGATACACTAGTTGATGCAAAAGCCACCATTCCTCAGTGAACGGCAATCTATCACACTTCACAAACTCATCTTCATCCTCAAAATCAGATGCCTTTTCCAATATTTCTTCCTTTGTCATTGCTTATATTGTTTATTCTTAAATACTATCAAATACACCATCCGCAACGACCAACGTACAACTCGCTTTCTAGTTCGTTACAGATGTCATAATATTCTTTATCCGTTATATTATAGCGGTTTAGTACTTCCTTTGTTGGAGGCTTTGGGTCAAAGTGCATATCGGCACAAGCATAAGGCTCTGCATCTTGAGCATGATGGTCATACATATCACCAAAATCATTTTGTTCGGCATTCTTTCCGTTAATTGTGAATACCTCTGTACGGCAAGGTAATGCATGATTCGTTTTTATCTTTAATTCCATATCTTAATATATTTAAGCTACTATTCAAAACTAAAAATTATACAACTCCCTCTTAAGTTTAATCCTAAGTTCTTCCTTCATTTGCGACACTTTATCATAAGAATCGTAATATCGTCCGTAGTTGTTATAATTAGACCTATCTACACAATGCAGCCCGATAATAAGTAATTCTAGCTCATCATCAGTCAAAGAAACTTTTTTCATACTCCTACTTCTTTTGATTAAAATACTTTTCCAACTCTCGAAGAATGAACAGCCCTCCTATCTTGAAAGACTGCTCTATCACTACTCGATGTTCCTTAAATTCTTTTTGGCTTCTTGAAAACCGAAACGCCTCGTTCTCTAATACAAGTACAAACTTATTAAATTCTGCCTCGGTCATTTGCTATCACCTCCTTTCTTAGGAAACAATTCATCCAAGTAGAGCCAACGAATAATAATCCGTTCTGGATTTATTGGCTTGTAACCACATTCCTTCCAACGTATCTTTTCGTATGTAGCCTCTCTGATATATATTGGTGGATTTATCTCACCATTAGGCTTATATACATACAAGATTCGTCTATCCAAGTCAGGAGCCTCAATTGCATCATGCCACAAGTTGCTCAGAAACTCATTGATTATTTTGTCTTTATTCTTCATATTTTCATTCTTCACTAAAATATTTTTTAACAAACGCTCGTTCGGTGAGCCATTTCCCTAACCCTACTCTAAAGTAACGCTTTGGTTTGCCTTTCGCAAACCCATATTCGTCACGAGGTGTATTAACACTTAGGTATATCTTAGGAACATTGTCCACCGACACGTATGCGGTTATATATTCATCCGAGAATGCCCAATGCTGAACTTCACGGAACTTTACACTCTTAAAGAACATTTCTTTCATAAACCACCGTTTTAATCCTTGTAAATAGCATCAAGAATGCTTCTGAAATTCGGATTACCAATAACAGCTTGGGCATCTTCTTTGCTTCGGAAACAGACAACACCATAATTTGTTTCAAATTTAGTTTCTACAAACAAATTTCCTAATTTGCCTGCTATGATTACGTATTTACTTTCTCCTGCATCACTCCAGTTTGGCTTCCAATCACCATTATAGTACTTTGCTATATCCATAAGCCTATCATATGCTGCAATTTTCTCTACATTACAATTAGTAACATTCAATACGACAGGTCTAAAACAATGGTCTCTTAAAGAACATACAACATCCTCATAGCTGAGGGGACTCTTTTTGAATGCTATAACACCAGCTTTTAAGTCACTTTTTTCAACGTCCACTTCCATTCCTTCAGGAATGTCTAGGACTAATTTGTTATCTTTAATTTCCATATCTCTTTTTCATTTTAGAAGTTTTTATATTCAAAATCTACACCGAGAATTTTACGATTAAGCATTGCTACATCCATATCTCATTAATTTTAAAACACTACGTCGAAGGTCTCTCGGTTTGAACGGATTCTTCTTCAATATTTTATTTCGCATCTTGCGGATTTCCCACTTCTGTGTAAGACGCATAGCCTTTAACAAACGATGGTCTCCGGCTAGCTTTCCTGCATCCGTTTTGCCACAATAATAGCCTTGTCTATAAGCCCAATATCGGGTTTTATAGACTTCCTTCATTATCTTCTTTGCTTGTCTAATCTTCATATACTAATTATTTTTATAAATTTCACATGTCCCCTCATAAATAGTGTTATTACTATAAATGTCATTATATTGCGAAATGGAAACCAATTCGTTTGCCTTCATTTCCCGGAGAATGCCATCATACACACTTTCTATTGCTCTTCTCTTCAATTGCTCCATGCCAGATTTGTCACGGCAATAATATTGCATTTCAAAGCTTGACATTGCAACTCTTGAATGAAGCTTAATAACTTGTGGCTTTATGTATCTAACCTCTATCTTTGGTTTGATGCCTAGTTGGTCAGCTAGCCATTGCTTCCATTTTGGCTTAACATCTTCTCCATCCAAACAAACAAGCAGGATGTAGATAAAGCTCATACTAAGATATAAAAATTCTATATTCATACACTACTACTTTTTTGTTAATCTTATCGCCTTTGTGATGCGGTGGTCTTTAAAACGCAATTGGTCAAATTCTAACTTATACCAATATCTTCTTGACCACCAATAATCATTCCGGCTCTTCAAAATCTTCTTGGCTTGCCTTGTTTTCATCTTGCACCTCATTTTTGGCGTTTTGTAAATACGTCAAGCAATCCTTTCCGATAGTTCCTACCGCCTTGGAATAATCATCCTCGTATAATGATTCGTTACCATCATACCTACTAAGATATTTCTTTCTTTTTATATCAGCACCATCCATGATTTTAAGCTTTGCCACAATCACTTCATTACTGGTTGCCTTGCCAAGAAACCACAACATGTTAGTTAATGCCAACTTGTTTGGTTCATAAGCGTCAACATTAGACAATTCTGACAGCCTTCCTTGAATGTATCTCGTTAGTATCTTTTTGTAATTCATACCTTGTCCTCCTTATCGGGCTTGCTTACCCACATAGTTTCGTTTTCCAACTCTTCAAGTGCTTTTTCAAGTTCCTCAAATGCTTTTGACTTTTCTCTATATCTCTCATCAGGAGGTATCATCACACCATCAATAGCACTACGAAACCTGTTTCTAGCACTGATTAATAATAACTTTACTTCATTTAAAGTATTTCGTTTGTAGAACTTTGGGACTCTGCTAACCTGCCACCAAGAACAGCATTCATCACTCCAAGGTTCAATCCACACAGGTTCTTTTGTGTCTTTATCTTGGCAGTATACAATTCCACGTACTTCATCATTCAGCAAGTAAGCCTCTACCTCAAAATCCAAATCGTCTAATGTTGTATAAGTCTTGCAATACTCATTACGTTCCCTAGTGCCTTCTCTTACGAACAACTCAAAATCGTTAAATAAATCTATTTTGAGTATCTCTAGGTTGTTGCTTTTAACAACATCTAGAAGTGACTCCTTAACGTTCATTTTGCTCATTGCTTATCCTCCTTGATTACTGGTTCTTCGATAATGTATTTACCTTCAATTTCAAATGGTAAAACGTTAGTAACATTTGCTCTGTAAACTTTACCATCTAAAGCCTTAAATAAAGGATGAATAACTGTAGGTAAATGAGGAACGCATTTATTGCAATGATGCACAACCTCAAAATGACCTTTTGAGCCATCACGCAATTTGCTTTCACAACACTCACAACTACCTATTCTATATTTGAAATATGTACGTGATAAAGCAGCTTCTTTGCCACAAATATCACATTTTCCAAATTCCATGTCTGCCATATTTTCTTCTTTTTACCCTCTCCCTGTTGCCAAGGAGAGGGTGGTTAATTACTTACTCACAAATAATAGCGAGCTGGCCACAAGCAGCTCCATTCTCAATTTCAGCCTTTGTTGCGATTGCTACTGCATAATCGTAGCCCATCTTTTCCAATTGATTCTTAATTGCATTCATACTTAGTAATCTCCTTTTCTTTAAATGATTTATAATATAATTGCTTAAAACCTAACTTTTTCAAAACGTTAATGTAATCTCTATACTGTTTACTGATAAAGATTTCGTTGTTATTGCCAACAAATCTATACCATAAATTGTCAAGAAATACATTTGTCTTATAATGACCTTTATTGCAATCAATGATAACTAGCTTCCCACCTACCTTCAGATACTTCTTCAAGGTTGTAAAAGTTCTCTGTAAATCTGGGATATGATGAACAACGTTTCTTAGATAAAATACATCTACTGATTTTTCTCTAAGACCGACAATCTCATCTTTCCCATCATACTGAAAATCCAATTGTGGAAAGGTTTTTACATCGCAAGTTTTATATCCAGCCTTTGGATTATAGCCACTTCCGAAATCAATGCACAATTTTGTCATCATCAATATGATTGTTTCTTCTGACAAGTTCATTGTTCTTAACGGCCTTGCAATACTTTTCCCAATCACAGAAATTTCCAAGAGGAGTTATGATAATATCGCTTCTGTTGTACTTCCCATAATTGCCAAATACTCCAAACGTATGGCCATTCCACTTGTAATCATAAAATCCATATCCGTCATCACCAACCTTTACAGAACCATCTGGGAGTCTTATCTCACCATACCTTGCCTGTAAATCTTCGCATACAATGCTATAGAAACTATCTGATAGTATTGTTTCCAGTAGTTGTGGATTCAAACTTTCCTTGCACTTAGGAATGTTTATTCTTGTGTTTGGAATAATCTCCTTACACAGAAGTGCCATGTCTCTACGTCTTTCGTATTGTTCGATAGAAGACACGCTGATAGCAACCTCAGTTAATCCGGCATCTTTCAATGCAACGATGATGTCCTCATTAAGCAGTATTCCATTTGTAACAAGACAGATACCATCAGATGTATAGTTGCTGACTATCTTTACAATCTTTACCAAATCTGGATTGAGCAAGCTTTCGCCTCCCATGATAGTTGCTCTTTTCAGAACACCAACCTTCTTCAATGTTTCCTCCATCTTATCACTATCCAAGCGCAACGGTGACTTGAACTTTTGGTAACAGAAGTAACAATTTCCGTTTACTCCTGTGCTTTCATTCATGTTGCAATTCAGATTCGTGATAATCCTGTATCTAAAAATTCCCTTTTTCATACTAAATTAATTCCTTCTACTACACCAGTTCCAAGATGATTCTTTTCTGATATGTTATTCACATTGATAGGAGACAACTTCACAAAGAAATGTTCCTTATCAAACCACTCAGCCAACTTTTTCGCATCGAAATCAGATGTATCAACAAGAGTGAGGTTGATTGTTGTTTTCAGATTGCTTTGTGTCCGTATCTGACCTAACTCTTGAATAGTCATTTTGTTCTTGTAAGGAATCAACCAATTACGCTTGTTATCATCAAATGAATGCAAACTAATCTGTAACGTAATATTTCCCTTAATGAAAGAAAAATCACTCCCCTTGATACCAATCGTTGATACGTAATGATGGGTATTAGGATATTTCTCAGTAATAACACGAATAGCCTCTTTGACTGCATCAATATTAAGGAATGGCTCGCCCATACGAGTATAGTTTATCTTAAACTCTTTTGCTTTGCTTGGGTCAGCACCTGCCTTGTTGATGGCAAATTCAACCTGTTCAACGATTTCTTCTGCTGTAAGATTGCGATAACGTTTCATGTTGCCTGTAGCACAGAACTTGCATCTTACTGGACATCCACTCATTGTAGATACTCCTATCATCCAACGTTCCATGCGGTCGCCAAGCTCATTGTTGTCGAGCTTATTCTGATGTCTGCCTATTGCATCTTTAGTGTAATAAGGCAAGAATGTATCTGTAGTTTCAACTAGAAAACCATCTTCTAACTGAAGACAATACACGACACCATTTTTAAATGTTTTCTTTCTTAATTCCTTCATATTTCTTATATTTATATCCCATAAGGGATGGTAATTACTCAGGTATCTTTGTTGTGTATTTATCGGATGAAATGTGCAGAAACACATAATCACCATCCGTAGAAGTATTCTCGATACCACAAGAAACACCTTCTGCTTTATCAAATACAAGCATTTCACAATCTCCACCTGTAAAATCAATGTAAGATTTTAAATGCTCTATCAACTCACTTGCTTTCATATTACTATTTATTTATGCCTAAAGGCGGTTAATCTATCTCATCACAATACTTATAGATATAATCTCTGACAAAATGCAAGTCAGAGCCTATTTGCTCCCTTGCACTTTTCTCTACGTCTATACGCTCAAAATTCTTATTGATTCTATTAATATAATAACCAATATCGGACATAAATTCCTTGCGCTTTTTTAATGTCGCCTTATAATCAGCAGTCTTCTTGCTGATATAGCAGTTAACGACAATGGTGGTACAAACAATCGCCACAATAATAATAGCTGTAATACAATTTAAAATCATAATCAATCAATTTGTGCCAGAAGGCGTTAAACATTAAACGATATAAGACAAGCTGATGCCTAATATACCTGCTCCTAATATCATAAGTATGACTCCTTGGAGCATATATGCAAAATCTTTCAAGAACAAGTACACTCCAAATATAATCAAGACTATACCTATTATAAATATTACTTTCATACCTACACCTCCATTTCTGATGTGATTTTAAAAGCAAATAGGATATGCTGTAACTCGTGGACGTAACTGATATACCCTCCCATAATATCATTATTTATTGAAACAGACCAACTAATACCGCCGTCTGTGCAAAGTTTAATTCTTGGAATACGACTATGCCTAAAGTATATTTGTCCCTTACTCCATCCATTCTTAAGAAGAATGGCAGCTGTAAGAAGCACTGGCTTTATTTCATCAACACCAACAAAGCAGTACACCAATCCTTCTTTGTGGCAAGATAAGTCAAAGTGGCTTCCGTCTCTTGGTTCTTTGACAACCATGATTTTGTTGTTGTACATGACAACATCACCAACTATATATTTCTGTACCATACACTTTACTCCTTAAAATGCAATTCTAAAATCCTTACCTTTCAAAGTTGGTCTCTTTTTGAGGACGAACTTCTCTAAATCTTCAAAATCTATGGGGAATAGCGCACAATATTTATACTTTAATGTGCAGACGAATCTTCCGTTGAGCATAACATCGAATGTGAATATCTTCATAGGTCGCCTCCTTTCTTTTTAGGAACATACTCTTCTAACTCATAGCTAAACTCATAGCAGTCTGGGCAGTAGTGCTTATCGCCAATTTCTACCCATTCGGATTCCATTGCTTGTTCTCTAGCAGTACAGATGTCCACCCAACAGTCAATGCCATCATCCACACCATAAGTCTTTCTGCATCTGTCACAAACGACAGAGTACATTGTTACTTCCTTAATCATGATTGCCTCCTTTCGTAATCAAGTCAAACAATTCATCTACGAATATCCAATCAGTTAAACGATATAATTTGACTTGCTCTTTCCACATTCCTTGATATGTGCGACATGAAGTTTCATCAAGCATAGCGTTCATATCGTAGAGCTTTCTAAAACCGAATTCTCTTGAAAACGCAAGAATCTTTCCGTTGTCATTTCGAGGAACTTCGCTAGCAGGGTGAAGCAAGTCCTTCAATAACTCATTGATAGTCCACTTAACACCATCCTTAAACAACTCTGCGCCAAACTCTTGGCAGAAATGATGCTGACCATCAACCTCTGTGTCTTCATCATAAGACATTATAGGCAAATCTTGCTCATACAAGTCTGCTGCTCCTCTTGCGGCTTCATCTATTTTCTTATCATCTAAAACCATTTTATTAAGCTTCATAACCATTATTACGCAGTTCATCAATTAAAATCTTAACATCTTCTATAGATTCTCTTGCGAGAGTTCGTAGATGAGTTCTGCGAACTGCTTCAGGGCAAGCGCATCTATTATCATGTTCATAATCTTCCCCTCGTTGTTTTACTTTATCTCTAAACAACTCGGCAGATTTCTCATACAAAAAATCTAATTCTATTTCAGATAATTTCATAATCAAACCTCCTCTTTAAATTCGGACTAACACTACAAGCCTTTATTTCGATTATCGAAAATATGCTCACAAAAAATCTTCTTAAGTACTTTCATATACCTAATCTTTTATATCTTTAATATAGCACCACTTTGTGATGTTGTTTCTCCTTACATAATCTTTCCAATAAACTAAAGAGTAAAGATAATCAGCTTCGTACTTAATACCTCCATCGTCTCCATCATACCATTCTGTAAGAATCCATTCTTCGTAGTTTGGAGCTTCTTTTGCAGAGTACCATTTAGTCATTGTTCACCTCCTTCCTTATCATAAAGTAATCTTCTTCAACTTTATTATGTAAGTAGTATAAAAGTTTTAACTTTGTGAGTTTTTCTAACTTTCTTACTACATATTTTATAGTATTAGGACTTATATAACCGTCAGTCCAACCTCTTTTCAAAAGCCATTTAGTACTCTCCTTGTAGAATAACTTCTTGCATTTTCGTTTATTCATTTTCAATCTCCTTCACATAAAGTTTCGTTAACCTCGTCATTGTATGTATGAGTAACCGGATTGTACTCGGAATGGGTTGCATATACCCTACCTTTCCGGTTAGTGAAATAGATAGCATTTCCTTGGTCATAAAACCTGTACACTGTTATACTATCAACAACAAACAATTTCTCGACCTTGAATTTGTCAACAAAATCCGAGATTTGGACTCTTGTACCCTTACCTTTGCAACCTACCAAAATGGCGGCAACGGCAATTATCATAAATACCTTTTTCATATCAACTTCTTTTCTTCTTGACGAATCCGTTATTCATCATAACCTAATATGCTAAAGAACTCATCCATTTTTGGATTTAGATTATTTGCCATTAACATATATGCCGGAACGGAACGACCGATGTTGCACTCTAACTTCAATGCATGTATCATTACTGAAGCTTGTTGGCTTGAAATCTTAACCCTATCCAATCTGGAAAGTATTTCGCTCTGCGAATCTGCATTACGAAACACTTTCTTGATAAGACTTTCTATGTACTTACGCTGCTTGTCCGTCATTGCTCTTATTGTGCTCAAGAGACTCAACCAAAGCCTTCAGACTATTGAAAGTAGCATCCACCAACTCCTTGCTATCGGAAGCATCAAAATACCAATTTCCAATAATCTTGCTATTATTTGCGGCAAACATCATAATACTCGTATGGGTATTAGAAGACGACATCTGGATAGACTCCTTTGTTCTACCCATGAGGCTAGCAATCTTTAATAACACCTCTACATAAGCATTATTCTTTTCCATTTTCTTATTACAGTTTTTATGGTGTGTCTCACCTTTTTAATTAGTAACCTTGTTTCTTAACTACGATGCAAAGATACAAAGAATATCCGAAACATGCAAATTATTTAATGTATTTCTTTTATCTTTTAACACACTATAATAATATAAATTAATAATTCACTGACGTTAACACTAAAATCCCCACCACTACATTATTATATATAGTGATGGGGCAAACATTTAAAACAAAATAGCATTATGGATTTCTTCGATTACTATCTAGTACTTTCTTTAATTCTCCATCTACATCAAGTACTCCACCTTGCCAATCGGACTGAATATCTAAACTAAACCAACCACCTTCTTTTGTGCGAGCAAACCAAATTTCATTCTTATCATACTCTTTAATAACACAACCAATGAAATAATCAGTTGTTCCATTCCAGATCCAACTACACACTTCTGAATTAGTCTTGAATGCTTGCTTTACATAATCCGGTGCATAAGCATATAAAACCACGTCCTTTATGATTGCCTTATACAACCTAGAGCAACAGACCTTACCATCATCAAAGAAAGAAATAACCTCACCTATTTTAGGTATACGCTTTATATCTTTCATTTTAAATCAAGTCCTCAACATAAGCCCATTTATAGATGGCGTTGGACTCCGTAAACTTCTTCCACCATTCCTCACCCATGAAATTCAGATGCTTGAAACGCTTGCGAACCTTGGTCAAACCGACAATGCGTCTGTTGTGCTCAGGCAATTCTTCTACCGGATGCCAAGCACATTCCTTTTGGCATTTCATTCCCAACTCCAAGGCTTGTTTGGCTATCTGCCTTGCACCTTGATTAAAATCTATCTTATCAATCATTAATTCTAAGTCCATAATCAGATTGCTTTTATATTAACTTTGTCATCAAAAAACGCTTCTAGCACTTCCTTGGCTTTAGCATCTGCTTCATCCAAGTCTTTGCACTTGACTACTTGAACACCATAGCCTATAGGGTTACGCAATTCGTAACATTCTTCAGCCTTAACCAACCGGAGGAAAATATCTCCACCTTTGAAGCGGTACGAATATCCTTCAGTTGCCTCGTTCCATTGTCTAACTATGTTCCTCACCGCCATAATATCTTTGCACTTTTAACAATGTAGCACTAGCACCCTCAATGTAGGCTGCGATAATGACATTTCTATATAGCTCACTATTTTCCTTATCAATTCCTACCAAGCCTTCTGTTGATTTCAAAGGCTCAATTGTAAATTTATAGGCATCCTCTACTACCCATCTAGGAACGCCTTTTGAAATTAAATCCTTACAAAATTCATTCATAATTTAACCTTTTAAAATTAGTGGATGAGAAGGGATTCAAACCCTTCTTGGTGGCAATACCTCCCCAGTGACCCAGTACACGGAATGTTTAATCAAGAAATCCGCTCCAAGTTTGCGAGGGTCGCATTGCTTTCAGTTGCCAATGCCACTCATCCGTTTGTCAGCGACAGATGCGAATTTGAAGACTGTGCACCATTCCCAACCTTGCCCAAGGGTTTCTGTCGCTGACTGATGGGCATTTGCCAATGGCTATCGGCAATTTTAAGTGTTCACATCTTACGATGCGGTATTAACTATTTCCCTGCCCAAGGGAACAACCATTAGCGATAGGCTATTTGTAGATATGGAAACTTCCAAATAAAGCCGTGCGACTCCTAAGTTTACCATCCTGCCCCCACGCAAGGCATCACACGGCTTTGATACGTGGAAATTTGGTAGATTATGGCAATCCTACCTTGACTTTCTTATATCATTCCGCTGCCAACCTGCCGCCCAATCTACCGGAGCTGCATTACAGCAGTGAAACGATGTATTCACACTATACAAAGCAGCTCTGAACCCATCCAGTTCTTCTGCTGTGAACGGACAATCCTTGTTTACTCGCCTTGTCATAGTTTCACTACATTATAACCAAGACAACTTGCAAGGTCGAGGAACACATTAAAGTCTTCCTGCGCAAGTTCCGTTCCTGATACTACACCATTTTCCAAAGTGAAGTAACGCTTTGTGTTGTAAAGCGTATCTTCCAAGCAATAAGTTTCTTTCATTTCTTCTTTCTAATCAATTGTAAACAACCTTTCGACTGGTCTCTTTGTGATATTCGGGTTAAGGGAATTGGTTACTTCCTTTTCCCAAACACATCTGAACTCTTGGGGCATCTGGTACTCGCTGATAAAGACCTTATGACCTCTTCTAGCCATTTCCATGCACCATATATAGAATCTTTCGTAATCGAAATTCTTTGATACATCATACTTTTTCGTAGCTTTGTAAGGCAAATCGCAATACACTATACTCCTATCCGGTATCACAAGTTCATCATAACTGCCGCTATAGAACTCAACACCTTTGAGAAGAGGCACATCACGCATTGTGTTTTCTATCTGCTCCCTTATGTAATCTCTTACCTTTCCGTTCTTGCCGACCACATTATGTCCGCTATAGCCACCATCAAAGAAACGACCATTAAAGCTCGCCATAAAGCCAATTAGTCCGACACCTGCTTCTGTGAAGTAATTATTCTTTCCATGATAACAGTCTCGTGCAAAGTTATACAACGTCTTGCTAATATGGTTGAAGACAAACCCATCATTCTGAAGATACTTCCACATTTCGATAAGATACCTATTCTTATCGTTGGCAATCCTGCGATACGTGTCCGGCACATTTTCAATAACACTACATCCACCACAGAAAGCGTCAACAAACGTATCATGTTCTTTGTCCAGCATAATCGGCAATATCTCATGCACGATTCTAGCCTTACTACCCATGTACTTCATCCTATCAACTTCTTAATCATTTTAACACCTCGCTTGCCAAACTTTCGCCCGACAACCGCATTGTAACTCACTCCATCAATGGAACACTCATCCGGATAACGTTCTTCAAGCCAGTCTGTGAACTTCAGCAAGTTGAAGACCAGCTCTTTTCTTGCCAAAAGAAACCGCATATCAATGAACTTTCCAAAGCTTACACCGAAGATTTTCTGAAACTCATTACCTATCGGCAAGAACTCACTTGGTTCAATCTTCATCAGCTTGCTTTCTTAGATGTCACACTCTCCAAAGGATAGTCACTCTTCATAAAGTCACTAATTCCTATATAAGTTCGCTGTAAATCCTTCTCATCGTCCTTCAGGTCTTCCGTTGCATTGATAGCCGCCTCATTCAAAGTCTGTTCATCAAAGACACCTTTTCTTACCTTATCGAAATAAGAAAGAATTTCTTTAGTCATCAAATGGTCAGCCAATCTCTTGAAATCCTTATCCATCACCAATGCCATGAAGTCATAAGAGTTTTCAAAGGCCAATATAGGGGCAAAGTCCTTGAACGCTTGCATTAAGTTAACATGCAAATCTTCATACAACTTACGGATGATATTCTCATAAGTTCCCAAACAAAGGTTTGTCAGATTGTACAGGATGATTGCATTCGCATAAACTCCCGATTTTTCTCCAATCCCTAAGTTCTGTAATCTTAAAGCAAGCTTATCTCGCAACTTATACAAGTCTCCACTAATCTTGTCATAGAACGTCATTGCGAATTCTTCATTAAAATCTGCATTAGGAACATAAGCGTCATAATACTTAACCACCTTTCGAAGGTTCTTCTTGCAGTCTACCCACTTCTTCTTAACTTCAAACCTAACGCATTTCTTCTTCAGAATACTCTTTTCGATTTTCTGCATAAAGCACTCTGCTAAGACCATTTCGACATATACATACTGCTGAAGATAAGCCCTAGTAACGACCATAATCTTATTCACTTCGGTTTCGGTCATTCCATTCGGAACACTTATGACTATCTTCTTGCCACCTACATTCAACAAGACTCTTCTGAAACAATTTACACTAGGCATGATGCTTTCTGTTTGAATATTCAACAACCTTGTTATAGCACTCTGTTCTAACCAAATCCTCGACCTTATTCAATGTGCAAACCTCATGGGTATCATTCATATTGACTTGTGGGCAGCAAATCTGATAAAAATACTTTGTCCTGATGGTGAAACCAAACAACTTGATTTGTTCTCTGATTACCCGACCAGACACCACCTTATCAAGTTTCTTCTTGCCATCGAAGAGATTCAAACTCTCTTCTCTACGATATACAATATCGGTCTTAACCGAAAAAATCTTTCCGAACATAACTATTCCTCCAAATTTCTAAGCGTTTCAAGACTCTCATCATTATCAACATCATAGCCGATATGATATTCGTTGCCTATTCTAGCACCAACATATACCTCTTCTGCATCCAAGATATAACGGAACATCTGTTCACGCACCTTTATCTGTTCTTCATTCAATCCTAGTACATCAAAGCACTCTTCCTGCAATGACTTATATGGTTTCGTTCCCATATATGAGACATAAGCCAGCTTGCCTTCCTGATGCAATGGCTTCCACTTCTCCCACCAATGGTTGCGGTACTCCAATATACCTCTTTCTACTCCATCGGCACAAACATGTTTAACTATTCGTAATTTCATTATCTACCTTTTTTAAAACCACTTTAACTATCTTCCCATCACACTTGAACACACGAGACTTAATCTTGTATGTCAGATTGTTAATCACAACTTTATCTCCTACACAAGGCATAAAATGAAAGTCGTAATTTTTCCAAATGATATTTCCTTCGTACTCGAATTCAACCATTTTTCTGCTCTCCTAATGTTTTCCTATATTTATCTAACATTATTGAATTAATCTCAGACCAAAAAGTTACAATTACGTCTTCGAAATCAACATTATGTTCCTTTGCTATAAAATTACTAGCACTGACGAAATCAAAATAGCCTTCAATCGTCTCTTGTGTACCTGTACATATTCGTGTTATGCCATTCTTGACATACTTAGCCACAAAATAATAGCCTTTCTTCATCGCAACAACTCCCTAATAAATTCGTTACGCATCGGCTCAACGATGCTTGTATACAAACTCTGCTTATCTTCCGGAATATCATCCGGTGTAATAGAGAACATCAACAAATATGACATCGGAATCTCCAATACCTTGCATATTGCATCAATCTTACCCTTACGTGGAAACGTTCTTCCGGTCTCCATAAACAACATATTTGTCTCGCTACAACCGATAGCCTTACCAAGTTGTCGTTGGGTCAAGCCCTTGCTTACCCTCATTGTCTTAATCGCCTTTCCTAAATCCATAATAATTCAACTTATAAAAACTATTTCTTTAACTAAAATATTATTTCTCAATCTCCTCAAAAACTTTATCGTCTTGATGTTCACAGCTTGCGTTTCATGCACCTTTACACCATCAATTTTACGCAAAACAACATTACCATGCGTGCTGCCAAAGATAAAGCATTCCTCGCCCATCCACCGCACCATGTCGAAACGCTGGAAGCGAGACTTACCTATCTTATGAGAGGCTATCGTGCTTCTGCGGATGCCACCTTTCTTTGGATTCGCTACATGCAAGGCTCTCGTATGACGGGGAACACAACGGCACATGAAGAAGAATTCCAACCGCATTGCATTTACGTTCTTGGCAATACAGAAAGCATCGGCTGCATGGCTCTTAGCAATACCATTCTCTATGCGAGTGTGCTTAGTTATGTAACCATAAGTCAAGTGAACATTCCCAAACTCTGCCTTCGCTCGCTCATAGACCGCCCAACGCATAATGTTCATCACCGCAGCATCACGCAAAGTAGTGCCACGCTTGACTTTCAAGTCGAACTCTCCACGATGGTAAGCCTTGTGGCAGGTCTCGCAAAGCGTTACGAGATTGCTTGGGGAATTGCTACCAGTCTTGCGGCTCTCCAAATGGTGAACATTCAAGATAGGGTCTTTGCTCTTACCCTTGCAGTGAATGCACTTGTGCCCATCCCTTGCCAAGACGTACTCCCTAACATTCCAAAAGCCCATCTGTTCGCCCTGCTGATACTCCTCACCCTTGATGTCGGTATTCTTGATTTTCTGAGCATCGAACTGAGCAACCTCAATAGTGGTCTTCGTAATTGGAAGTAACTTATGAACCAAGCGGATAACCTTCAAGTGGCTCTCAACCTTTTGCTCAATACTGGGTGCAAGCCAACCATCTTTCTTCTTGCGGTTATCAAAACGAACCTTGCGGTAACGTGTCTTGCGGTTTCGCCTTGTCCGTCTCAACTCCCTGCGAGCAGAAAGCAAGTTCACAACATCACTTCTTAACTCAACCTGCGCTGCAAGCAGCTCCTTCTTCTCGGAACTAGCCGAAACGCCTATGTGCTTTGAGCCAGCATCAATGCCAAGGCTCACTTCCTGCGTATAGGTGGTGCTCTCATAATCCAACTGAACGATAAACGGAACACGGCTGACAACATGAGCCTTACCATGGCGAAGAAGATAACCTATCCTCGCTCCACGCTCGCTTGGCATCAATGCCTTACCTTCCTTGTTCCTTACGTAAATCATAAAAATTAATTTAAATTAATAAATAAATCTCACCTCGAAAGGTGGTTGTGCGCCCATCGCCAATGTTATAGGATGGTTTCTTGCCGACAACACCGCAAGTTTCCTCGCTTTTAATCATCGACCGCAGAGGTCAGAACTTGGACGGACATCCTGACGTGCCTATGTATTCATCCCTAACGTAGCTCCCAATTCCATTCGGGGCTGAGGCTAATCCGCTCCAGACGATTGAATGGATAACCGCTGTAGCCTAATCAAAGGCTTCCGGAACTAGGATTTTAATTTTTCAAATCTATTCTTAATTGCAATCATGGCATCCTTGACCCCATCTTTGTAACCAACAGAATACAAGGTGCAATCCTCTTCGCTTGGCTTTCCGGTCTTCGATTTCAGAAATCCCTCTATCTCACGGAAACCATGCTCCAAGAATCTAAGGAACATCGCATTCTTCGTGATAGCTGGTCGTAGGGTATCTTTAACCCAATCCCAGCCATCACCATAACCTAACGTGAAATTTGATTTGCCACAATATTTCACTTTCGGTTCATCAAGCCATTGTTTTAAAATTTCTTTCTTTGTCATTATCTCCAGTTTTTGTGGTGTGTCTCACCATTTAAATTTGTCTCTTAATTACATTGCAAAGATACAAACAAATCTCGAAATATGCAAGTTATTTAATGTATTTATATACGTGTTTAAAGTATTTTAATCTTTAAGCATTAATACAACCATTCATTTAGTAGATTTTTGCATTTTATGCGTTCAAACACTTGAAAGTTTTTGTAACCATATTAATCAAATTCAGTTTTTAACGTGTGCCTCACGCTTTGTAATTTTTGCATCTTGCAGCGATTTCTGTCAGTCTCTTCCCTTGTACTTTCGTAGTGCTTCCTTTCTTGCATTTTAAAACATTACCTGCGCTAGTATTTAGTAATCCCAAGAAATGGATACAACAAAAGCAACTTCTAAAATTCTTATCCATACTTCATTTCCGCTTTAAGTTTCTTTCTTTGAGCCAAGAACATTACTATCTCTTCAAAGTCATCACAATTCAAGAGCATCTGACCAACCTGCCATTCCGTAGCTTTCTGCTTTGCATCCTCCATGCCCTTTGCAAAGAATGTGATTTGCTTGCCTTGGCTTCGATTCTCTGCCGTTACTTCAAGTGTACCGAATTCAAGCTCGGTAGTATTCATACTGAGACCTTCATCAAATAGCCTCAACAAATGATTAAAAAGATTACTTCTATCCATTTTTCAACCTTTCGTTTTCTTGTTTTAATAAATCCTCAAACTCCTTACGCTTTGCTCGCATATTCTCGAACCATTTACTTGGTGTTATAGGACACCCCATAAGCCAATGGTCGAAGTTTGGAACAGGCAAATTGAACTCACTAGCTTCAATAGTATAATCATACCATTTCAACAACTCTTCCTCTGGAGCATCCTTGTCTATATCAGTTACAATAGTAGCCATATCGAAGGTAAAATCACCGCAATTGGCTATTTCTCCAACTTGGTCTCCTATCCAATATGTCTCCGGATTATCCAATCCATAAAACTCATGCTTCTCACAGAATGCCTTCAAGTAAGCATTACAAGCATTCTCGTAATCTTTCTTTAACTTTTCTTTATACATAATCTTTAATCCTTAAACAGTTTCTTAACCTCGCTATTCTCCTCCTTTGGATGGGAGCACATAACTACTTGCGTTCTTGGGTTATGCCTCACCTGCCATTCGCAAGTGTTGCAGCCCAAATCACCAACTTTATTAATGGCATTGGTATATCTGCCTTTCTCATCATAGGGGCAATCAGTAACAAAATCCTTTCGTCCCCAGATGTACTCATCTATCTTGTATGAGATAGCATTTGCTTTCTCCTTTTTCTCGTTACTATTTAAAAACATCATATCGTCAATATTTAAAATAGACATAGCTGACCATCATCAGCGACCTTAACATTACTCTCAGAAAACCAAAGTTCCTTGAATATTCTCTCCATGCAAGCTACGACAATCGAATTTCCAGCAGCCTTTTGAAGACTTGACTTCGACACTCCACTTTCAAGCATCTTGTCTATGTATTCTTCGTCAACGTTCATTAAGCGGAAGAGTTCTCTCGGAGTCAAACGCCTAATGCGCAACCTTGTCTCTCCAAGCACAACCAAGGAGTCCTTGCTCGCAGATGTAATGGTATTGGCTATATTCTTTCCAAGCTCGACCTTTGGACTATGCATTTCGCCTTTTATCCACTTCCCCTCAGAACGAGTTCTTATAGCTGCACTCATAGGCTCTTTCCTTTCATTTGACACAAACTTCTCTTTACATAGCAGGGCATCGCTCAAAAAGTACTTCTCGTCCACATTTTCCTCCAAGACATCAACTAAGTGTTTCTCCAGCTTTATCTTTCTCGGAAAATGATAATCTATCTTATCACCATCGTTTCGTATAGAGAGCATGAAGACACGCTTTCTGTTCTGAGGAACACCGCAGTCGGCTGCATTTACCACCTTAGCATAGTTAACATATCCGTAGGATTCCAACTCCTTGCGCCACTTGTTGAAGAACCCGATAAACTTTGTTTGAACCAAAGCCTCTACATTCTCCATTAAGAGGTATTTCGGTCTCCTGGTAATAATGGTGTTTCTTGTGAACCAAAGGATAGAGGAACGGGTATTACTTCCCTCCTCTATTCCTTCCTGCTTTCCGGCTTGCGAAACAGACTGGCAAGGTGTTGAATATGTCAGCAAGTCAAAGTCTTCAACCTTGCTCCAATCTATCTTTGTCATGTCACCAAAGTTCTTGCCGGATAGATGAGGAAAGCAAGCGTTATGCAAAGCTATTGCACTTGGCTCTATCTCCGACCAACCGATGCACTCGTAATCGAAATCAGAATGTTTCTTTTTCAACCGCTCTAAAGCCATCAGTTGAGAGTCATACCCAGCACAAAGTTGAAATGTCCGTATCTTCATTCCTCTAAGCTTTTGAATTTACTCTTAAACCTGCCTTTATCTCGGCAGCTATTCTACCTTCGTTCGCCAATCGGTCGCAAAGCTCATTGTACTCAACTCCTGTGTGACTCTTCACCTTGCGCCAAGTGATGTGTGCTATATGAGCGGAATGCTTTCTAAACTTCTCCATCAAGTCTAAGTTCTTGTGTGCAGAATAAACACCGCTCAAAGTCTTAAGTGCATATTGGCTATCACTATGAACCGTCACAGCCGCACCCTGTGGACAATGACCGACACCACAAATGATTGCCAAAAGCTCCATACGGCTAATTGTCGTGTCTATAGTTCCGTAGTTTCCCTGCTTATACACCTTGCCTTCGTGTAAAATCACATAGGCAGCACCACCAGTATACTTTCTTCGCTTGGTATCAGTCCTAAGTACCGCAGAACCATCTGTCCACACTTCGTAGCAGTCGTGCATCTTCTCTTCCTTGGTCTTGAACTTGAAACCATGCTTGCGGTAAGTCTGGCTTGGGTTCTTCAAGGAATTCCATTTCTTGACCAAATCCTCCCATTTCTTAGGGACTTTACCGCTTGGTAGCAACCATCCGACATCATCGAAGCGACCATAAAGCCACTTTAGATTGTCTTTCATAAAACCTGCCATCGAGCAATACATTGCAAACTCTTCATAAGTTGGCTTTGCAACGATTCTGTGCTCATCGCCCTCTGTTTGTCTTCTTTCTCCCATAGCTTCTTTCTTTTGTTTGTTTTCTTCCCTACAAGCAACCATCTACTATGTTATAGCGATATACTATGTATATCACTATAATCTATTACTTGCTCACATATACGCTAGGATATAGTGAAGTGAAGTAATATATGTGTTGCAAAAGGGAAATACTTACATTTTTTGTTTTTTACCCATATAATTTGTAAGATACTCATTACCTTCTATTAAGTCATTTTCTCCTATTCCTTTCTTTGTAAACTTAGTAGTTACACGATGTACATGATTCCAAAGCAAGTGCATAAACTTACGCTCTTCTTTAGCATCATTCATCGTATAAACCTTTCCGAGAGTTTGCCAACCAGACCATTCTCCAGTCTTTACATTGCGCCACGCAAAGAAACGACCTTTCTTTGGATTTTTTGCATACCATTGTTTCGCAGTAACATCATTTAAATGGGGAATAACACATTCAGATACTAATTTACTCTCTCTTACTACACCATCATTCACCATTTGCTTGATGTACCTTGAAACGGTTGACTTAGAACGTCCAATTCGCTTTCCAAACATGCGATGGGTCTGTACCTGTTCCTTCTCCGGTATCTCTACGGAATTTTTATGTGAAGTCTTATAAGTAGCCCTTTGACGAACAAGTACATCGTTTTTTAGAAGAACGAGTCGGAGCATTTTCTTTATCTCCCTTAAAGTATGTGGCTGGTCTTTGTCATATTTCAACTTATATACATTGTCTTCGCTTGTTGCCTTGTAACCATGATAGCAAGATTTCATGTTGTTACGGAATGGCTTGCAAAAAAGCACACCATTCTTTTCGCAATATGAAACAGCCTTAGATTTCAACATCGCATCGAAAACTCTCTTTGCAGTGTTGTACTTGCAATGAAGACATTTCATTAAAGCCTTAATCGGCTTTCCTTTAGTATGTAAAGTTGAAAATTCAAAATGCTCTTTTATAATTACGCTGGCACAGAACACCTCAAAAGCCTCTTCATTCTCCAAGGCTTTAGACAATCTTGCAATTGGTATGTTCAATGTTCTATTCCTCATAATTATAACACTTTTTATTCTAATAAGGATAAAAGAAATCCTTACCCTTCATTCGTCTGACACCGAAATCTAGGTAAGGATTATCGTGATGTGGCTTTCGCCACGGAAAATCTTATTGATTCTTGTAAGCGTGTCAGCACCAACAAAGCACGCTGCAAAGATACTAATTTATTTTCAAACTGCAAGGGTTTTAATGTGTTATTCTATTCTAATTGCACATTTTTAACACACAACACAATTTTAGTTACATATATAAAACCGCAAATACATTAAGTCGCTTGCAATTTTAACATTTTACACTCTAAGGCATTTTCAAGACAAAAAAAAGAGAGCAACCACCATCACTGGCAGCTGCTCCATAAGTTGTTACCTTAAACCAATCTAAAACCTTAATAACTAAAAACCAACCTAATAAAATAACTTTTTCTTATATTTTACTGTGAGAAAGAAAATCATCGTAACCAGCATCAAGGAAACGACCCAAAAGGAAATCATACCGAATTTCCAATAGAACAAGTCCCATCCCTCCAAGTCTTTCTCAATATATTCCTTTTTGGTCTGGGCAATACTCAATTCTCTGTTTAGGCTATCCCTCTGAGCCTTATATATACTCGCTCGCTCTGCTATCTCCTTATAATGAATAAGGCTATCACGAACCTTGGATAGTTCCTTGCTGTCCCTGTATCTAATCTCTATATGAGTAGAATCCTTACCTAGCACCTTACCACTCTCATCTACCCTTGTCTTGACATCATCCTTGATGTAAGTGGAATCCTTAACCTGCTTTTCGGTCTGCTCCCAATGATAAGACAGCAAGCTATCCCGAATAAGCTTGACCCTTTCGTTGACAATTGAGTCCCAATGGGCATAAGTCGTAGTGTCTCGCACCACTTTTTCTACATCTACATATCTTGTCGTCCGGCATCCGTACATCATAAGCATGATGAAGAAACCTACCAATATGGTAACGAGCCAACGCCACCAATCAAATCTAAGCTCCATATCAACCTCCTTTTTGTGTGCAAAGGTACAAATAAAACCAATAGGAACAATTTTTCTGCCCACTCTCTCTTTTTCAAAATTTCAAAAGTGAAGAAAAACCACCACCCAATTAAGGATGATGGTCTTACTAATGCCTTAGTTGAGCCTGTATCTCGTAAGATTACCAAGTGATTATCTTTCCGTTGTTACATACGAGCTTTCCGTATTGTATATTTCCAACTCTTCGAAGCCATCCATGCAGGTTCACACTTTGCTTTGGGTCATTGTTCACAAACGCATTGAGAAAGGCAATTCGTGACACCTTCAACTTATCGAACAACGACCATTGGCCTTGTTTGTATGAATTGATAGCAGCCAAGGTCATGTTACCCATGATACCATCAGCTTTTGTTCCTACGATAGTCTGAATCTTTTGTACGGCTCTGCTTACTCCACTATTATAAGCAAAGTCAACCAAGAGATTAGCCACCGACTGGTTGTTGATTTGGTCAGCTTTACAAGCATCCCAATAGTATTTCTTGAATATGTGATGCCATTGTTCATCGGTTATCTTCTTCAAGTCCGATGCGGTCTTACTAGCACCATAAACTTTACGGAACGTCTCTAGGGTCACACCTTTCATCGTTGCGCCTCCCCTGTCACTCTTTTTGTTAGAATATCCACCCTCGAATGAGAGAATGAATGGTTTTAAAATACTTGAGTCTGCCATAGTCTATTTATCTTTTTCGCTTTGATGTTCGCCACGTTCCCCTATAGTCTTGGTAATGCCAGCCGTGACGAACAAACTAGCCACACTACCAACAAATGCACTTAACCCCATCAAATCGGTCTTGATCGTCCCATAAGTCACCACTTCCCACACTAAGATGAAGCATACAACTAAGAGCATCAAGAAACCTATCAAGGTCACGGACACTAAGAAGAATGCCTTGCTTGAATGTCCGCTATTAACTTGTATAAGTAATTTCAGATACTTAATCATATTTTAATCCTCCCTGTCACGATATATAGCACTCTCTTCTTTTTCAACAAATGCTTCTAAAGAATCTCGTTTTCTTGGTGGGGTTCTAAGTTGGCATCCATCCTTGATGCATCTGTTCCATTGTGCCTCATGCAAGGCAAGCTTCAAATCGTTCTTCTCATCCCTAAGATTGCGTATGGTAATACGATACTGATTGATTTCCTCATACAATTCATCTACTTTACTATTAAGATTAACGACCGACTCGTTGGAACGTTCATAGAGAGCCTTCCACTCATCGGCATATGATGAAATAGTCTTATTCTCTTCCTGTGATGCGAGTGCCGCCTCCTTTCGTTTTCTACTATTATAGTACAGCAACGTGGAGATAACTCCCGATGCGCAAAGAAGATTAATTCCCGTCTGTATTAATTGAATAGTTTCCGCTGTCATTTCCTTATGTTTTTTGTTGCAAAGATAGCTATTTATATATAATAATGTGAAAATAGCCGAGTCAGAAAACTACACAATTAATTTTTGTGCAAATAATTAAATATTTCCTTAAACAAAGTTATAACACATTAAATTATTTGCTCTATCAATAAAATCTCATTACCTTTGCAAATACAGGTGAGTCACACCATAAAAAACTGAATAAAAATGAAGATAATAGAACAAGATACAATAGACATCATTAAGGCGCACATAAATGAACGACCAAGATACAAGTTGGCACAAAGAATGGGTGTCAGCGTGAAATTCTTGTATAAGATTCTACATGATTGCAATTGTAAAATCGAACATAAAAGACCTGTTCCGAAACCCAACAAGAAGCGTGATGAACAAATTGCAAAGCTTTACACCAACCATTCAGTCAAAGAGATTGCCGAGATTGTAGGGTGTCATCCGTCTACAGTAGGAAAGGCGGCAAAAAGACTAAAGCTTACTCATTCGAATGAAACTATCGAAAGACTTAAAAGGAATAGTTTGGCAAATTTAAAGAAAGCGTATGAGAAAGCAACAATAAGTAAAAGGGTAAAAAGCTGGCAAAGAACCATGCAGATGGAGAAATTCAGAGTTATATCCTGCATTCCGCAACAGACAAGATTCAAATTTGCGGATATGCCTATAAAAGCATATCATGCCAAGTACAATCTCATAACAAAGCATGGATATTTCGCTTTCGAAGGTGAGCCATACACCATAGGTTATGACCGGAATACTCATAGGATGAATGAAGAATACTATAAGAACAAATATGGATTTTCTTTTGAGGAGGATGAAGAATGCCAAGAAGATTAACAAAAGAACAGATAGACTATATTAAAGTCCACATCAATGACTACCCACGAAAGAAAGTAGCCAAGGCTGCTGGTGTTACACTACACACCTTATATAAATATATCACTATTTTAGGTGGCACAAAAATAGACAACAAGTTGAGTAAAGAAACCATCAGCCAAATTTCCGTCATGTACCAAACGATGACAGCAAGGGAAATTTCCGAAGTGTTGAATATTCCTCAATCTACAATATTAGGACAAGTCAGTAAGCTTGGTTTAAAACACAATGTAGAAACGATAAATAGAATTCGTAAAGAGCGAAACAAGTCTCTAAGAAACTATTGGAATAAAGAAAGATATGCAAGTAAAGGAAGAAAACTTCACATGCAATACAAAATGGACGAACTTAGAGTGTTGTCGGGTAAGCCTCAAGAAACAAGGTTAAGAATAAGAAAACTCTCCCCAAAGGCTTTGAATGCGAAGATGTATTTGCGAAAATCTTATAACTATTTCTACTCTAAGGGTGAGCCGTTTATTCTCTGCTATGACTCCGAGACAAAAAGACACCCTAAAGAGGAATACTATACTGAAAAATTTGGTTTCAAGTTTGTGTGTGCTTAATTTCCGTTTGCAGTTCCGTTTGCATTTTTCGTTTTCTGCAAACGGAATTTGCAAACAAGCCTTTGATTTTCATGCATTCGAAAGTATGATATTACCCCCTATCACTTTAACTTATTGATTATTAACGATTAAAAGAAAGTTTGATAGAGTTGTTAAACCTTTTGCTTATTATTCGTAACTTTGCAGCCGTAACGTTACATAGAGTTAGTTTAATTAAGGTTTAACACAAAAAGATTATTCTTATGGAGACATCAAAAACTTATGTTTTTAATCCAGAGGGTTCAGGTAACAATGGAGGAATGATGAGCTTGATAGCTCCTTTGCTCCAACAGAGAGGCGTTGACCCAAACGTTCTTCTTGCGATGAAGGGTAATAACGGATTCGGCAATGGCGATGGTTCTTGGTTCATTTGGCTGCTCTTTATCCTTTGCTTCTGTGGTTGGGGCGGTAATGGTTTCGGCTTTGGTGGTCGTGGTAATGGCGCAGGTCTTGCCAATGAAATCAACAATGACTATGGTCGTTCCTTGCTTATGGATGCTATCGGTGGCAATCGTAATGCACTCAGTAATCTCGCTACTCAGCTCAATTGTACTGAAGGACAGATTCAACAAGCAATCTCTGCCTTGACAACCCAAGTTCAGAACGTGGGCAACCAAGTAGGCATGAGCGGAATGCAAACCATCAACGCTCTTCAGCAAGGTAACATGCAGATTGCATCACAACTCGCTGATTGCTGCTGCCGTGTAAATAACAATATTACGGCTATGGACGGAAACGTCAAGTTGGCTATGTGCCAGCAGACTGGCACTTTGCAGAATGCCATCAACAATGTAGCCGTAAGTCAGGAACGAGGCTTTTCTAATGTTGCTTTCGAAACCAAGGGTCAGACATGCGACATTTTGAATGCTATTAAAGATAGTACTCAGACCGTAGTTAATGGCCAACGCCAAGCAGAACTCAGAGATATGCAGGACAAGATAGACCATCTTCGTGAAGAGAATGGAACTTATAAGTCTTCTGCCATGACTTCGCAGATTGTAGGTCAAGCTATAGCACCTGTCAACGCTATGTTGGCTGGCTTGCAAAAAGAGGTAGATGGTATCAAGTGTAAGCTTCCATCAACTGTTACAACCAGCTACAGTCCATTTACTGCTGTTCCAAATTGCGTTGCTTGGCAAACAGGCTTATATGGTCTGAATGGTGTCAACAATGCAAGCTTTTGGGGTTAATTAGGAAAGGAGGCTGCTATGTTATGGATGAGACCTTTTGCATGGGTTAATCGTAACGGCTCGGCAGCTATCGCATCTACAGGCGTGGTGGTGAACACCGAAAATGTCATTTTCTCGTTCAGAAACCACGCCTTCGTGAATGCTAACTATAGGGGAACTATCTTTGTGAACCTACATCAAGCCATTCCGACAGGTACGACAAATACGCTGCCAATCCTTTTCGAGACCAATGGCGTAACCCAAGCTGTAACTAAGTTCAACGGCAATCCTTTGACGGTAGCCGACATTGCAGGAACTGGAGTTTATCAGTTTTGGTTCGAGCGAGATACTAACACCCTTCAGCTAATGACGGGTATTGTTTAACAATTAACATTACAAAGCTATGTTTCAAGGACTTCGACCTAACAGCATATTCTATGTGCTTGACAAGGGTGAAAACCCAAGTCTTAAAATCGGACAGGTTGTGTCGGTCAGTAACCCACAACCTAAGTTCCCGACATATACTCCTGGGCAATTCAACCCACAACCAATGGAGACTACCGTTGATGTTGTCGTAAAATTGCCTAATGAACAAATGGAGTTCAAACAACTCCCATCCAATATGCAAATTGCAAATTCGGAAAACCTCGTGGTTTCTGAAAGCCGTGAAGCTATGGATGCGGAAGTTGAAGCTATGTATCGGCATTCTAAGGAAATTGTGGAAAGCGAGCCATACCACAAAAAGGTTATGGAAGAGTGCGCAAAGATGCGTGCCGTATTGAATCCACAAATAGCCAAAGACAGACAACAGGAAGAAGACATCAATAACCTCAAAAGCGAGGTTAGCGGAATGAAGGGAACTTTGACCGATATTAAGTCTATGTTGTCAGTGGCTTTGGAAAAAGTTAATACAAAAAAGTAAATCATTATGGGATACATGATAGAAATTACCGAAAACAAGGTAAATGAAATGTCGGAACTTGTAGAGAAGATGCTTAAGTATGGTGGTAAACTCATGCACTGCATTGATGAAATGGGGGATGACAAGTATGGACGAATGGGTCACAGAAGCCCAATGCCGGATTACCGAGACAATTGGGATGATGACGATGATGACCGCTATGGTGAAAGACATGGTGGTCGCAGAGGTGGCGGTTATCGCTATTAGTATTACACTTTGAGGTGGGGAGAAATCTCCACCTCCTTTAAAAGCTTTTATTATGGGAAGATACAAAATACCACTTGACGCATACGATATGAAGCCTGAAGGGATGATTGCATACCTTCGCTACAATGGCTGGCACTTCAATAAAAAGATGTGTGATTGGGCTATTACCTTAATGCGCAAGACAAACGCAACGACTGGTAAGCTCGAAAAAGTTGAACCGACAGAAAAAGATACAGTCGAGGAACTTCTTAAAGTCAACAACGTAAAGTTAGAGAATGCCGACAATTACGATTTCGTCTATGTCGCAAACATGGCTAGAGCCGATTTCTTTAAGTCCTCTTTAAAGGACGAAGCTGCTTTGGCTCAATTCATTAAGGATATGGTGGATGACCCAGACCAAGCGGACGGATTTATTTTTAATAGATTTTATGCCGATTGCAACCATAATGGTATCGGCATTCCATGGGATGATGTATTATGATTAAACAAGAAATTTACTTGGAGAAATACGATTGGAATGTGATTGTATGTCATGTAGCTAATCAAGAAGAGGTTGACGAAGCTATGGACTTACTAAGTTCCATTGATTGTAAGGGGCAACCATTATTGGATGCATACGACCACATTTCAACCGATTCTTCAAACAAAGGATTGACATACACAAATGTTTCAAAGAAAACAAGTGTTGTGCTCATTTGCAAGTCTACTTCTGAAGGTGAGTATATAAATAGTCTCACACATGAAATGTTTCATGTAGTAGCACATATATGCAACCATCTGGGAATAGATATGCAAGGCGAAGAACCATGCTATCTTATGGGATGGCTTTGTCAGTCGATATTATAGAAGATTTCCTTATAAGTTTAACTTGGCGGGCAGACCTTGGATTTTTCCATCTGCCCTCCTATAAAATTACAAGAATATGAGTTGTTCGAAAATCAAAAATTACCTTTATGAACGTTTTAATGAGGATTTTAACGTTCTATCTGAGAATGAAAATCGAGTTATCATTACATTTGATGATAATGACTTGTCGTTACTCGTAAACAAGATGGAGAATAAATTATTCATTCTCGTTCCGCTAACTAAGATGCATTCGTTTGAACATCATCCGGATTGGATCTTGGTAGATGGAGAACGCATAAATAGCACTCTATTTTGGAAGGAATGCGGTTGCCAAGTGATAGAATATCAAGGTGATGCCCCTATCATCATCAAACAAGAAGCTATTGCGAGAATTATTAATGATTTCTTTAAAAACAGATAACGATTCAAAATTTGCATTAATTTATTTGCAAGAATATCCGTTTTGTCGTATCTTTGCATTGTTAAAAAGGTGAGACACACCAAAACAACTGTGTTTTATAAACTTCATTTTTTTAGGTAATGACATTAATATAAAGGATAAGCAAAAATATGATAGAAAAAGGATATTCAATCAAGAAAAAAGTACTATTTATTGATTTAGACGATACTATAATCAAGACTATTTCAGGAAACACCTTTCCTACAGATGTAACAGATTTCAAAATCCGCAAAGAGGTTTTGGATAAGATAGTAGAAGCATTCCCTACTCTTTACTATGTGGAAATAGTCTCAAACCAAGGTGGCATACCTCAATTCGTTGATGAACAGGAATTTATCGGAAAGATTAAGGCTATTGAAAGCTTTATGCAAAAATATCTTCGCCATCATACTGGACGCAACATCTTTGTCAACTCCATGTATTGCCCATCAAATGCAGAGATTTGCATGAGAAAGCCAAATACAGGAATGCTTGAGTCGTATTCTTCTTGGAAAAAGAGTGAGCTGCTGATGATAGGTGATGCTAGTGGAAAAGAAGGTGACTTCTCAGACTCCGACAAACAATGTGCGGAGAATTTCGGAATTGAGTACATTGATGTAGAAGACTTCTTGAAAATATGAAAACAATAAAAAAGAGAGGCAATCACTTACCTCTCTTACTCTTAATGAAGTGCAGAATATCCCACTTCTTCCAATATCGGGTGTGCCCACGCTTCTTACACTCGCCATTGGGCAAATCGCCCCTAGCCACCATTCTGTTAAGGGTAGCATCAGAAACATGCAGCTTCTCCTTGACCTCCTCCGTGCTCAGCATCGGGTTGAGAGCATACGGCAGATAGTTCTCACAAAGGTCTTCTATCTCATCGCTACTCATTCCGCAAGCAGTTACCTTCTCCCCTCTCTTCTCTTGCTCGTCTGCTCGAAAGCAAGAGTCAGACAACGATTTTAATAACACTCCCAAGGTGTGATAACCAAATAACTTTCCCATATCATTATAATCTAGAGATTAAACTTTGACAGCCCTTGCCTGAGAAATACTTATCGGCAAAACCATATACATAAAATATAATAGTCATTACAAGTATTACAACATTAGCTTCCACCATTTCGTTGGTGGTAAAAACATTCCAGTATACGATATGAATAGCATTTATCCCAAATAGGTATATAATCATCGGAATACGCCATCTGTAGCAGAGCCAAAAGAATCTGCTCGCAATTATAAGCACAAGCGGATGGATGTAAACTGAAAAATAGATAAATGCTGCCGATACCCAATTCTCCTTAAACCATATGCACATTTCTTTTTCATGAGACGCAAATGTTACCATGCATGCAATATGAAAAAGCATGATAAACAGAGGCATCACTTCACAATAATACTTGAACCAAGTGAGTAGCTTCACGCTGTAGCCTCTACCTGCAAGGATAATTACGTTAATCATTTCGCTAACGTCCATACCCTTAAACATTACTCTTGACAACTGTACAACACCGACTGATTGAACTAACCGATGGACTTCATCTTCTTCCTCTTTAGTCATAAATTCTTCTCCTTTTTGTTTTTGGTGTTTATTATTTATTCTTAGTTCCTCATTCTTAATAATAAGGAACGTGCTGCAAAAATAAACAATTCTGCACAAAAAAACATTCATTTTGCACAACTTTTCAGAGTTAAACTTTGCAAAAATACCAATCTGTAAGATTTGCCATTCAAAAATGGGGGGTAAATTACAGATTGTAAGTAAAAAGGATGGGCGACCGAAACAATCAGCCGCCCATATAAAGAACATCCTTATCCTGTTAAATATTACTTGCAGATGCAAGCGAGCATCTCCATATCGTCAAAGCTCTTCTCGCAAGCCTTGATAGCCTTAAGCAGCTCGGCTTCCTCGACCTCGGTGATTTCCACCTCGACCTCCTTGTCGGCGAGTTCGTTGAAGTATTCCATGGTCTTCTTGCTGAAGCCAGCGAAGTAGGCGTTCACCTCTTGCAAGAGGTCTGTGTCCTCCTTGGTGTAGGTGTAGCCCTCCTCCTTCATCTTGCGCTCGTTCTCCTGTGCGGTTTTGAGCTTGCCTTGCATTTCCTCGAACTTGTCATCCTTCAAGGACTCCTGAGCCTCCTCCTTGTCCTTGTCGAAGGTGTCGGCGATGGAACGGAGAGCCTTCATGTTCTTCCATACCGCCAACATGGTTTCCTCACTCAAAGAGCTTGTCTTGAAGCCCTTCAATGTCTTGTAGGCGTAGACCGCCTCGATTGTCTTAATCTTCTTCATAATTAACTTGGTTTATTATAATTAATTAATAAATAATGTATGTTAGTTCGCTCAGTTGGAAAGTGGGCACTACCGACTGCCGCCCTCGTACCCACCAACCAAGCTAATTGTTATTCCTCTGTGGTGTCAGAGGAAACGATGCCATCCGACAACTCATCGACGTGCTCCTTGATGTAGGAAGCAAATTCGTTGATGCTTGTCACGGCATCAATCATCTTCTGCAAGTCTGAGGTGTTGTAGTTCACGTTCAAGTTGTCCGTGGAATACTGGCTGAACGTGGCAATCTGGTTGCCGTCGCCGTCCAACACAACACCGTTGTCAACACTTACAATGCTTCCGTCACTGACGGCAACATTGCCCTTCATCTTGGTCGAATCGTTCACGATGTCAACCTCTCGCTTGAACTCTGTCATCTTTCCAAATGTTACTTTCATTATTCCTTAAAATTTAAACGTTTAAACTATTTTATTCTTCTATTTGCAAATAAAAGCAGAATAATAATCTATTTAACAGCGCAAAGATAAGAAAAATATTCCATAATTAAAGAATTTTATATTGTTATTTTCCGTTGTTTTTATATTTTTAACATTATTGATGTTACAACTCCATTTCTTGTGCTATCTTGTTGTTATTTGTACTATAGAGAACCAGCTTATAAGATTTCCCCTTTATCAGCCAATCATTGTTAAGGTACGTCACCACATTGCTTTTTGCGCTTATATATCCTGCATCAACTCTATATTCTCCATCTTTTAATGTATATCCGTTATAATAACTTGAATCAGCATACAACAAGTACAAAACATAACCGACATTCAGAACTGTACTTTTATTATATATTCTTATACACTCGTTACCATTGCTGTCTCGGTCTGGATATACGAAGTACATATACTTGCTATAGTCACCAGTATCGTTCTTGCCATAGAACAGAATAGGAGAAACCCCAACGATAGGATAACATTCGATGCTGTCTGACGTTTCCAAATTTGGAGCATTCTTCAAATGGGGTATCGGAGACATAAATGGAACTGCGATATACAACAAATTGACAAGATTCTGATACACAAATGTTGTCTTTAGAAAATTATCATTCTTGTTGTTGGATGTAAGGATGCTATGGATAGCCAAGCTGTCGTCTCTAAGAAAAGCCACACCAAAGTAGCAATTCTTATAAGTAGCAATATCCCTAAATGGAATTTGAGTTCCACCTGAATCTTTGTCAATACTAATGATAAACGATAATTCCTCATCCGTGTAGGTATTTATGTCAAAGTCGTGCATCAAGCAAGTAGCATTTTTATCGTAACTCTTAAAGTCACCAAGCCTATAAGGTGAGCTACTGCCACCTGTTGGATGAACGTAAGTTACACCATTTGTAGGAATGTTCCAACCCTCATCGCCAGGATAAAGCCCATCTTCATTTGCGTACTTCATGTAATTCTCATACAAAGCCTTAACTGACGTAAACTTTGGTATGTTAAAGCCAAAATTCCCATCAGTACCTACTATTGCATTCTCGTCAAACAAAGACGGATGAATGACAGGCTTATGCCTACTCCACATGTTTATGTTGGTGGACTTACACAATGTGGCAAGGTCATTGCTACCCTCTCCAAGTACACTTTTTACATCATCTATGCTTACTGGAGCACTGATGATTCCATTGTTCAAACTCATAATCTATCACTTTTTAATTGTTCAACTTCGTTTTCCAAGTCTCTCACTCTTCGCTTCAAGCGGCTCACCTCATCGTCAACTTGCTCGATAGCACCAAAGGCAACGGCAATCAGCTTTGGAGACCAATAGTTGATTTTGAGGAAGCCCTTGTCGTCTTTCTCCACAAGGTCTTGCATGAAGGTGTTGTGAAGAACCCTTTGGGCAATCCAACCGATGCTATCCTTGTTGTCGGCATTGTATCGGAATGCAACCGTGCCACCCATCGCCTTGATGATAGCCAAGCTGTCAACGCCGTGTATGTCATGCTTCAAGCGTTCATCGGAACTCTTGTAAGCCGTAACACCGCCAGTGGCATAGAAATTACCATCCAAACTCAGCACAGGATTGCCATTGTTGTAATTAAGCCACATGGACTTCATTCCGCTATCGTTGCCAACTCGAAAGTTAAGGTTATAGCCTTCAAGTACCACATTCTTGTTGTTGGAGAAGTTTCCGTAGCCTATGGTGAGAATGCCATTATCATCCTGCGATATGTTCATCACATTCAGATACTTTGATGCTTTGCTATTCTTCCATAGCATTCTATATGCACCTGTGTGATAAATGTCGCCGCCAGCGTACAATGCTGGAGTATAGACGGAGCTTATTCCTTGCTTAAGGTTGATGACACCCCCACTTTGGGCACTGTTCGCCTTGAATATGCTTCCATCGGCAATGCCGAGGTAAACGGTCTTGCTGCTATGGTCGTACTTAAGACCCGCCCACTGGTTGTGGTCCCATGCATCATTTCCGAATCGGAGGGCTGTGTTGCCTTGCAAGATAACTTCACCATCGAGGGATGAGATATACGTGCTTCCCATCTTCAAGCCTTTGTGCGAGCCGTCAACAAGGCTAAGTAAATTCTTAATAGTCGCCGTTCCGTTGATTGTCGTGTCCTTGAAATGCGCAGCTCCGCTCGTTCGCAAGCTCCAGTTGCCATCTCCGATGGAGGACTGGCTACAGATGTCTTGAACACCTATCCAGTTGGAGTTGTCCGAGTTTCCGATGTAAAGGTTGCCCGAACCGTGCTTTATCCTTGCCCCTGCGTCCAAGGTCATGTCGCCGACACCTGTCATGCTTCCACTTATGTTAGCCGTTCCATTAAAACTTTGTCCCCAAAGCGTTCTTGTGGTTTGGAGTTTCGTGGCACTTCCAGCATTACCAGTAATTGAAGCAGAAGATGTAATGAACCCTGCTCCATTCGTCAATTGGTTCGTGTTGTTCGGAATGCTTATGCTTTTTGCTGCACTACCATCATAGCTTCCGCTTGAATATCCGCTCCAAGAAAGAGCACTTGGATTTTTCATCGTGCTAGGTCTTCCGCTTACGTTCGTCCAAGCAACAGAACCCGCCGATGCAGCGTAATTTACCGACTGTGACCCGATGTTTGATGAGTCGATGATGGTCTTCCAATCTTTCCACGAACCCGCAATTTTCTGACGGAAGTACATGTGACCATTAGCAGTGTATTCATTGGCAAGCAAGAAACCATAGCTTGCATCTCCCGTTCCCCAGTTCATTACCTGTATCCAAGAGTTATCATTCGGCTTGTTAGTTACGCCGTTCATTTCATAGATATGAGCAGCACCATTTGTTGCGAAGTTATTCAAGTCGGACACGATGTTATTGCGGCTATGATACATATACTTTGCATCCGCAGTCGCAGTCTTCATGTAACCGGCAAGGCTTTGGTGAGCCGTGAGGAACGTACTACCCTTAACTACGCTGATAGTAGTGCCGCTCTTGCTGATAGAGGTCACGGCGTTGCCGCTTCCACTAACGCTTACGTTCATTGCCGAGCCACCCTCCAAGCTAGTAACCTTGTTGTAAAGCTGCTTTATAGACCAAGCACTGGCCAAGAAAGATGATTCCGTCTTGGTAGTGTCGGAACTTCCATTCGTAGCGTTAGGCATCTTGATAGCGGAGTCCCATGCGAGAACGCTACCGCTCAATCCACCGCCACTTCCAGCAGAGCTAGTTCCGTATGCGCTTATTCCACCTGTGGCATAGAGGTTTCCGTTGACCTTCAAGTTACCGTCCGAATCCTTCTCCAAGACGATGCCGTTGATGTTCACCTTGGTTGTTGTGTAGATGTCGCCAACAACATGCAGCTTGTAAGATGGTGAGGCCGTTCCGATGCCGACGTTACCATTCACGCTAAGTTTGTTGGAGAGGTATACATCCTTGCTACCAAAGCTGCGAATCCAAGTGTTGTCGGTCATGTACCAACCACCGCCGTGGTCTTCACTATACCAACCAGTGCTTCCCTTGCTTCTGAACCAGTTGTTTGTGTAGATAGTTCCTGCTGGTGCTGCGGAAGTATTGATGTTGCCCACACCTGTCATGTTGCCGCTCACGTTTGCTGTTCCGTTGAAGGACTGACCCCATAGCGAGCGAGCCGTTACAAGTTGGTCTGCTTGCTTCACGATGCCAATTCTCGTAGCACCATCAAGCAAGGTATAAGGACTATCCCCTGTGGTTGCTGGCAAGCTTTGAGCCGCAGAGAACGATGTATTTGTCACCAAAGTTCCTTGGCTTGTGAAATCGGCAGACGTGCGCCCTGTCTTCTTGATGATAGTGTAAGACAGACTTCCATATTTATTTTGGCAATTTCCCCAAAGTTGAACATTGCCAGTTGCATTGTTGTAGTACACACGCAACCTTGAAGACATGTTTCCAACCAACTCACGCAAGGATATGCCAAAGTTGTATGCCCCAGAGCCATTCGCTCCATTCTGACGGATTCTCAACACGACAACCGAATAGGTATCGTTATATCCGTTGGAGAAGAGGAACGTGAAACTTCTATCATCATATTGGTTGCCTGTGACGGTAATGTCAAACAACTTCGCCCAATAGTGGGAAAGGTTTGCGGTGTTGCTGTTTACCGCTCCCGACCATACGATGTTGTCTTTGTGCCAACCATCGAGCAAATCCGCATTGAGGTTTATCCATTGTGCGGTAGTCGAAGCTATGTGATTCGAGCCGTTGTAACCGAATTGCATACCTCCCTTGCCGAACTTCACCATTCCTGCGTTGTTGTTGCCAACGCCCATCAAGCCGATAGTGTTGCCAAAGTTACAATCACCAATGTAGCAATCATCGCCAATGAGCAATCCATTGTAAGCACCTTTCAATGCGCTTGCCACAATCTTAAGCTGACCTGTGAGCGTTCCACCTGTCAAAGGCAAGTACTTTGCGGCGATGGCATCCACCTGTGACTTCGTATAAGCATCAGTAATGCCATACCCACTTATCGTTGTCGGCTTGCTTGTGAGTTCTGAGAAGGCAAGGCTGTTCTTGATGGCAAACGAGCCGAAAGCACCCTTGTTGCAATAGGCGAGGTTTGAACTTGTGCCACTATATGCTCCGTTCCAATGAGCTATGAAGCTCATGTCAGGAATAATGTTGCCATCGGTCGATGCGTTAGTCCATCCCGAAGTGCCCACCACAGAAAGGCTCTTCTTCGTGTAGCTCTTGGTGTAGGTGATGGCTGTTCCACTGGTGGATATGCCAGTCACGAACACATTGCTTCCACTTGGCTTAGTAACCGAGCGCAAGCCATCCGTAATGCCAAATCCCGACAAAGTGGTTGGCTTGTTGGTGATATAGCTCCACGCAAGGTTTCCTTGGAACGCCGTGAGAGCCTTGATGTGTGGAGCAATAAAGTAGGCATCGCCTTGGTTCGTCACGAACGAAAGGCTTACTCCTGCTCCAATCTTGCCATGGTCAGTATAAACCAATGCAGCCGATTGAACGCCACTTGCGTCTGGGTTCTCGCCAGTTGAGAAAACCAATTGTGGACCGCCATCGCCATAGGACAGCTTTCCAGCAGACTTGATGTAGTTTGCATCGTTGCCATAGGTACTTCCATAAATCACCAAGCGATTCTGCTCAGCCTTGTAGCTTGTGTTGACGGTGACACTAGCCTTTGACAACTTCAAGATGTTGTCAATCTTGGTTATTCCAGTCAATGCTTGCTCGGCACTGCTGCCCTGTACCTGTGTCGTTCCTATATAGTGAGTATGGTTAGACAAGCTGAATGAGCTACCCTTCGTCAAGGTCAAGGTATGCCCACTAACAGATGCGGCTGTCACGGCATTGCCCGAGCCTGTTACGCTAACGGCGTTCACACCGTCCGTGATACCATATCCACTGAGACTTGTAGGCTTTCCGCTGATGTTGCCCCAAGCAAGCTCCTCGGCGAAGGCAAGTCTCTTCCAAACCGTCCAGCCTGCCATATTATCTCGCTTGCTACGATAATACAACTTGCCTACGTTGGTGTCCGTTCCGTCCGTCTTGGTTTGGCTTCCCGACCATTCCATACCAAGCTGACCACCGCCGCTATTTCCGCTGACAACCTCCAAGATGTTTCCGTATGTAGTCGGGCCACCGCTGTTGTAGTAAGGGCGCACGCTCAGACGGCTTTTTGTGTATTGTGTAGCCGTGATAGTTTGATTCGCCCCCACGGTAATGAAGTCGTGCGTATGCCCATTGAGCGAGAATGTAGAGCCTTTTGTGAAGGTTATCTTTGTTCCACTCTTCGACACGCTAGTTACGGCATTGCCTGAGCCTGTGGTTTCAATGCTTGTTGCGCTACCACCCTCCAAGGTGGAGATTCTACCAATGGCAGCGTTCAACGAGTTGTTAAGCACGGCGATGGAATAGGCACTTGCAATCTCGCTAAGGTTCTCGCTTGTGAGCTTGATGGAATCGGCATACGCCTTTGCCGAGAAGTTGTTGCTTCCTGTTGTTCCAGCGCTTCCCTCTCCATAGGCAGAAATGCCACCAGTAGCATAGAAGTTAGCTGCGGTTGTACCATCAGACTTAACTACTTTAATGGCAGTATTAGCTTTATCATAAACTAATCTGACATCACCAATTTGCACATAAACACCATCAGTATTAGCAATAGTTATACTGCCATTTACATCAGCATTACCATTCACGCTATTACCCCAAAGCTTTCTAGCAGTTCCCCAATAAGAAGTTACTATGTTGGCTGTACCATTAAACGATGTTCCGTTTATAGTTCTAGCATTCTGTAATTTAGTAGCACTTCCAGCATTACCAGTAATTGAAGCAGAAGATGTAATGAACCCTGCTCCATTAGTAAGCTGATTAGTATTATTTGGAATACTAATAGACTTTACAGCAGAACCATTATAAGAACCACTACTATAACCGCTCCAAGAAAGAGCATTAGCAACTTTTGATGCAGATGCTACATTGTCAGTAACTCTAGCAAGTCTTACCCAAGGAGCAGCCCAAGCTGCATCATTACTTATCTTGCCTCCAGCTCTAGAACGGACATAAACTTCAGTAGTGCCAGCTTTTATAGCAAACTGAGTTTGCCACATATTAGGAGAAGTTGCCGTATTATTACTATCAGTATAAGACAGATTAATATAATGATGCCAACCAGTTTGTCCATTAGGATTAACATAACCATTCAACGTTTGATAGTTAGCAGTAGAACTAGCATAAGGTGCTGCAATATTAGACATACCCATACTATTCCCGTGTGTTGCAATATCGTTAAAATTGTTTCCAACACCACTAGGAAAAGCTCTTACTAAATTCAGTGCTTTAGAAGTTCCACCAATACTAATAGTAACCTTGTTTGCAACATCAGAAATACTGAAACCAGTAAACAAACCACTAGCGTGATAATTATCTACCATATCTGCGTTATGAGCAGTAGCTTCATTTTTAACCCAATTCTGAGTTGCATAAGCTGCGAGACTTTGATGTGCGGTGAGATAAGTTCCCAAATCTACAGCATCTCCACCACTAGCCGCAATGGTTTTAGTGATACCGTTAATCTTAACACTATGTGTATGACTAGTTGCCGACTTACCACTAAGAAGTGAATCTACACTACTTTTGGTATAATAGTTAGCAAGACTTTGGTGACTAGTCAAGAAAGTAGCACCTTTAGTAAATGTAATACCCTTTCCGCTTTTAGATACAGACGTGATAGCATTTCCACTTCCACTTACAGATATTGCATTAACGTAACCATCAAGTGACTGATGATTAGTTAAGAACGTACTACCTTTAACTATGCTGATAGTAGTACCATTCTTGGTGACAGACGTAACCGCATTACCGCTACCGCTGACAGAAATAGCAGTAGCACTACCACCTTCCAAGCTAGAGATACGAGAATCAAGAGCCTTGATGGAGTAGGCAGAAGCAACCTCAGACAGCGATTCTGATGTGAGCTTCAAGGCATCTGAATAACTCTTCACACTGCCGTTCAAGCCGCCACCACTGGATGAGGATGTCCCAACACCATAGGCAGAAACACCACCACTAGTATAGAGGTTTGCCACCTCGTTAGTCGTAGTATTCGTAATCTTCAGCGCCTTATTAGCTGCATCATACTCCAACTTGATGTTACCGATGGAGATATACTTTCCACTAGGCACGATGATGCTTCCATTGATGTCAGCAGTGCCATTGAACGAATTTCCCCACAATTTGCGAGCATTAGTAAGCTGGAGAGCCTTCTTCGCTGAACCGTTTGTGAAGTAACCTTGCAAGGTGGCGATACTCCCTTTGTTTGCGGATATGCCCGAAGCATTTACCCCTTCTGCCTTTTTCGCTCTTGCTACCTCGTCAGATATAGACTTGTTGATTCCGTCAACGATACCACTTAAAGTGTCTGTCTGCGCAATATTGGCGAGGAAGCTCACCACCTCGTTCCACTTATTGATAATTCCGTCCGCAGTCTCCTCGTCAGTAGTCATAAGGGCGTACCAGTCATAGGCACTATTCCAATGACTTACCTTAGTGGATGAAATGCCGTCCAGTACAGACTTATTGCTATGAGTATGCTTTGCTGATACCGCACCATCCCAAGCTGTCTGCTTTGCAGTAGTAGGAATGGAGTAACCAGAAGCAAGGGCAATGGCAATAGTTCCATTGGTAGTGATAGGCGAGCCACTGACCGAAAGCCCCGTAGGGACAGAGACTGCAACCGATGTGACCGTACCTGTGTTCTTAGTATATCCGCTATCATTGCTGAGTTCGGACAACTTGGTAGGAACGGTTACGTTTATGGTTTTCGCAGCAGAGTTTGGGGTGTAAGTGCCTAGGCTTGTACCATTCTTCTGAATAGTCAAGCCGTAGATGGTCTGATGCGAAGTAAGATAGCTACCCTTTGGCTGATAGGTCGCCTTGGCAGCTGCTATCGTAAGATAGTCGGAGAACACGCCTGTCCCGAATGCGTTTATCTTGTCGTTGAGCTGCTTGATGCTCCAAGCAGTAGCAAGGAATGAAACTTCCGTCTTGCTGCTGTCTCCGTTGTCGGCGGAAGTCATGGCTGTAGCCTTTTCGAAGCCAAGGACTGAGCCGTTCAATCCGCTTCCTGTGCCACCGCTGACGGAAGAAGCACCGAAAGCCGTGATGCCGCCTGTCGCATAGAAGTTGGCGGCGGTCTTTCCGTCCGTCTTCTGAACGTAGAGATTGCCGCTTCCATCATTGATGATGTAGATGTCGCCAATGGCAACCTTGCTCTTGAAGGTAGCGATGCCGTTGACGGTAAGCGCACCTGTTATCGTTCCTCCTGCAAGAGGGAGATACTTAGCAATGGTCGAGTCCACTTGCGCCTTGGTATAAGCGTCCGTGATGCCATATCCTGCTATTGTAGTAGGCTTTGAGGTCAAGCTAGCGAAGGTATGGGTGTGACCGCTGAGGGAGAATGTGCTTCCCTTTGTCAAAGTCAAGGTGTGACCGTCTATGCTTGCGCTAGTAACGGCGTTCCCTGAGCCACTAAGCGTAACCGTATTGACTCCATCGGTGACTCCATAGCCAGCAAGTGTTGTTGGCTTTCCCGTAATCTCGCTGAATGCGTGGGTGTGTCCCAACTTGCTATAGGTCTTCTCCGCATCGGCAGACTTCAAGTAAGCAGCCAAGGACTGATGAGAAGTAAGGTAAGTTCCCAAGTCAACGGCTGTTCCACCTGTGGCTGCGATGGTCTTAGTGACACCATTAATCTTCACGCTGTGCGTATGTGTCTTGTCACTCTTTCCGCTGATGTCTTGATGGGATGTCAAGAAAGTAGCTCCCTTTGTAAATGTCAGTTTAGTACCACTTTTCGACACACCTGTCACCGCATTGCCACTTCCTGTAACCTCTATGCTTGTCGCACTTCCTCCTTCCAAGGTGTTTATGCGACCTATGGCATCATTGATGCTGCTGTAGAGTGCAGCAACAGAGTAAGCACTAGCAACCTCGCTAAGACTTTCGCTTGTAAGGCTCTTGGCATCATTGTATGATTTCACCGTGCCATTCAATCCACCGCCTCCAGTACTACCGCTAGATGTAGTTCCGACACCATAAGCAGATACACCACCACTAGTATAAAGATTTGCAACTTCGTTGGTCGAGGTGTTCGTTATTTTCAACGCTTTGTTAGTTGCATCATACTCCAACTTTATGTTGCCAATAGTGATGTACTTTCCACTAGGCACAACGATGCTACCGCTTATGTCGGCTGTTCCGTCAAAGCTGTTACCCCAAAGTTTACGTGCGTTGGTCAGCTTGATGGCGGACTTCGCCGAGCCATTCGTGAAGTAGCCTTGCAAGGTTGTTATGTTCGCCTTGTTTGTGGCAATGTTTGTAGCATTTGCACCCTCTGCCTTCTTTGCCCTGTTAGCTTCTTCCGTGATAGAATTGTTGATGCCGCTGAGTATGCCATCCAAGGTGTCTGTCTGCGCAATGCCAGTAAGGAAATTCACGACCTCATTCCACTTGTTGATAACACCATCAGCTGTTTCCTCATCGGTAGTCATTAATTTGTACCAATTGTAGGCAGAATCCCATTGCCCTTGCTTTGATGTCGTAGGGATGGAATAACCCGAAGTCAAGCTTATGGCGAAAGTTCCACTTGTTGTGATTTCCTTTGTCGTACCAAGAGACAATCCAGTTGGCAAAGTTAGCTTAACCGATGTTACCGTTCCCTTGTTTGTGGTGTAGCCGCTATCATTCGTAAGTTGAGAAACCTTGGTGATACGGTCTGTAATATCCACCCACTTGTGCGTGTGTGCGCTAGGAGTGAAAGTAGAAGGCTTTCCTGTGATGTTTGCCCAATCCAAGCTAAGACCACCAAGTTCAGAACTGATGTTGTCGATTCGATTGCTGAGAGCCTTGATGGCATAAGCGTTAGGAATGCTTGCCAAGTCATTGTCTGTATACGTGCCTTTGATGATGTCTGTGTAGCTCTTCACGCTTGCGACCAAGCCACCGCCACCACCATTGTTAGTACCATCGCCGTATGCGCTCATTCCACCTGTGGAATACACATTGCCGTCAATCTTCAAAGCACCATTTACCACACTGAGGGTAATACTACCTAATTTAAGCTTTCCCTCTACCAACAAATCATTGCTTACGCTGAGTGTCGTAAAAGGAGCTTGCGGAGTCAAAGCCACAAGGTCTTTTATGTTAGTGCCATTGCTACCGCTCTTCCATGTAGGCTCAAAGAATGCAAGGTATGCGCCAAGATTCTTCTCGCTGATGATAAATGATGTAGGGTCAGCGTGAACCTTTCCGTCCACGTCCCACCAGATTGCACCATTTGCGAGATAGCCCGAACCGTCAAAGCGAACGAGGGAAGTAGCAGGAGTAAGGCTTCCGCTATTGTAGTCCTTATCCACCATCTGACCACCCCACCAAGTTGCGATGCTCTTCTTTCCTCTGTTCGTGTCTATCGCTCCGTTGATACCACTCTGAACGTTTCCGTCTGCGTCTCTCAAAGCAAGGAGTGTTGTCATTACAAGACCGCCATCAATATCTGTTGTCTGACCGAGTGCGTCCTTGATATACTTGTAGCCTGCAAGGTCGGTAATATTCTGCTTCAAGTCGCCATATATCTTGCTAGTGATATAGGCGTTTGCCAAACCCAATTTGTCATAAAATGCGCTGTATGCTGACTGGAAGTTGGTGAACTTCGTTCCTACGGCTGAAACGATGGTAGCCTTTTTCTCAGTATTAGCCGCATTGTATCTTGCCGAAATATCTGAGAGATACGTAACGAGTTCCGTCTTGGCAGTCGTGAGGGTAGCGAAAGCAGTGTTGAGGTCAGTGAGTTCCTTGGTGTCCTTCAGTACCGCTGCTTCCTTCACCTCAGTGTAAGATTTCTCGGCGGCTGCAAAAGCATCTTCAAGTCGCTTGGAATCCTGCGCCATAGCCGCAATCTCAGAAGGCTCTAGATAGCCATCCGTAACATAATTATCGAATGCCTTCTTGTTGCTTGTAACGGTCTTGCCGAGATTCGTAACATTCGTCTGTGCGGTATCTGCCGCCTTCTTCGCCTCTTCCGCTGCCTTCTTTGCTGCGTTCGCTACAGTATCGTCTGTGTACTTCACTTTCTTAGTCCAATCGGCTGCGCTGAATGAAGCATTGCTCTTGGTTGCCACGACAAGCTCGCCCTTGGAATATGCAACACCACCGAGGGTATATGCTGCTTCCAAAATCCAGAGGTCACGTTCCTCATAGGATGCAGGCTTGCTTACATAGATGCTGGATTTGCCATCTATCTTGTCGAAGACCTCGGTAGGCACATCCTGTTTATCCCATTTCGTACCATTCCAAAAGAAAGTCTGGTTGTTGTTTGTGTTATACCACAGGTCGCCCTTATGCTCCTTCTTCGCATCATCGGTAGTCCAAGATGTACTCGGGTCAGAAGGCTGATACCAAGTCTCAGCCTTCTTGTCGAGCTGGTCTCGTATTCCCGTCAAGCTCTCCTCTATGGTCTTGGCGAATGCGTTGAGGTCGGAATCATTAGCCTTTACCCATTCTGATGAGGTGAAGCTGCCAGTGGCTCTACTCTTAACGCACACCATCAGAGTCTTGCCATCATCTCCGCCGCTAGCCCATAAATCGCCCTCGTCATAAGGAACAGTAGGCTGAGAGGTGAAAACGGTACGCTTTCCATCTGCCGTGTCCTGCGCCTTGCTTGCTGCGGTCATAGCAGTGTTGATGTCGTTATCCTTGATTCTCGCCCATGCCGTACCCGTCCAACGGTATGTGTAGCCATTAGACGTATTGTAGAACAGGTCGCCAGCGTGCTGCGACTTCAATGTATCGGTAGTCCAGTCAGAAGCAGGCTTATTCTGAGTAGTAGGAGCATAGTTGTAGAACCAGGTCTCTACTTTCTCATCAAGCTGCTCCTTGTAGCTAGCCATATCGTTTTTGTACTCTTCCTTGAAGATATTGAGGGCAGAATCATCGGTGTACTTGGAAGCCTTAGTCCAGTCAGCGATGGCAAATGACGAACCTTTTGCCTTGGCAGTCTGGCAGCGCAGGATTTCATTCTTGTAGATGCTGCCATCTGTAGGATAGGTAGCGTTTACCCAAATGTCGCCCAACTGATAAGGCGGAATAGGCTGTGTACTGAACACCTTCATTTTGCCATCTGCGGTCTCCTGTGCCTTGCTGGCATCGGATAGAGCTTTGGCGATGTCGGTATCTGTAATGATAGTCCACTTATAGGTGTTGCCATCCTTGGCAAAGCGGTATGCCTTGCCCGTCTTGTTATCATAATAAAGGTCGCCCAAATGGGTATCTTTTTCCTTGTCTGTCGTCCAACTGCTGGCTGGGGCATTCTTCAAAGTAGGCACACCATCGTAAAACCACGTCTCGATAGCTCCGTCAACCTGATTCTGAAGGTCAGCTATCACCTGCGAGTTCTTGATGAGATTGTTCACCTGCTCCTCGGTCAAGCCTCCTGCTGAGTTCTCCTTGATATACTGAGACAGTTCCTTGCCATCCACGGTAGATTTCGCCGAAAGCTTACCCTTAATAGATACCTGCTTGGCTGCGCTGTCATACTTGATGTAGCTACTACCCTCATAGCCATTCTCCTTAGTAGGTCGGTCGCCCACATACATATCGCCATAAACATTAAAAAATGCCTTGTTAGTCTGTTTGTTTACACCATACTCTACGTATTCTTTGTTGGCAAAAGAGTAGCTATTTATACCGTGGTACAAGCTGACGAATGGCGAATAGGTATCTACCGCCGAGAAGATAAGGCAGTTCTGACGTTCTACATCGGTTCTATTACCGCACTGCGACAATACATCACCTTTGGCAGGAACATCGCTTGCAGTAGCGCAATCGGTATCCGAGAGGTCGATATAATGATACTTCTTTCCTTCCAGCTCTACGGGTTCCTCGTCACGACCGATTACCAATCGCCAATAGAAGTGATTACCCACCTTATGGTAAGTGCCCTTGCGAACATTGAATGATTCCGAGCGCACTTGGTCGTTAACGGAGAAATCATTATCTACGGCATCACCTTCCTGCTCTGCTAAGAAATAGCAACGATAAGCCTTCTGTGACACATTATTATATGTCACAGTAACCTCTTCCACCTTGTGAGCCACCACGCCACCAGCAGGAGAGATAATCTCCTTGCCACCGATGGTGGAGGTTTTCTTGATTACAAGCTCCTCGAATATAGCCTTCATCCTCACCTCCAGGTAATCTGTGATGAGATGCGAACGACCTTCTGTATCGGGAGTCCACGAGCCGCCGTTCTCATTGTTGAAGTTACCGACAAGCAATCCACTTAAAAGCTTCTGTACCTTCTCCCAAGTGATTGTGCCCTTGGCGGTGTCGTCCTTTGTCTTGTTTAATCTTTGTTCATCAACAGCTTTTGCTGAAAATACATTATAATCCGTAGGAGTTATGCTATCATAACTCTTAATGATGTAAATCGACCTTCCGCTTCCGCCATTACCATTAAGATAACTCTGTCCATTATAGACAAGTTCCTCAATTTTAGACTCCATTGCATTGAGTCGTGAATATGACGGTTTTTCTCCAACATAATATTTTGCTCCATCATAAGGAATATCTAGACAAAACTCATAACCGATAATTCTTGAAGCCCTATAACTGTCACCATAACCTTTATTATAAAGATTTACTCTGTCTCCTACTCCATGCAAGTTACCCCTACCCTGATTATAGGAATAGTTAGCCTCAGCGGTACATGTATATGTCGTAGGGTCTATCATGGACTTCTTCAAATCCTTTATGGCATCCGTCAGCAACTCATTGGAAGCGGAAGAAACTAAAGTATCACCCAATTTGGTAGAATCCCAATTATAGAGAACAAAAGTATCTCCATCCTTCGGGTGCAAAGTTATATCCGGCAAGAAACGACCATAATCCTCATTAGCAACAATCTCAAATACCTGCGACTTAGGATTTATCTGTTCTTTTCCATCTTTCAATATCGGATTACCATCATCGTCCTTAAGTATTTCAGAAACTCCATCTGGATTAAACTCACATTCGAAGTCCATACCATTAAGAGAACCGCTTTGAAATACTATATGTAAGTTCTTGCCACTAAGAATATACGCCTTTCGGAAAGCCATATCACCTGTTTTTTCGCCATCTTCATTGACAATAGCAAGCGAATTAACACGATAAAAAGTCCGTTTGATGTAATCTCCTTCTTCGGGTGTACTTTCATCTTCTACATCTTTTTCATATGATGTTACCTTAGAAGTCTTGATAAGATTTCTTGGATAAATATCATCATTTGTAGTTACTCCCTCAACATACTGGTCTTCACGGAGTCCACTAACTTGTATATATCCATTTTTCAGTTCAAAGCCATTCTCTGCCAGCAATTGCTTGTTCTTGTCAGAGCATTCTGCTGAATTTGGTAGCATGAGACGTTTTTCAACAACACCATCCTTTGTTATATCCGCATCAGCATCATTCTTATATCCGCTAGGCAAGTTCCTTGCAGCTCCAAAAGCATATACCCTGTTTGCATAAGTGGATTGGCTTTGTGAGCTTGACATAGAAACGATATTATCGTTAAGTCTGAAATCAGTAATAGCATTCGTATTCTCGCAAGTTCCAAAATGCAGTATATTTCCCTCAAACCACCATTCACAACCAAACGTCTGAGCTATATTCGCAATAGCATCCAATATACTTGTATTAGAGTAAGTTATAAGCTTTGCAGCATTCGCATCTACACTCGCATCTATAACATAAGTATAATCCGTTCCTTCTCCTTCAAAATTAGGGTCATAAAGGTAAGACTTATCTAACTTCGCATAATAAGCTAGATTTTTCATTATCACTTCTATATGAGTACTAATTTTTGAAGTAAGAGAGAATGTCGATTCTTGTGAACCTGTATTCGGGCGATACTTCAGGATCTTATTCTTTAACTTACGATAATAGGCATCGAATTGGATTTCGTAGGAATACCCAATAGTATCATTATCTTTGGCCTTAGTTAAATCTATAAGCTCAAATCGCCCATATGGTGTTTCGATAAAATCACCACGCAAGAAATATGTCGGTCTAGAAAGGTTAAACGAAAGTTTACAATAGTGAGACTGCATCAATTCATAATGAACTGATGCTTCTTGTGTAACAGGAACAGTACATCTTACTTGTACGTTTCCGCTATTATCGTAGTACTTTATGTCGATTTCCTTGAAAGTTTTCATAATTATTCTATATCTTCAAATTCTTTTAAAGTGAATTTTTCTCTATCCGAATCCGTCAGTTCTCCTCTATTTGTAGGATTGTACTCCACTAACTTCAAACTCTTCTTGCCTATAGAACCTCCTTTTCCCCTAGAATAGCTAGATGATTTTCTTGCACAATACAAACGATAAACATCATCTTTTGATTTCGGAACCTGTATAGTAACAAAGCCATTATCCATAAGCGCATCAAAGGCTTTTACCCTTTTATTGTAGTCAGTATGGTCTCTGCCAATAATGACAAACTCTAATGTAATGCTTCTTTCTGCCTTTTTTGGACGAATAGGAACAACCCTAGTTCCATGCTCAGTTCTTACCTCGTTGGCAATATAACTCTTATTGTCTGCATCAGCCTCTAATGCATCTAAGAATCCACTACCCATCTTTACACGATAGTTAGTCCAAGCATCCTTTCCGTTTATGATAAGTTCATTCGAATTCATGTCTGCAAAATTAAAAACAAAATGAGGAATAATATTATATTTTTACCACAATGCTTTCACTTAAAATTTAAGTGCAAAAAGGGCGCAAATCCAAATAGGAAATGCGCCCAAAAACAATAAGCTTTTGATATTATGAAGTTGTATTTTCGTTTCCCCTTACTTTTGCGGCTAACGCTACTTTATCTTCTGCATCCTTCCGTATCTTTTCTATTTCTTCTGCTGGAGCATCCGTAAGAGCCAACATTTGGACAGCGGTCTCTAGAGACAGGACACCTTGATTGTATAGTTCCGCAATAACTTTCCACTTATCTTTTTTATCATCCTCAAAAGGCTCTGCGAAATCGAACTCTACTTCCAGCTTATCCAACTTGCTTCTCTTTTCAGGATATAGTTCCTTCATAACGGCAATAATAACATGCGACAATCTACCGACAAGCTCTTCATAGATTTCCATTCGGTTCGCCCTCTTGATGTAGCCCAATACCAACGCTCGCTTTATACCTACACTGGTAAGCGTACTCATGGCTTTCATCAGTTCCGGTGACATATCCGGTGTAAATGTATCAAACAATATAGATTGAGCCAAGTCCTCTTTCTCTGCCTTGCGAATTTCTGAGTTCTGAGGTGGATTGATATATTCAAACCTAGAATCCTTTCCTGTCAATTGTATCAGCTTGCCTGGCTTGTTCCGCTTAGGGATTGATTGTATCACGTCAGCGGTTGCCGCAGCTATAGGGTCGGCAAAATAGTTGTTCGTATCTCCTATCTTGGAGTCTAACATCTCTTCACGTTCCATTCTTGGCTCTGCACCATCCCATGATTTAGGTTGGCGAAAGTAGATGCCGTTAATCTTTCCGGTCGGATTAGGATACTTATACACCTTCCATCCAAAGCCACCACGCTCACAATGATAGTTGAAGACCGATGTCAATATATCCCAACATTCAACAGTTCTTGTCTCTCGCTTTAAGGAATAACCTATCGCAAAAGCAAGCATATTTCCATATTGGTCAAACAATTCTCTCATCTTATGTCCTTTGGAACGTGCTGCTACGTATACATCAACATGCATTTCTCCGTTTTTTTGCGAGAAATTAAAGACAAGTCCGCTTTCGGTTTCCGCTCCGGCAAGTCGCTTGCATTGGCGAAGCTTGGTATTGAAGTATATATTCTTCAAGTATTTTTTGTATAGCTCAAAGGCTTCATCGTCACCTTCTACTTTCTTCCACATTATCGGATTACCTAACAAGAAGAACAACTCTACCTCATTGATGTATCTCTGCCTTGTCCTTGCCAACTTCTCCGTCCTATATGGTTTTTCTCCCTTTACCCATTTATCCTCACGGCTCATCACCTTGTGAGTTTGCGGATTATATTCCGAAATGGCATTATCCACATCGAAATCATGTTGTTCCATCATGTTTACGACAGAATCAACATCATTATCTTCCAAACGTTCGAAGATATTTCTCTCCACACCCAACGCATTGAGCGTGAGGTTTCGAAAATATGTCTTTATCTGAATAATTGAATCTACAAACATCCTTATAACTTTTTGAAGCAAAGGTAATAATAAACATGGTTTCTACACACTTTAATTTACGTATGCCTTTCACTTAGTTTTTAAGTGAATAAAAAAGACTATTTACTAAAGAATCTATCTTTATTTAGTAAACAATCTTTTTTATTTACACTAGATCTTTATTCACCATCATAGAGTACTTACACTAACTATCTAATAGTTAAATATTTGTATTTTTATTACAAAAGTAATTATATTTGTCATTTAGTACACTCCTAAGTCTGATTTTGATGCTTTCCTTGGCTTCATTACCTTACCGAGCAATACAGCTAGAATATAATACCTAGCAGCATCTATTAAATGATTGTCATGGTCTTCCGGAACATTGATGTAATTACCATCCTTATCTTTTGACCACACATATTTACGGAACTCGCTCTGTAAATGGACTGATTGCCTAGTAGTGAAGATTTCGAATGTCTGCATCTTGTCAATACCAGCCAATATCGAACCAGCACCCTTTTGTGCTCCATATATGACTATTCCACCAAGAGCTACCTCATCTATAAGTCTAGGGTCAGCACTATCCGCATACACAAACAAACCTTCTTCCGCATAAGGGCGCAAGAATTTTATAATATCATTGGACAACATTTCCGTTCTATAGCAAAGTTCCTCTATATACAGGCGATTATCTACGATACCACACTTCACAATGGCAGTATAGTCTTTCGAATATCCCCAGTCTACTCCGATGGCTACTTTCCTTGCGTTGCTAGGGAACTTATCCACAATGCCAACATGCTTGAATATTGCACCCTCTGATACGTCAGTCCATCTACCTATCATTATATGAGCATATTTCTCCGGTTCATTCTCCTTCATTTCCAACACCTCATTAAGGAACTCCGGTGACAAATGCTTTATGTTATCAAGATATGTAGTATGAATGTGCAACACTCTTGGGTCTGTGCTGATCTGGACGGGAACGCCATCAAAATACACCTCTTTATGTGTCTTTTCTATAAAACGCTTATATACCCAATGATTGGAATCGCATGGGTTCATAATGATTATTACTCGATTGTGCAAGCCTTTCTGACGGATAGAGAGCATAATTCGCTCAAAGTCTTCCTCGCTAGTCCACTCCTCAGCCTCATCAACAACAAATATAGTCACTCCATGGATTGACTTTAACTTCGCAGTCTGATTACCACTAGAAGTATTGATACCACGGAACATGATTTCAGCTCCTGTCATCTTATTGACTATATCGGTCTTCGTGTTCTTGAAGTAATCCTGTGTGCCATCAATCTCTATTTTCTCTTTAACCTCTGGAATTACGGAAATAGCGGCACTCACCATTGTATAACGTGTATAAAGAATCTTATGCGCTATCTTTCTTTCGGCATTGTATTCAAAAGTAAGTCTTTCGATAAACTGAGAGACGGAGAAACTTTTTCCTGACGCACGACTTCCTGTAATAAGGTAAATGAAATGCGTCTTGTCATTATATAACGGATAATAAACGGAATGTGTTTTAGCCATTACTCACCCTCCCCTTGCTCTTCTGCTTCCTGTTCTATCTCTCTTTCAATCCACTTATTGACGGATATACCTTTCTTAGGGTCAAAAGGAATGCCCTTTTCCTCTTCATCCTTCTTACCTCTCTGTATCTCTCTCCAAGTCATATCATAATGGAATAGCCAAGTAGAAAGAGCTTGTACGTTAGGTGGAGTCTCCTGCTCAGTTTCTCTAGTTTCCACTACTATATCATCTGTCATAACTCCATCTACAACCATGTGTCTTTTGGTGGTTGTCTTGCCTTTTACCTTGACACCTCCAAGGGCGCATTTAAGGAATCTGCCACGCACGATTGCATTAATAAATTCTCTGCCACGCACGAGGGATTGAGTTATCCTTTCGCCTCTTTCCGCATTTTCGTCTTCATTCCAATTCTCGTATTTTCCGTTTTTCATTCGGTTGAAGACCTGTGGATTTAGGTCAACCCCAAACTTCAAACCAAGGGCGTAGGCAATTTCAGAATCCTTCTGACCTTGCTTTGCAAGCTGTTCTATCTCATCGTAGAAAGCATCGCCATTGTAATCAAATTTCGGTTTTGCCATTTTCTTGTATTTATTATTGTTTCGCTATATATTGGGCAGATGGGATTTACACCTTGCCTCTAATCTTGTTATACATATAGAAAGGAACAGCTAGTATGAACATCGGTATTGCCAATACCATAGCTATAGCCAAGTTCGCAATCTTCATTAATCTTTTCTTGTTCTTCTTCATAATCTTTCGATTTTATGAGTTGACCAATTGTCCTATCTTGTTTATCAAAGGGGTAAAAAGACACGACACCCATATATTGAACGTTTTCTTTCTCCTTTTTTTGAGAAACATAGAAACAATCATAAAGGGAATGAGCATACCTATTGTTATTGCCGCCATTATAAACCCTAACGTGAATCTTATAATCTTTTTCATTGCTTTCATATTGTTTTTTGTTTATATGCGTTTAGCAACCTTCATAAGCATTTCTCCCTTTATTACCTTATCGGTTTCGATAAAGCCAAAGGTGCTCATAAAGCGTTCCTTGTTTTCGATGTTGTCAAAGGATAGCATGACGTAAGACTCGGCTTCTAAAGCTTTTTCCGCTGCCTTGGTATTTACCTCTTTCTTTACCTGTTGCATACGCTCTTTATTCGCTTGATATTGAGCATCTTGCTGCTGATTGGCTATAATTTGATTTTGTTCTATCTGTCGTCTCTGCTCTTCTTGCACTTCCTTTGGTGCTGGCACTTTTCTGTTTTCGCTTTCTTGGGCAAATGGGTCTAGTAAGGAATTAAGTTCTTTACCTAACTCATCTTCGCCTTCAGTCTTTACCATTGCATCATAGCCGAACAGGGATAAGTCTTCTTCCGTTAATCCGGCATCCATATAGTTTATGTCCGGAAGTAACTCACGGACTTTCATGTCATCCCATTCTCCATGAGCATTCTCGGAATTAAGCATGAAATTCAGTTCAACTTCGGTCTTGTAATCCATATTTACAGCCTCAGCCAAAAGAGTATAATCCTTTTCGGGATAGCCCATAATCTCATCCACGATGGTTACTTTTTGGTTGCCGCCTACGATGGTCATTGTTTGCTTATTGACGGTTATACCACCAACAACGCCATATTTTCTTATGGAACGTTTCAATGTAGCTTTCTGCTGCGGTGAAATCTTCCTTGGATTATATGGTGCTATCTGCACTTCGGAGCGTTTGAACTCTTCTTGCTTGCCTGTGAAATAATCTCTTGGTTTCGTCATCTTATCAACTCATTGTTTCTTGCAAAGGTATGAATAATAATTGTTTAAGATGAATGTTTGTCTGCGTGTCTTTTCACTTTGTCTTTTTAGTGAAATAACATATCGCAGCAACATGCTAATTGGCTTATATTTTGGTTACTTTTGCACAAAAAAGATATGGGAGACGTAGGTAATAATGGGACATATGCTAGGCTGAGAGCACAAGCAACCTCAATGCGGAGAAAAGCCGAGTCGGTAGGTAATAAGCTACAAGCTATAGCGGAAGGTATAGCTAAGAAATATGGAGCAAGAGTCACTCCTATTAATTACAAGAGTGTTGACTCCATAGTACGTAAGGCTAAGGGCGAGGCTAATGGCATTAAAGACATAAAGGACTCGTACAGAACAACCATCATAGCAGATAAAGGGTCAATACCGAAAATAATAAAAGACCTAAAAGGAAAATACAAAGGCTTTGAGTTCGTAAGACTCAAGGAACAGAAACTGGATACTGGTTATTCAGGAAACATCATCAATATCCGGAACAAGAAGACCGGACTTATTGGTGAGATACAAGTTAACACTGCCAAGATGATTTACGCCAAGGAAAATTACTCGATAGCCTACAAGCTATTGGGTGGGAAGACCATGCGAGAAATCTATAAAGAGACCAAGAAACCATCCGGTTGGGGACATGCGTTATACGAGCAGAGTAGAACCGCCAAGAGTAACGGAGGCAAGAAACAAAGGTCGGTATCTATGCAACAAGCTTACTATGCAACGTTTCAATAATTAATATATTTAAATTTCAAGCAATAAACATTAATTTATTTGCAAGTTTAATATCTTTTTTATATCTTTGCATTGTAATAAGGAGATAAAGACTATGAATAATAAAGATAAGAACAAAATCAGCCACCTCCTTAAAAACGGAGAGTCGGTTTATGTTTACTATTGGGAGGATGACATCGTTGTCCGTTATCAATATGTAAATAAAGAACTTATGTGTTACCCTAAAGGTAAAGGACGTAAGCCAAAAGAGTTTAAGTTTAATGAGAACACCTATGCACAAGATGCTCTTGAACTAGGTGAGTTAATAACGAAAGAAGAATATGAAAGATTCTGAAATGATAGAGTTGTGCCTCCGCATTGCTTGTGAGGCGCACAAGGGACAGATTGATAAGGTTGGACTTCCGGTGATATTGCATCCCATCCATGTAGGAGAAATGGGTAATAGCACCGAAGAGATTTGTGTCGGATTTCTCCATGATACGATAGAAGATACGGATATGACCTACGACAAGCTGTTATCACTAGGAGTAAGAAAAGACATTGCCGATAGTGTATGCATTCTAACCCACAAGGAAGGTGTTCCGTATTTCGACTACGTACAATCTATCATCGACTCAAAAGATATGGTTGCAATCCAAGTCAAAATCAATGACCTGCATCACAACCAATCGAGAGCCAAGAAGTACGGATTCCAAAAACAATTTGAAAAATGTACTACTGCGCTTGCGATGATGGGAAAGTTCTTTCCACATGAGGAGGGGTAATACTACCCATCCTTTGAATATATGCCTTAACTAGTACGCTTGCGAGTATAATTCCAACCTAATTCCTTTGCGACTTCACGAAGAGCTTTATTAGTACTAACTACATCAGCTCTGTCCCAAGCAATTGACAACTGCTCTCTACTTATTCTTCCGTGAGTGTAATCGGAACTTGGTTTAGCGACATATGAATTAAAATATTTCATACGCCTATCCTTTATTTTTCTTGCAACATTCACGGCTTGACGTTGCGTACTTATTCCCCAACCATTCTTCGGTCTTTTCATAGAGTATGTATAAGAGCCTGTGATAGCTCTTATCTCTGATGCGTTATTTATGACCGTAGTAGCAATATCTGCACTACTAAAGCTTCTTCCTATCCTACCTGCAATATTGCTATCCAACCCTTCTCCTGGGTGGTTATGCGTCAATATCGCATCTTTGTAATTGTAACCACTTGGCAATTTCGTACTTGTAGAAGTACCTTTTGTGGAATGGCTTATCTCTTTTCCATTTTGGTCGAAAGCATAAATACGTTCTGTCTTTAACTTTCTAATCTTAGCTTCAGTGTCGGACAAAGCCGCATCCAAGCCACGGCTATGTCCGGCATTGATTTGCCTATCCGCTCTTTCGCCTCGTTGAGGTCTGCCTCTATATCCTCTATCCGCCATATATAAATCTCCTTTTTTATTTGCAAAGATACGAAATAACCTTGGGAGTACCTAAATATCAAAGGCTTACATATTCACTTATCCATATTGTGCAATCATTCTTTTTCTTTATTATACAGAACTTCAACACCTACCATCGTTTGTTTCACAGAAGACGGTTCACAACTCTTCTTTCTTGTTCCGTCATATCATTTAGAATTTAAGTTTTTCAGAAATTCCAATCTGTCTTCTACTTGTGTAAATGTATCATCCAACTCGTCATCACTCATAGAGGAATAGAAAGTATAGCTACATGGTCGCATAGTAAACCCATCAATCAAGAAGACAGAGAACCACATAATGCGCTTTACACTGCATTGTTTCAGATTAACTTCTAATGCTCCTTGTTCAACTTTAACGGCAATATTATTGTTTGATTTAATGTTTAATACCTTACCTAAAACATCGTTATATACTTCATTCATTGCTCTTCTCTTTAAATCCTACATATCTCTTCATTTCACTATAAGCTCTCTTCATAGCCTCAGCCGGAGAAAGATTATACTTTTTCTCAATATCGCTTGTTATGTCCGCAAGATGTATCCTAAACAGCTCTTCAATGTAAGTGTCATCCTTCATTCGCTGAACACCTCTTGCGTATATCTTTGCCTTATCCATTCCCCATTCCAAGCCCATTTCGTGTATGAATTCATCCAATTGCATAAGGCTTTTCTTTCCGAAGTTTCTGAATTTTACCATTTCGAACTTGGAATATTGTACCAAATCTCCAATAGTATCTATGTCGGCTGCCTTTGTCACATTAAGAACACGTACTGGTAAATTACAATTTACCAAGCGGATAGAGAACACTGAAGGAGGAACATCTTCTGAAAGTTCTTCTTCTTTTTCACCCTCTTGCATTATCAACTGCATTTTTACATTCTTAATTTCTTCTTTCAAGGAATTGTTCTCCTGCTTCAAATCAGCAAGTTCTTCAACCGCATAATTGAACTTCCGGATAGCCTTAATGACAATCTGGCGCACCCTCTCCCTTGAAAGTCCAAACTCGTAGGCTATATTACTAATTCTGTCGCCATTAAAAAATGCTTGCATAATCTTCTTCTCTCGCATTCCACCTTGTGACGTTAACTCCAATAACGTACAAAGTGAACCGCCTATCTTGTCATAGCTGAAAGAAGAAACGTTCAAGGCATCATGCATTAACATTTGTATCTTCGCATTTACCTTGCGCTCACTTGCCAGCAACTCTTTCTGTTCTCTATCAAGCAAGTCTTCTGTAACTGACAACATCTTGTACTTCTCGGAATACTTCTTAACATCATCTGCATTCACCCAAAAGCGTTTACTGCTCTTATCATTGTAGCCTCCAAGCAAACCCTTGTTAACCCAATTCGTTACCGTTTGAGGGTCAACACCTAAATAAGCAGCAGCATCATTTCTTGTCATTCTCTCCATACGAACCCCTTTCTTTTATTTTTTTGTTCTTGAAATATTCGCCATAAGCTTCAATCAAATCCTTTTCTGTTATACCTCTTGCCAAACAATCTTTAGCGAAATCTACCTGTACATTATCATTCCTTTGAACTTTAGTGTATCGTTCAGAATATTCTTTAATTAAGTCGGCAACTACCATATATGCTTTAATTTGGGAAGATCTAAGCATATCTACGCTAACAAAAGTCTTGCAAATATTAATACCTCGCTTATAGTCAATCTTTTGCAGATAAAGCCCCATACTCGTAGCGACAACCTTGCTTGTATCATTCTTATAAATAAGCACCGTATAAGCCACTTCTCTTTCAATATGGGCTAAAACCCTATTAATTGGCATATTCTCTATTCCCAATGCTCGCTCGGCATATCTTCGTAAGAAATGGGGCGTATAACTGAACTGCTCTGCGCTATTCTCTTCGTCCAACAAGGAAGTAGCACATACATAATCATTCGTCTCCTTGCAATAGATAAACATATCGAAATAGAATTGTCTGATGTTTCCTCTATTTACATACACGCATACTTTGTACTCGGTAGAGTCTTTCGTCTTGAAATCATAACATTGAGTAGTACATTGCCCCATTCCCTTTCGAAGTTCACGGATGAGCTTCTTTGCTTTTTCGATAGCAAATTTTTCTAGCATAGGCTTATCCTTCTTGAATATCTCAAAGAGTTCACGCCCTGTCATTGAACCTATAATCATTCTTTTCCCTCCTCTTTCTCGTTTAATTCATTAGTGAAAAACCTTTTTAGCCCATCATACTGCTTTACCACCTGCTCTAAAGCTTTATTCTTTTCACGTAACTCATCACGCTCTAAGAGTAATTTTCTGTACTTCTCTAACTCACATCTAACTTCTTTCGAGTTAAGCCTCTGTAGTCGATTGTTGAGTTCGTTAAGTTTATAGCCTTGTTCACGTGTTTTCTTGCGGAGACGACACAATTCTTCTTGCATTTTGGAATAATTCTCCAATACCCTAAGAGTTATTCGCTCTTCAGGTATATCCTTATTCTTATCATTTTTTCTAGCCTTACTCATGTTTAAAACTCCTTATCCTTTAAAAATAAAACACTCCCAACTAAATAACTACCTTTCCAACCTAATTGTTTTGCGTGACTTGTTGCTAATGTATTTATTCGCTTGAACCTTAGTACTCCATCACCATCACATAACAAAATATTATCGCCATCAAGATGTATCAATTCAACATATCCATCAACCAAAGCCTGAGCTTCCTCTAGTGAAATCTTTTCTCCATTCTTTGGCTGCACCTCTTTGATAATACCTCCTACCTCATATAACTTCATACTCTATAAATTTAAATAAGACATCATATCTTGAACGGCATCCATATCGTGCTCGATACTCTGCTCATATTTGCTTTTAAGACTTTTATACCCCTCTAATATCGAAAAGCAATAATGTTTGCCATCAAAGTAAAAAGGCAACTCATTGCAATTCTTTTTGTTTGCCGTGAAATTATAAGGACTCCCATGTTGAAAATCAAACTCGAAAGAGCTATTATCATCTTTGCATCGCTCTACTATCTTACTTCTCCATTCTGCAATATGTGCCTGCATCTTTTTCTTATCGTTAGATGTTTCTATCCATAACGTAGATAACGTAGTCCCCAATATAGCCAACTTGATAACGTAAACGTTATTTGTAGCCACTGGCTTCAAAGCTTTCAATGCTTCATCCAAAGCGTTAGCCAAAGCTTCGCTATTACAATTATTTTCCTTAAATTGGCTTATTACTTGATATGCTGTATTCTTATCCATAATTCTAAGTTTTAAATTTCAACACCAAAATTTTCTGCAAAAATCTGAAGCATAGTCAACTCCAAAATAACTTTCTTCGCCTCGTTCTCACTCATACCATAGCATACTGCAAAACGCTGACGTAACGTTGCGCAATCCATATCGTGACGTTCGTTTAAGAAAGCTATCATATTTCTTACTTATTCTTTGCTATTCTTTCTCTTAGACAGTTTTTATGGTGTGTCTCACCTTTTTTATTATTTGTACTTTTCAATTGTATTAAAGACATTATCTAAAGCCTCATCGCAATACGCTGTACTAGTTACACATGCGCCTCTTGAAATCGCCTTGTAGCAATCTCTAAGACCAAGCAAGCCACTAATAAGCTTAGATGCATCATAGCAAGTAAACTTATTCAAGTCCAATGCATCAATAGCATTTATGCCATTTTCTGTGATAACACCTTTAATATCATTGATGAACTTCTTCTGCTTGTCGGTAATCATCTTCATAACAATTGTGCTAGTTTTTAACGTGCTCGCCCTGCACTATCTTGCAAGAAACTTGTCTTGCGGCAAATCTTCAAGTATCTCTTAAAGACATTGCAAAGATACGATTTTATTTTTTAACTTGCAAATATATTATGGTTTTTCTTTACGCATTTAACTTTTGTTTGCTTTAAGTGCTGCTAATTTTATGATTTTAACAATATAGGCAGACTTTCGCAAGCCCGCCTATACCAAAAAGAAAATAATACATTATTATATATATAAATTAAAAAGAGTATTACTTGTTGTCATACCTATAAAGAATCACCCTACTTTGCGGAAACACCTTATATATACGCTCTAAGTCTTCAGGTGCATTATCCCTTAGCCATGCAAAACAATCCAAGTCCAAAGACAAACCTCCTGATGCATTCCCCACCTCAGCATTCTCTGATCGCAATGCTCTGGAGTACATTATCGGCTTAGGTAGATGCCGATGCTTCATATATTGAAGGATTTGTTTTTGAGTAAAATCAGCAAGAGGATAACAATTCCCACCATGAATGTAATTTTCATCCTCATAAGACTTCAACATAAGGCTACGGTTCATCGAGTCTGCTTTCTTCATACCAAAGAACACGTATTCTATTCCGAAACGTATCTTTAAGGCTTTTACGACCATAGAAAGATTAAGTACCTTTACCTTTGGGTTCGGTACACAATACACCCCATAATGAAGATTGTATGTAGTATTCCAATGCGGAATTTGCTCGAACTCTATCTTCGGGTATCTTGCCCTCAACCAGTTTATCCATCGCTGTATATGTTCCAAGTCTTTTACGAGATACATAAATACACACACTATCCGTTCAAACTTATCATACAATAAGTCCAATGTAACAATGGAATCCTTGCCAAGAGACATCATAACAATGCAATCTGGACTCTGTTCCCTAACCATATCAATTACCATATTGGCAACTTCTATGGGATTTTTCCTCACTACAAGAGGCTTTACTCGCTTACGTCCCATATTACAATAAACCTAAGACCTGACTTCCGGAAACACGCATAGAGCTAGTGGCTACCATGTGCAGCATATCACAAAACAGCTGCTTCTGTTCCAAGCTTTCAAAGTCGATAAATATGAAGTTATCAATATCTTCCTGCCTTTTCATGCCGACATCAGTACAATGTTGCTTCTGCTCTTTAACCTCTTCCTTTGTCATCTTAGGCTTGGCAGCATGCTCGGCTACAATCTCTTCAGATGTTTTTTCTATGTTTGGCAATTCCGTCATTGGTACTGGCTCAGCTACAGAAGCCATCGGTTCATTCAGAAAATCCTCACTGAAGTCATTCATACCAGACTCTTTTAAAGATGCTTCCAAATCATCTTGCAACATTTTTATTTGTTCAGTGTCCTGTTCCGTGAAGCCAGCAGCCTTGAAATCTATTTCGTCTATACTGAAATTCTTAGCAACCAAATTGTAATCTATCGGGTCTTGCGACTTCGCCATAAACAACAACTGCTCCTTTTCGGTCTTCTCATCAAAATCAACGGCTTCTACCTTGATGTCATAATCCGTTTCGGGAGTTCCATCATAACCTTGGATAAGGTCAACACTCATCACTCGTTTATGTCCATCTATAAGATTGCCTGTTGTCTCATTCCATTGAATACCACCAATGAGACCAACTTTCTTTATGTTAGCTTTCTGCTGCTTGATGTCTGCATCGGTATGTACCTTCGGATTACAAGGGTTCAGATTTATCTGAGACCTCTTTATTATCTTTGTTTCACTTCCTTTTTTCATTTCAGTTCCTCCTTATTATTAGCTTTTAACATGACTATCCTTGCCATAGGGAATACCTCGTATATCTTCTCCAAATCTGCCGGATATAACTCTTTGAGATACTTTTGGTATTCTATATCTTCAATATCAACTCCCGAACTTTGCTTATTCGTTCCACACACCTCTGGGTTCTTCAAGCGATGGTCAAGAATAAAATCCAAAATCTCCTTATTCTTATATGTAGATAATGGATAAAACTTCTTCGTCTTCCAATTAATAGCTTCCTTCCCATCCGTATAACTTCTTAGCATAAGGCGTCTGTTCAAAGAATCCGATTGTTTGAATCCATAACAAGCCCACTCAACTCCTAGCTTCTCCCTAAGTTTCTCGGTAATGTCAGCTAGAGTCCATTGCCTTTGTTTTGTATTCTGCTTTATTCCCATATACCCTGTCTTAATATAATTGAACAAAGCATAATGGGGAACTTGAACAAATTCTATGTTCGGGTATTTGGCTTTAGCGTAATTGTAGTAACGCATGATATGTTCCAAGTCTTTCACAAGATACATGAATACAACAATAACTCGCTTGAACTTCTTGTAACATAAGTCAAGCAAGACGATAGAATCCTTTCCACTCAAAGAATGGAAAAGCAATATACTGTCTGTCTCCTTGGAAACATCGTCAATGATTTCTCTTGCTCTTTTTAGTTCTTGCATACATTATTCTCCTTAAAAACAAGGGGTGAATGAAACTTAATTCATTCAACCCCTCTAAGACTTTTAACCTCTTCTAAGTCTGCGGTTTACACGCTCTGTGACGTTATTAGCTGCTGTACGAGCTGCCAATGTACGCATTGCGCCACCGTAAGTAGTTCCTTGTGCGCCAGTGTTACGATATTCGATATTTCTACCACGCTGTCGTCTCTCACCTGCACGAAGACCTGTTGTACGATTTGTTACCGCTCTCCATTGGGTGTAACGATAACCTCTTGATGCCTCTGACATAGTTGTAACGTTTTAAGTCCACGAATCATAAACTACTCCCCTTGAGGAATTATCTAGGGTCAGTGGACTTACGCCCACCTACTTTAGAGTCGTTTTAGTTACCTTGTCAACAACAAAGAAGAAAAACAAAGGACGCTCTTTCTCTTTTTTAAGCTCCAATGCCTCATACATTTCATCCAGGTCATGACTATCATACTCTTCATGAAGGAAATCCATATCTTCTTTCATTACGATGCAGGTATCATTCACCAAAACATCGCAATCGAGATACCACGAGTTGTTATAATCATGGAAGTGGATTGTCTTCACTACTCGCAATGGGTCAACAATACCCTCCTCTTGCGCTTTAATTACATCCTCTTCTTCACCATGCTTTTTAAGGAACTCCAAAACATCCTTGTCAAACAAACGACCAATATAATGGTCTGTATAGGCTCTGTACTCAACCTTCTTCTTGCCTTCAAGAATCTCCTTAGCATTCTTTCTTGTCATAATCAAGTTAAGAACCTCAATAGGTTTGGCTGGCTTGAAATCGGGATACTTCTCTTTAAATGCACTTACCTGCGCATCAAAATCTTCTTTGTTATTACTCATAATTAATTATTTCAAGGAACGCAATGCAAAGATAGCATAATTCTTCCATCCTAACAAATGCGTTCGGGTTATTAAACTCACTTTTGGCTAATTGTGAAATACTATTTCTTTTCGCCAAACTTCTCTTCAAACGACTTATTTACTTCTTCAAACTCGCTGTCATCAATGACATTTGGGTCAAAATTTTCTTCTTTCTTCATATTCATATCTCCTATATGTTTTAGATAATCATTCTTGATCTTTCTCCAGCAATGCTCGCATCTTGAAGACTTCGTGAACTCTGTCGGCTCGCAAGGGTCAACATCTTTCAAAGAATCAAACTCATGTGGCAGTACCTTAAACACGTTTTCAAAATGTTCTTTATTGTATTTTAAAGCTTCGTCACGATAACGAAACCAAGTACAACATTCTTGAATGCTTGTGTTCTTGCTGAAAATCAAATATGCTTTATTCATATATTCAATACAGTTGTTTCGGTGTGTCTCACCTTTTATATTACGTTGCAAAGATAAGAAAAACACCTAAATCTTGCAAATTATTTAATACATTTCTTTTAAATATTAAATATAATTTATATTCAGAAACACATTTTAATCCTTCATCACCTCAAAATGAGCATCCATAGCCTCAACAATATTGCATAACGTATCAATATCTGCGTTAAAACGCCCGATTTCAATGTTACGAATGTTGTTAGGCTTATAACCTGACTTTTCTGCCAACTCCTCTAAGGTCATACCGCTAAGTTCACGAACCTCTTTAATCTTCTGACCCATGATGTAGCGATAGAGATTTCGATTGCGATGTTTCTTATCATCATCGGGATTACGTCTTTGCTGAAGATAAGCAATCTCAAAGTTTCTTATCTTCAGACAATTCACCATGTTGTCAAACACCTTGTGCTTAGGCGGAAGAGGAAAACCATCTGCATCCTCTTTAACTAGTTCAATCTCGCCACCTTCCGTAGCCTGTATATACTGAGCGAAGCGCACAGCATCATCGTAGTACATTTCCGTAAATCTTTGTATCATATTTTAAGAATTTTCTGCAAAGGTACACAAAATAACTCACATTTGGTCAAACTTGAAATATAGAAATAGGTTTTATTTGGTATTTTTAATACTTTGCGGTATCTTTGCACAATAGGAACAAAAATAATTTAAATCAATAACTATGTGGGTATATAGCGAAAAACAAAAGACATGGGTCAACCTTGAACAAGTTCAGCGAATAGCTAGCGATGGACAAGGTGGATATTTGTTGATAAGTCAAGATGGCAAGAAAACCTCCATCGACCAATCTTGGTATGACAAGGCAATGCGTTGGGTTGACCCTGACTGGTGGGAGAAACATCCTAATGGCGGAAAGGATTCCTTGAACTTTGAAGAAGCTCTGAAGGCTATCATGAAAGCTACTGGTGCAAAAATGAATAAAAAGGAAGAGGAGAACAAAAACAAAGAGGGGGAAGACTAAACTTCCCCTATCTCCTTATTATATTATATATTGTTTCCTGCAAGGTTGATAAGATAATCAACGACCTTTGCATTTGCCTTGTTGATATTGGTATAATCCTTCTGGATATAAATATCGGTTATGTCCAAGTCCGAAACATGGTTAAGAGCTTCATGAATCGTATATTTATCTATTCCCAGTTTGTTTCTAGCAATTGATGCCCAAGTATGACGGGCTGAATAGAAGTCAAAACGAGGTATTCCCAACTCGTCCGCTATATAATGCAGACCTTTGTTGATATGCTTGTTGAAGCTACCCGAATTGGAATACTTTATATAGAAATCAAAAACCCTAGATGTTCCTTTGTACTTTTTAAATAAAGGTTTTATAACATCAGGTACTTCTATTTCTATGTGGGCGTTGTCTGCTCGCTTGTCCCTAGTCTTGGCTCTGTCGTATGCAAGCACACCATTCTTGTATTGCGTACATTCATACATATCAACAGAATTCATTCCCATCAGACAGAACGACATAATGTAACAATCCCTAGCCATACCGATACGCCTTGTACCTTTGAAGTTAAACACTTTAACAAGGTTCTCTTCACTGATTACCCTGTTCTTTGTGTTAGGCATATCCTTGGGAATAGAGAATTTCTCGAAAGGATTATTGGTAATCACTTTCTTATCGTCCGTGTTGTATTCCTTAATAGCCTCATTGAACAAGTGACGGATATTGCCAAGGTATAAAGACTGTGCTCTAGGATGCCCATCGAGATAATCTTTATATCTATTAAGGAAACTATAGTCTATAAGCGAGAATGGCAGTTTTCTGCATTGATTAAAACGTTCCAAGGAGTTCAGCATTATAGAATAATTCTTCTTTCCTTTATTGGTGGAACGTTCTATCCATTTCTCTGCATACTCGAAGAAATCAAGAGTTTCGCTTTCTTTTGTTATATGCGAGAAAATCCAATCAATATCTACATCCTTGCCTAACAAGTCAATCTCTAGGTCATATAATTTATCCTTAAGGAGATTTATCTTGTCATCAATCGCCTTCTGTATCTTTCGGGATGAAATCTTCCCGCTTCGTGAGACGTCACTATCAGTCAGAACGATATTGGTAGGAATTCTTCTTCTCTGCCCCTTGTGTGAGACTACGATAGATACCTTTCTAGACTTATCTAGCTTTGGTTTTCCAAGTTCATATGTTATTGTTGCCATAATGATTCTCTTTAAATTTACAATGTATTGCGGACATTTTTGTGCATTTGCGGCAATTTTGCGGCATTTCTACACTTTACTTGTGGATTGTACAGCTTACTTGTGAAATTCACATCATCGCCATATACTCTATCGCATACGACACTAATAGACTTACTTCACGCTTATAACTAGATGAATTTTAGCGTTTTAAAGCAAAATAGGTGACATAACCTTTCGATTATATCACCTACGCTTTATGCTTTGTTATTGTGATTCCGTTGGGGTTCGAACCCAAGACCCACAGCTTAGAAGGCTGTTGCTCGGAATATCAATAAATATCTAAGCAATAGTAGCTTACACTACAGGTGAATAATCATTTTGCGGCAAT